GGTATATCGGTAACTATATGGTACCCATCACAGAGCACACCGCAAAAATATAACTTTGTTGATTCGGCTATATATGATAAAATAAACAGAGGTGATATATTTTGAATAAAAAATAAGCAAGATAAATACAGGTGTAATCATAAGACAACTCAAATCTTTTAACATAAATAAAGAACACAATTACGCCTCTATTGATTATACCGGAAAAGGCTCTCCAAAACGTCTTCACTCAAGAAAAGGTCATTGGCACCATTTTTGGACAGGTGCAAAAAACTCCAATAATAGAAAATTAGAATTAAGATGGTTGTCTCCAACCTTTATTAATGGTAAAATTAATGATATACCACAAATAAACTTAATAGAGGGAAATAACAAAAATGACAACAAAAACAATTAAAGATTTAGAAGAATTAAAAAACAAAGAAAGTAAGGATTTGGGAATTCATAGTAGTTATGAAGCATATATTGAATATCTGTGCGACTGTTATATTGCAAAATCTTACGGAGCAGATCGTGTTAAGGCAGCATTAAGTGTATGGGACAAAGAATGCCAAGACATCTTATTACAGTCTATGATTGATAATTTTGAGACTTACGACATGAACTTTGGCATGAATAAATTCTTTGAAGATATGTCGGAATAACATTCGATTATATTTCTGAACAGTATTGACAAGTCACCCAGTATGTCGTATTATAGATATATGACATAGAGACGTATTTGATAATATGACATGAAAGGGGAAGACAATATGAAAGCAGAAATTCATTGTGGGCAAGGAAAATTCAAAGACTTTGAGGGAAATAGCATCCAAGAACTAATAGAAAGCAATTGGAAAGAAATTTTCGATGAAGAAACTCGAAAAGCTATAGGAAATGCGGCTGGATATATTCTGGAACGAGTCTGGATTGAGTATTCTGGAAGCAATACAGCATCGTTGCATGTTGTTGGGCATGGAAATGAAAGTTATTTAAAATATGATCCAACAAATGATAAAAGCAAAGAAAAGGTTTTTATTCTTCGCGGCATATCAGAAACAGATTTGCCAGAACCATATGAATTTGAAATAAAGAAAAATGAGAAATTTGATCCATTTAAAGAACTTACAAATCATAAGGACGATCCGATAATAATGCTCGGAATACTAGAAGCATGTATTGATTACCTTGCCGAATCTAAGAAAGTATCCGAACCACCAACAATCACAGTCAATACAAAATATATAACTCTTAAAGATAGAAATGTTTCATTATACATTAGTCAATTAATGAAAGTGTTCGGATATTTAAACATCAAGAGAACTGCAAGAAACAAGAATGTTTTTGAGTTGTTAGACGAATCGAACAACAATCTGATTTCCATTTTAGAAGAAAATAAAGTAATAAAACCTATGACATATGTATATTACTATAAAACAATGGGCTATTTTCGAGCTGCTGGAAAGATGACTGCATTAAAATACTATAGAGAGCAGTGTGGAAAGTCACAGCAAGAAATAGCGGATGCCGTAAGAATCAGTCTAAGACAATATCAGAGGTACGAAGCTGTTAATTCTCAGCTTGATAAAGTAAACCCGATTATAATCGAAAAGATAGCAGAGTCCGTTAATACAAAGAAAGATAAAATTGTAAAAAATGGATCTGTTGTTTTGAGAGATAAGCAATGAGAGTTGCACGAGAATATATCTTCCCGAAATTATTTTTACGATGTTTCGGAGAAGAAAAACATTTAAACAAAATAGATAGTCTCTTTGATATCTCAGATATATCTGGCACACCTGTAGATATATGGAAAGTTTTAGAGATTATTATTGTAAATCAAATCCTTTCTTTTGCGAAAGGAAGAACTATCACAGGTAAAATAGACAGTATAAACTTCAATTTACTCTTTAAAAAATATAATCTTCTGATAAATGAAGATGAATTCAATGAATATATGTTTTACACAAACCCGACTGAGATAGCAAAACTCATTGGATTCTCAAAAGAAGAAGAGTTATCTATCTTATACGACATTAAAAAGAAGAGAAATCTTCCATAATGATCCTGCAGTAAATACGCACCTTTATTTTTCGTAAAAAAAATGGGGCTAGTCAATTAAGACGTAGCCCCTGTTTTATTTTTAAAATTCTCAATATTTAATCAATTCTTGTTACACAACTCAAATCTAAGGCAATCCAGCCATCCTTGCTTTTTTCAAAAGCTTTCAACAAGCCCCATGTATGCCCGTCAGAGCCTTTTTTCTCCCTAACTACGGTAAATGTACCCTTGCCAGTGTAACCACGCTTAGAATAGCTTGTACCGGCTCCTGAACGTATGATAAGATCATTGGATGTCACCCTGACAGAGCGTTCAACAGGAGCTACTTTGCTGTGATATACATATCCAGTAACACCTCCGCACTTAACTTTATACCAGAGATTGCCAGTAGTTGATTTCTTTTCTCCGATAACAGTCATCACAGAACCTTTTTTGAGTGTCTTAATGGCTGCTTTTGTCTTTCCGGCTCCTTTTCTCAAAACAGCATCAGCGGTTTTTGTTTTGCAAGTCCAAGTAACATAAGGAGATACCGGTTTAACTGTAGACGTTTTCCCATTCATAGCAGCTTTTACATCAGCACGGAACTGATCCATAGTGAATCCAAGTTTACTCCATATATGTGTTGGGTCTACATGAGATGTAGATACGCCAAGTCTACGTCCTTCGTCATGAGAAGAAACAACATATAATCCATTAGCGAGTTTTGCAGTAGGATTCCAGCCATATTGTTTACATTTCTGTGCAAAGAACTGAACAGCAGTCTTATACGCCCTTGTGATATCAGCTTTAAATTTGGCTGTATCGGTGATTGTATAACTTGCTCCACCAGTATATTTCATATAATCGGATTCCATTAATTCTACTGTGATCAGATTGCCATTACCGAACCCACCATCAGCCCAACTACGATAATTGTCTGGTAACAGATGGTATACAAGATTTTCCTGTTCTGCATCAATACAATAATGCACACAGCAAGATACTCCGGGCTGATTCCAGTAAGAAGCAAGAGAGGAAGCTGTGTTCTGTCCAGTCCCGATTGTGTGAAGTTGCATACCAATAGGCGTGATAGTTCTTCCAGATTTATAACAATCATTATTTGTTAAGATATTTTCTTTTATTGTTAATCCCATAATAAATCCTCCTAAAAATGTATTAACGACTATGCAAAAATCGATAGCCTTATAATCCAATATGTTTATCATGTAATTGCAAATACCGGACGGATGCCGTAGGTGCTGGTTGCTGCATCCTTGCTGGCGTCTCCATAGTAGGACACCAGCGTGAAATCTGTTGCGTTGGCGTAATTCCGGAGCCAGTAATTACCACCGGCATACCGTGCCTGCGGACTCATCCGGAACAGGCTGAGCTGACGGTTCTCTGATGTCTGCTTGTTGCTGTTGTCAGCTAGTATGTAGCACCCATACACCATGATCTCGTTCATCAGGTCAACGGATGTCTCCGTCCACGTACCATCCAGCAATGCATTATGTACCAGCAGCCTTGAACGGATTTCCGGCGGCAGTGCCGATATGGTATCGTTCATTTTGGATTTCGTAAGCGAATTCCGGTAGCCGCCCGATGTGGTATTGCTCCCATTCATCTGCCCTGTGGCAATGCTGGTATCCGGTACGATAACTACATGGTGTTTTTCAACCCTGCTCGCTTCCGGGAATCCGGTGCGGTACCAGTAATCAAAATCGGCAATCCGGTAGTTTACGCCGCTCATCGTCCAGTAGTCACCGATGAACAAGTCTTCGAGGCTGCCATCCGCAATGGCTGCCGTTTGTTCAGCAGTGACTGTATCACCCAGATATTTTCCACGGTAGATTGCGTTGTGGGTTGCAGCTCCGGGCTGTAATAAAACCACGGCTATTGTGGACATGTGCACTTTTTTACCATTGACGGTCGCAGTGACATCCCCAGCGTATTCTGCATTGCCCTCCCAGTCCAGTGTGTGGATGTTCCTCCTTTTCGCATCACTTCCACCGCCCACGATATGGGCGTACCTGCCTTCTGCGTCCTCTACGTTGTATTTTCCCTGGACATGCTGATACTTGCCTGATGCGACCGTCCCAAAACCTTCTACATGAGAACCATTTCCTTTGGCTATTGAAATAAGTCCTTCTGCATGAGAATTTTTTCCGGATGCTTCCGTCCCATAATTCTCAGCGTGTGCCATATCCGCAGTTGCTTTCGAATTATACCCCTCTACGTGGCTGTACTTTCCAGTTGCGTAGGTATTATATCCTTCGCTATGTGCTGCCTGAGCGGATGCTGTTGTCCCATACCCCTCAGCATGGGCATATTTATTGGATGCGGTTGTCCCTGCTCATCCTTCTGCGTGTGCCCCCTGGCCGCTTGCAATATTATTTTCGCCCTCAGAGTGAGCGTTTTGACCAGTTGCTTGGGATTGATATCCCTCGGCATGGCTATTGTCACCATTCGCCACCGTATTATTCCCTTCTGCAAAACTGTTATCACCAAATGCTTCTACATCCAATCCCAATGCCACACTCTGCATTCCGGCAAATGTTCCATCTTTTCTTCCCCAGCTGATTTCTGTATCTGCTGTCAGAAAATGGCTGTCATTTTCCAGTTCGCTCGTTTTGGTCGGGATTTTGGCATTTTTTATTTCCTCTGCGGCATGAATAGTGTCATCTCTTGCTTTAATTACCTCGGATTTAGCATTTGTTATATGGTCATCAAAATCTGAAAGTTTTTCTTTTATGTGTAAATCTAGTTTCTTTTCTAATTTTTCTAATAGTGTTTCTTGAATTTCTGGTGTAATATGGTCATCTACATTAAGACCTTTCAATACCGTCCCTGTAGATGGTTTTGTATTAAATTCCTTTATTATTTTTACATCATCGTATTTAATTAATCTTACTGAAAATACTACATTTCCGATATGCGAAGTTACATCTGATGTAATATTCCATTCAAAATATGCTATTCCGTTGCTCGATTTTACTTCTTTGCACTCATAATAATTTGCATCTCCATTAGCATTTACATAATTTACGATAGGAGTAAACTCGGTCATATCAATAGAATTGTAATATTTGGAAAATAAAAATAAAACTTTATTTACCTCAATGTCTCCATGCACACCTAAGAACAATCCTTCCGATGGTAGTAAAATATCTCTTAAATATTCGTCAATTTCCAGTTTGATAATGTTATTGTTCATAATTAATTACCTCTGCCAGTATTATAAAAGGGGAACTATATTTAGTTCCCCTTGTCAGATATATAACTTAATAAAAATTGTATGATGATCAATATTTTTCGTGAATAATTAATTCATATTGATCTAATGTAATTACGCCTTTATCATAAAATTGTTTGATTTGTTTTTTGGTATATAATTTTAAATCATAAAATCGTTTAATTTTTTCAAACATTACTTTCACCTTCCAATAATGTGTCAGTCATAAGTGCCGTATACATGACCTGTGCTTCAATGCGGTCTTGTTGAGTAGCTTCTTCTTGTGGAAGTTCTGTCTGAATCTTCTCCATTTCAGCAATCTCTTCGGGTGTCATATCCCGATATACTAACCCCATAACTGGTACCTCTTTTGTGCGAGTTTCCTCATGTTCTATGGAGGTGATATTGCCTTTTTCATCATATTCTGCTGGCACAATAATTTTATATTCCTCTGTTTTTATTCCAATTTTTTTGTACTCTGCAATCCTCATACTCTCACTCCTTTTACAACGATTCTTGTTTTCGCTTTCCAAACGGTTAAGCCATTTAGTCTGATAAATGCTCCCGATGGATATATTTTACTATCTGTTCGATTATTTTTATCCCACACTTTTAAACACGCTGTCATAGTTCCTGTTGATTCTTTTTGTCCGTTTGTCGCACAAGCGTATCTATATGCCATGTTCTCGTTGTAATGCCATATAGCAGCTATATCTTTAAAAGCTGTTGTGGTAGAAGGATAATATGAATTAAAGTAGCCAGAATCATCAACACAATATGGGGTTAGGAAGGTAGCACCCGTTATAGGTGTTTCTACATTGCTTTGATTTATGTAAAGATATAAGTCTTTAAATGTTCCATTTAAGTCCAAATTGACAGCACCGTCTTCTTCTAATGTAACATCTAAGATATCTTCCCAATCATATATTCCCATTCTCTCTCTAGCAGCCGCCTGTTCTGCGTCTGTCCAAGTTTCGCCTTTGCCGTCACACATAGCCGCTTTAACAGCTTTGTCAAAATTATAAGAATCAATAACTCCGCCAACGCCTAGCGAGTTTATATTATCTCTATTTGATATATTTCTTTCAGTCGCTATTTTTATTATAGGTAAATTATTATCGTTAGAAAATCCTAACAGATTGTAATTATTCAATATACAAAATAACCCATATTGCTTGTTTTTTTGAGCAATCGGTATCTCAGCAATGCCATTTTGTACAATAGTTTGACCATTGATTTGTATATCAGAATCAGCCCACTCGCAAACAAATGTGCCATCTTCATTTATTGATTTGATTTTGAGGATTTTTCCAATCTCGGGGTTTTCTAATGGGATGTTAATCTTTGTTTTCAAGTCTTTGTTTAATGAGTCAATATTTTTGATGTTTTCCTGAATTTTATTTTCTGCTTCTTTTATTGATTTTTCAGCCGCATTTGTTTTTCTCACAATTTCAAAAAATTGTTCATTATATTCTTCTTCAGTTCCAGTAAAAGTCCCAAGTCTGACTGCTAACTGGTATGCAGATTCTCCGTTTTCTCCTTTATCACCTTTTAAGCATGGGAGAGTAGACCATTCTCCGTTATTGCCTTTGTATTTCCCGGAACCTATATTTAGTGTCTTCATTTTATCCCTCCTTGGAAATAGTTATATAATATTTCACACTTACATTATTTTCATCCTTTTATTCCATACAACAATATGTGCGTCCCTTTATCAATGCTTCCTCCATCTTGTTGTATGCTTTGTAAACAAATTGTTGATAATAGCTTTTCTTTAATCATCTGAGAAGCATAGCTTTCACTATTTGGCTTGATATTATCCGCAGCGTTCATATACCATGATGAAGAGTTAATCAACATACCGTAACTATGAGCTATTGAATAATCTTCAATGATGTCAATGAAGGTATACCAACGTGAAGCTTTTCCTTTTGCTCCGCTTTTCCACGCAATAGACATCGGATAATCATATTTTTTTGTCTTATTCCAAAACACATATATTGATTTTTCTGTTGCTAAATCAGTAATTGGAGAATCTACGATAAATAGAAGCTTTTTTACTTTAAATGGGTTTTGAAATTGGTGTACATATTGAATAACATCTTCTTCTAATGTTGAATCAAACAATAATTCCCAGTCATATATACCCTGTCGTTCAAGGCTTGCTTTTTGTTCATCTGCTGTCCACATAGCACCTTTACCGTCACACATAGCCGCTTTAACAGCATAGTCAATGGTTTTAGGGACTATTGGGCAAAATTGGTTTCTTCTCTCATCGATTTGATTATTTGTAGCAGAAGCAATCCTAATTAATCCAGTTTCATTATTTGCTCTATGCAGCCCGCCGTTACTAGAATATATATCTATAGAAATTAATCCTGCTTCTTTTGTTTTTGTACATAAAGGAATCTCAGCAACTCCATCCTGTACGATGCTCTCTCCATCAATCCGCACATCCAAGTTACTTCCACCACTGTCAGCCCACTCGCAGACGAATGTTCCATCTTCGTTGACTGATTTTACCCGAATAATTTTGCCGATAGTTGGGGCTTCGGCTGGTTTGGTAATTTTGTCTTCATTTAACGAATCAATCTCATGATTGATTTTCTGACTGCTCCAGGTATCAATACCACTTACTTCTTCATCCTTAATTTCAGGAATATTAATTTCTTCATTACTTTTAGGATTAACCCACAACCCAGCACGCTCGTTAGTGGGTGCTTCCTCGGATATCTCGATGCAATGTAATTTTTTCATCTGCTCGTAAGCTTCATCCACAGAGTCAGATTTATCGTTTACATTTTGTTTGAGCTGTTCGACCTTATCAATAATAGGTTTTGTTTGATCATTTACAGATTTGACGGCGGCTGTTTTTGCAGTGTCAATATCCTGTAATGACTGAGTTCCTTTTGCGGAAACTGATTGAACTTGTTTTTCTCCCTCAGATTTTACACCATCAATCTGAATTTTACCTTCATCTGAAACAGATTTTACTTGAGATGTACCAGCTGCTTGAACTTTGCTTATTTCGCTGGCGGAAGTATCCTTGATGGTTTTAACTTGTTCAGTTCCTTTTGCAGTAATCTCGGAAATGCTGGATTCCTTTACAGAAGCAATATCGGAGAGGGCTATAGATGAAGCCTTTTTTACTTTTGTTACTTCAGTTGCACCAGCTGATGCGACTGTACTTACTTGTTTATTTCCTTCTGAACTCACAGAAGACATTTGTTTCGTACCTTCTAATCGAATAGCCTCAACTTGTTTTTCACTAATAGAATTGATGTTTGCAAGAGAAGTAGCGGTCGAATCATTGATTTCTTTAATTTTGCTGTCTCCATGGGAATCAACTGCATCGGCTTGTTTTTGTCCTTCAGCTTGAATATCTGAAACAGCAGAAGAGAAGGCAGTTCTAATTTTCTCCGTTTCTTCTACGCCAGCCAATTCAATATTTTTCAGTTGTCTTACAGTCTCCTCATCAAGAGAAGCAAGTTTCTCATCTGTTAATGTAGATATATTTAACTTACTGGTATCTGTAAGATTTTTAATGTCATCCAGACTAGAAGAGAGCAGAGAATCAATCTCCGATTTACTGGAAGCGATGAATGAGTCAACGTCATTTTTTGCTTCCTCGATGGCATCTAATGCTCCGTTTTTGGCATCTTCGATGTCATGATTAACACTAAGCATTTTTGCTTCCACATAAGCATCAAATTTTTTCTCCATCTTCTCAATAAGAGTCAGTTGTTGTTCCGGGGTAACATAAGATTCAACATCTAGTCCTTCAAGCACTCGTCCAGTAGCAGGTCTTGTGCCGAACTTCTTAACGTATCTCTCGTCTAACCGCTTATATAAAAGCACGGAGAATCTAACTTCGCCAATATAAGATGTCACATCGGAAGTCATCAACCAAGAAAATGTAGCTGTATCTCCATCGTCAGAGGACATATCATCAGCTTCGTAATAATTTGCTTCACCGTTTGCATTCACATAATTAACTCTGGCTGAAAATTCAGTCATATCAAAATTACTGTAGTATCTAGGAAAAACAAAAGCGACTCGATTGACTTCGATATCGCCATCAACTCCAAACACAACGCCTTTTTTAGGGATGGAAATGTTTCTTAAATTTTCATTTATTTCTAACTGTATAAGATTTGATAATTCCAATGTGCCCATCCTTTCTTACATAAGTGGCGGAAGAGCAGAAGCTCAACCGCCAATTTTATCTAACTGTTTCTTTGCATAAGATTCGATTGCTTCAAATGCGTTATCTACAATCTGCTCCATCATATCTTTTGTGAAAAAGATTCTCATTGGAGCCGGAAGAAGATTATAGAGCTGCGTTACAACATATTCATGTTTCAGACCGCCAGCTTTCGTTGTGTCTTTGTACATTTCTTCAGCCTCTTCGATGATAGAGCCAACCTGTCCTTTCAGCTTAGCATTGGCAGAATACCAAATGGACAGTCCACCAAGTATTACATATGCAACGATTTTAATAATTTCAATGATTAATTTTGTATCCATAATTCAGTCTCCTTTACACAAAATCATTATTTTCCATGTGTTCACGATATCTTTTCATGATGTATTCGTAGGTCATATCCATTTTGCCATTCTCCAGACCTTTTTCTTCGATGACTTTCTCATAATAGTCATGCTGAGAAATGATATGATCCCAAGCTTCCTTAGAATAATTTTCCCTACGTCGTATTTTATTGCCAAAATCTAAAATCTCCCAGCGTATGTCTTCAAGTTCTTTTTTATCGAATCTATCGGACATATCTAGGAGACCATGAGCAATATTTCTTATTTGGTTGTTTTGCTTGTCTAATTCTACACGAACACCATCAAGACTCCGATTCACGATACCGGCAATATATTTTCCAGCGACATTCCCAATATATTTGAATATTGCCCTTACCGGATTAATATGTATCCAAGGCATCAGGTCAATGCTAATTCCGCATATAGCCAGTAAAGCAAAGATCTGACCGAAAGAGTCCTGTATGGTGTCCCAATTTTCTTGTATGAGCTTTATGATATTCACAATGGCTATTCCTCCATCATCTCGAATAAAATATTCGTTTCAACGGATGTAATCAGTCCTTCATTGATAGAGAAAAACTTCTCTAAATCAGACTCTTTGATCGGTCTAAATTCAACTTCGGTCGTCTGTAGACTAATCTCAGTCATTTCATTTAAATATGCAGATTCATATTCCTTTCTGACTTTTCGTACATCTCCATCAACCTCTGATTTTTCATCCGTTGCATAAGTTAGTTTGATTTTATTTTCAGACTCTTCAATAACAGAAACAATCTGTTTAAGTTCTTCTAAATTTCGTCTCACGGAAAGATATACTCCCCAAACAGATTTAACTTCCTGATTATTTAAAAAAGAACCCTGATTAATCAGGGTTCTATAAGTCTGTTTTATATCAAAATTTGTATAAGTTTTTTTCAAAATCCTTTTTCCTCCATTACATATAAACAAAAGCTATGTCAAGTAAATCACTCGTTGTTAATGCGTCTATTGCAGCAAGCAACATAGTTCCACTCGTAGTTAATTCCAATATGAATTTCTTACCGTTTCTTGTCATAAATAAATTACGATATCCGACTGTTGGGGCGAAGTTTGCAGGCATCGATACACTTCCATATTGCCCAGCCGACATATTGCTTCCAACGTTACATTTAACATAGAAATATTTTAATCCATTTTTAAACAAGTATAAATCCGCTTTTAATACAGTAAAATCATAGGTGATTTTCTTTGCGTCGATTGCATTCATTCCAGACAAGTTCGTATTAGAAACATCGAATAATTCCACATTAAGATAAGTTGTATCAAGTGATCCAATAATAGTTTTATTAAATCCATTGCCGATAATAAGGTTCATTGATCCTAATTCATCTGGTTCGCTCACAGATAATGCCTCTGCGTAATTATCTTTTGGTATAGAAAATTCTGAAAATTCTGATACTGAGTTGTCAATATAGTACATATTCAACTTATTTTTAATATAAACATTTTCATCAATGACAAGATTGGATATTGATCCACTCGTAGCTTGTAATTCGCCTTTAAAATAAGCCCCATCTTTTGAAAGATAAAACCCTGGGGAACGGAAGTAAGAGTTATTCAAATCAAGAATCAATCCATTATCCGAAAAATTGCCAGACGTATAAGAATAATCATTTGATTTAATCACACCTGCAGTCACCATTCCAAGGTTCGCCGACATGGTAGACAAGTTTGGAGTAATTATTTTGCTACCATCTATATATGTGGCTGTTCCAGACGGTCTAAAATAACTCGCTTCTGCATCTAATGACTGAACTTGCTCAATCATAAAAGCATCAAAATATACGGTTCCTTTTGATACGTTTACATCAAGTTTTACTCCGACATAAGATTTTGCCGCTAAGAATGTAACTTCAATTCTTGTCCAATCTGTAGAAACAGATTTTGTTACAGTGTGGGCTGTTTCAGTTTCTGTAGTGCTTGTATTAGAATTATACTCTGCTGCTGTTAAACCACATGAGATTGCAGAATCTACAGCTTTTGCATAACAGGAAAGACAATACATTTTTCCAGCCTGTATTGGAATCCGCCCATATTGTCTAGTTTTACTTCCGACATAAACAAAAGTATTTAAAGAGCCAGTAGAAGAGTACTTAAGCGAGTTGACTCCATAATAAGCATAATTTGCGTCTCCAGCTTGAACAGAGCAATCAGTATATGAGCTTGATTTCCAATATGGTATTTCTCTTTCAAGATCCATGAATGTGTCATATCCGAGATTATATAAATTTTTATCTGAACCAAGCGTCAACACACCGTTCTCAATCATCACATCCCCATCTTCGCCTCTGACAACAAATTGTCTTGTGATAGCCTCAATTAGCCCATTCTTAAGGGTCAGCGAAGTTTCGTTAGATCCATCATCCAGCATGAGGCTAATCTGATTTGACATCTGCTCAATGCGGCTTTTACCAGCGTCATTGAAAATTTCACGATAGAAGAGAGAAGAAGTGGTGACTTCTTTTAAATTAGAAGAAAAGCTTGCGTAGCAGTTCATAACCTGACATTTTTCATGCTTAGATATTGCCGTAGAAATACTCAAATAATGATTTTTTCCACCCCATATTTCAATTACATTCCAACCTTCTTTAAATGCAGCAGATATATTTTTTGTAGTTATTTGTGTTCCTTTTTCTGAAAATATTTCCAATCCATTCAAAGAAATGGAGATAGATCCATTATATGTAGTGGGAATTATTATGGTAGAATTACTTATAAAATACACATAAGTTTGAGCATGAACAACAGATGAGATGTTCGTATTAAAATCGTGTATTTCTTTAAGAAAATCTTCATCAGCTTCTTCTGATATTTTAGAAACCGTTTTCCCTATGATGCTCTTCGGGCTTGGGTCTTCTGGTACATCATTCGAAGAATCATATTGATATAACTCAATGATCCATTTATTTAATCCTTGTGTGAGTTTATCCCCATCTATTTTACTTAAATAAGTAGAAGACATTTCAGTTGTTATTGACTCAGCAGACTGTCTGATTTTATTTTCTACATCTTGTGTTGTAGAATAATCGCTTTTTACCGTTCCTTGAAATTTTTCCAGGTTAGTGTTGATTTCTCCGGCGAGTTTTTCAACATTTGTCACACGAGCGATTGTGGCAGAAATTTTATCCTTGCCTTTTTCATCAAATATAGCGAGAGAGTTCGCCTGGACTTTTTCTTTAATCCCATCCAAATCTATAATAGTATTTGACATTTTTGATACAGAAATATTTTCACGAGCCGTAGGAGTAGCAACATAACAGTTTATTGCAGTTATTTTATCATTCTGCATTAAGTCTGCAATTTTAAAATCACTACGAATATAACTGTTATTGTTCTGTGCCTGTGATACGTCTTGAAAATTCCAAACAAGTTCTATGGAGTTCCAACCAGTTTTGAATAAAACTTCAACAGAATCAAAGCTTCTTTCCGCAACAAGCTTGCCATTAATATAAGTAGAGCATGAATTAGTAGAAGAGAGAGATATCTGATTTTTGAAGAAAGTTGGGCAGTATATGAACGTATATGCATAACCAACATATGTTGCACCTTTATTAATATAAGAAAAATCATTAGAAGATTGTACTTGTGCAAGATACGGCTCAACATTCGTACCCCATATTGCATCAATAGTATGTAAGTCCCTGTTTTCTTCTGGTAAAATACTCTCACGATCTTCAAGGACAGAAGTGGAAGAATCTGTATTGTACAACTGAACAAGCCATTTTCCATCCCCTTGATTCATTTTGTCTATGTCACTGGTTATTCCTAAAATTCGATCATTGAATTCATTACGAGAAACAGCATTTCCAATTTCACCATTCAGGAAATCGACCGTTTCTTTAACTTCTGTAATGGATGATTTATTACCAGCTATTTCTTTTTGAAGGTTTTCTATACTTTTTGAGAAATCTTTTTCTTTATATAAGATATATTGACCGTAAGCTTTCATTTTCTACCACCTCCTTACACATCCGCTGAAAAATAAATGACCGTTGGAACTTTTCTTCCAGTTGCGTTCTCAAACACTGGGTTTACCGGTCTGTCACGCAATATTGTCTCGCATGAGCCTCCACCATCAAGACTGTAAGCAAACTTTATTCCCTTACTGATAAGAAAATCTGATATAGTCCCATAATCCGCTCCAGCTTCATTTTGCGTGATACTTCCTTTTATCCCATCGAAGCTACATACAACATAATCACCATTTTGATATTGACCGATTATTTGTCTGACATATTTACCCTGATGCACAATTTCATTCCATGTGTCAGTAGTAGTATTTTTATAGTTATCTATCAGAGTTCCCCATGCTGTAACAACATAATTATAGCCGGAAGCTATTAGTGCCTCCGGCTTTGCATTATCTGATTTTCGGTTTGTATATGGAGTAGAGAGATTTCCATTTTTATCAATACATAACGGATAACACTCTGTATCAGAAATTGCCATTCCCATATCATTATCCATCCAAGGATATTGATTTCCAGATGAATCAATTTTATATGTAGTTTTATCTACTCCTCCAATTATAAGTTGACCTTCCGGTTTCATTGTTTTTGTATTGAACAACGAAGCGTTAATACAAAACGCCGTTTTTTCTCTTCTGGCAAAATCCAATGCCGAATATTTTATTCCATCAGTACTCCCATCAACACTCGTAATTGCAACTTTCGGTGAAACTTTATTCCCGGCTAAATCGTATTTAGGGATACGAACTAAATAATAACTGCTCCCATTTAATCGCCCGTATTCAATATTAATTGCATTAACAAGTAAATCACGATCCGTATATGACAAATTACCTTCACTTGCCAAGCGTTTTAACTGAGCATATACTTGTTCATCTGTTGCAGCATAAGAAACTGGACGTACGATAGTTTTCCCATCCGGAGTTTTCAATATATATCCCATTTATCACACCTCCATCGTAATAGTTAAAGCCTCTTTAATATTTTTTACCATTTCGTCTGTCATTGTTTCTCCACCACCAGGACTTGCCTTGAAATTCAAATACATATATAATCCATCTTGAACAGGAGTGTAAGAACATGGTGTTCCTGCATTCATCCATCCGCTATCGTAATCACGTTTCGGTGTACTAAATTCGTATGTTTGAATACCGAAACAGTAATTTGAAACTTTGTCTGATGTGAACGTAACTGTATATTTTATTCCTTTTATGAGAGGAACGCCATATTGCCCAGTTGTGTCTGAAACATTTTTAACAGGAAGAGTAGTACCAACATAAGAATAAACTCTCGTATTATTGATATATAAAACAGGATAGCTATTTGTTGACATTAAACCCCAACTTGCACCTTTATCGATGTTGTATTTAACCGTTGTATCTATAACTTGTATAGTTATCGAATCATATTGACTTCCGCACTTTGCCGTAATAACGGTTTCTCCTTCAGATAATACGGTGAGTATACCATCGGAAGAAATTGTAGCAACGGATGAAACGGAAGAAGACCATTTTAATGTCTGAGTACAATCAGCTGGTGTTAATGTAGCTGTAAAGGAGTATGGTTTTTCTTGATTAAGTGCAACGTAGGTAATAGATTCATTGATTTTAACAGACTCACATCGAACCACTTCAGAACTGCTTCCGAGAGGTATCTTAGATAGTTCGTCTTCGCCATACATCAAATATACAAATTCTCCGTCTGCATCAAGAGATAAGTTTTTTTTGATGATAGAAGATATATCGAGGGGCGGATCATCTTCAACCGTTTCTTCATACAGGACAAGGTTATCCGGCAGCTCTACAGTTTTATTCTCTTCTGAATATGTCCATTTTCCATCAATAACTTTCAGAATCTTACCCTCATCTTCGGCTGTTGGGATTGGAAGCAACCTATAATCCTCAACAATTCCATCGCCTGAAACATTGATGTCTGTTTTATTTCCGTTAAAATCGGTGATAAACATCTTGCCAGAATCAGTGATATACATAGAATTACCAAGCAAGGTTTTATCATTCGCTAATTTTTCATCAGTAACTCGACAGATTCTTAAGAAGCTATTAGATGGTTCTTCACCTCTGACAACAATGTTTTCTTCATTAATATCGTACAGATACATTTCTCTTATTTCTGTCTTAAAGAATTCTCCCGAACCATTCTGATAACCAGCCGTACTGGTCAGCGTTAATCTGCCATTTGTTACAGTCTCTGATTCAGGAACTGTGATAATTACTCCGGGTCTAGTGTCTCCATAAATAGATGATTTTATTGTAAGAGTCTTAGGAATATATTTTTCTTTGCTTCCGTAATATAAACGAAATGCAACATTTGCACTTCCAGCATTATTGGTGTACGATAAACATCCAAACTCATAAGTATGTCCCGGAAGGAATGTGCCACTTGGAAGTGTCCAGCACAAGCCAGACCAATGAGCATAGTTTTCTGGAATATTCCATGTGATATCAAAGCTATAATCGTCTATTTCATCAACCGTATAAGCAATTGGAAGATTATTATTGTTTGTGGTACTTTTTAATTTAGGTAGATAATTCGTATACCAGTCTTTCGTAATATCTTCACCGTATTCGTCAACGTCAACAGCATAGAAATTACCTAAATCAAACGTTTGTCCAATAGAACCATTATAACAAATTCTCATTGTCCATTTTTCTTCTTCGGTATCTTCTGGTATCGTAACTGTCCTTACTAATCCGTAAAAATTCTCACCGTAATAAGAAGATTTCTGCCGTGTGTTAATGGATTTGTTGATCCATGACCAAGTGATTGCTGCAGGAGCATACGCATTATAGCCCCAATTATTACTGCCAGTGACTTCGTTGCAAGTAAACCCAAACTCCAGGGTATGCCCTTTTTTATCGGTGATATCTATATCAAGATATACATTGATCTGTGCCGCAGTCAATCTGGTTATCCGTATACTGTTTGTTTCATAATCAACAGATTCAACCGTTGCTATCCCTGTTTTTGCAGCTTCTTCTATTTTTTTAATAAAATTATTTTTCTTACTGTAATCCGTTAAAACAAGTTCTTTACTCCAATCATCTATCATCATCCGGTGATATATATTAGCTGTTGATTTTGCGGAGGTTTGAATGGTTTCAATATTTTTTTCGATGGTATCCAAACGTTGATCAGTCTCGTAAGAGTATTGCGCAACCTTTTTAAACGCATTTTTGATGCGAACATCATCGTAATAGATAAACACTTTATTCAGAGATTTCAGATTTACGACATCTCCTTGTGAAAGATTATCATTTCTAACTATTCTAAGTGTATGACCATTTGCATGGAGTATATATTCTCCTTTTGTCGGTCTTGAGATATCGTAATCTTCAGAATCTGGTATAAGTAATTCATCGAAAAAGTCTGGATAATCCCATGTGCGTAACCCATTCATATCAATATAATGTGCCTTACAGCACAGACTATCACATAACAGATAAGTGGCAAGTTCGTATTTTTCCTCATCAGATAATTGTTCCCCACCACCAGTGCCATATAAGTAGTCGTTGATAACTACCTTTGCACCAACTTTATCATACCAGTTCTCATAATAATTCCACACGCCTTCTGTGCCATTAACGTGTCTCCAAAGAGGTTTACCTTGGGATAATCCAACTTGAGTATGGCAGCTTTCCAGCAGCATATAGTCATTTTCACCAATCGCAGATGGCAGACCATTTGGATTTGCTGTACTTACTGTATCAGCATACCAGTCAGTAGATAGCTGATTAGGAAAGGCTGTCAATCCTTTCGAATGGGTAAAATTGACCAAGTTGATGTATTTTTGGCGTAAATCTTCGGTAAATCCCTGATTCACTCTTCCTTCAGTATTTTCCATGCCAGCATCGTCATAGAAACACCCATCCATCTTGATACCGCCCTCATATAAGTCAATATACTTATCTTCCGTGTGTTCTACGCCAGCATCGTCCGTCCAGGTATAAGTTTCAATAAACTGTTTTTCTCCGCTTTTCCTTCCACCGGCATGGGCTGCATATTCCAATAACTGATATATTTCCCACTTAGTATGGATTCTCACTGCATTTGGGTGTTGTGCAGCTTCTTCCGCATCCCAATAGCCACCTTTTCCTAATATATGGCTCCATCCACCATCATTTCTCCAAGAAGCAATCGTAATATAGAAAAATATTTTAAAATTTGGGTTCAGCTTCTTTGCTTTTTTGATAATTGCTATCTGTCTATTCGCTTCTTCTTCTGTACAGTTCATCTTGTATAATGCACCACCAGCCACAACAATATCATTTGATGCTAATGTCGCAGCTGCTTCGTCATCTGTGTTTCCAAAATGATCGAGTGTATGATACCATAGACAAGCTTTACCGACCTGTCTCTGTTTACCTTTACGTTTGTCTTTATCAACATTTTTTAATGCTTCGTCTAATCGAGTACCTTCGTCATCAACCTGAATAGCACTGGCATTCATAAGAGGAAAATCTTGATCGTTTGCCTGTTTCAATCCAGAGATGAGTTCTATACTTCCTTTATATTTGCCCACTTTTTCACCTCAATTCAAGATACTTTGATTGTTTGGGTTCCGAGATTTGAATTATCAGAACGATATATCGTATAAGTTTCCGTATAACCACTAGCATTTGTAAATTCCATATCTGCAATTTTAGAAAAACCGCCATCAAAGCCACCAACATTAAACTTTGGCGTACCATATCTTTTAGGATATGCAAACCAAACATATTGACCGTCACCAGCAGTTACAGTAAAAGTTTTTGAGATAGAATTCTGTAATGATTTTGTCAATCCTAAAATGAAACTATCGGTAATATTTTCTTGGTCTGTTCCAATACCATAGTAAATTCCATTAGAGAATGAAACAGATGTACTTTTTGAAACCGTAAAATTTTTTGAATCAGTAACCTTTAATGTAAAAGATGTATTAGAGGTCAAAGAACAAGATATGGTAGTGGATTTTAAAGTCACATCAATATCTGTACTATCTAAAAGAATTTTTTTCGGTGCTTTGTTTGTAGTCCAACTAAATTTTATAGAAGTTACTGTGCATCCAAGTTCATTTACAGCTTTATTATTTGAAAAGCTCTGTATAGAGATAGGAGAGTAAGTGACTTCTTCAATTACTCTCTTTAATACCCCCAAAGAGACTCCCTTTTTTGATGTTTCCATAATTCCCCCTATCTTAGATTTAGATATCCCATAGCTTCATCTTCCGTAGCTATCATATCCAAATCTTCAAATTTCTTATCAATATATGCAAAAATCTCTGATTTATCAGTTGGATTTATATCAACATCTGGTAAATTAACTTCAACTTCAAACACAATCTTGTTATCTGTAATTATGTTACCCTCTACATAAATAGCTTTTCCTGAAGCATAAGGAGAGTCTTTATCAATCAGATTGCCAGAATTATCCCTTCTGTAAAAATTATATTGATATTCTGGATCGTCTGTTTGATTTACCCACAAACCATTTATGTATTTTTTTAACTGAACTTTTTTATTGTCTGAATCAAGATAATAATAGAAATCTCCATCTGAAGGATTATCAGGTGGAGTAGAAGAGAAGTATGTAGACTTTAACGGATCAACTTCTTCGCCGTTTTTCATAATTCTCACATAGATTGCTCCCACAGTATTATCTTCAATATTTTGATTTCCAAATGAATCAAACACCAATATATTGTATGGTGAAAATTTATCTACTTTGGAATTTAAATTTTGAAGGGAATTTTCTGTAGACTCCTTATAAGTTGTATATTCATTGATCCATTTACCATCTTTCGTGTAAATGTTGTTGATATTCGTTACAAGATTTCCATTATCATCAGTTTCGACATTAAAACTCAGTTTGTCTTTATTGATGGTCTTATCTGATATCATATCATTGATGATAGTTCCATTTGGTATACCGTTTTGCGTAATGCCATTTTCATCAAATAGTGCTGTTTTATCACCATTCTTAACAATGAAATTAAAATCTCCATTGCCATCCTGTCCAATCTGGACTCTAACATTTCCATTAGAATCATAGAATTGTTGTGTTGCGTCCTTAAATGCAATAGATGGAGATCCAGTACCGGAGGAGATAAGAGTAATAACATCAGCCGTGGCAATATGGGTTTTCAGATCTGCAACCGTGATATTTTCAGAAATAAGACTCTTAACTAAAGCAGAATCAATTTTTGCATTATTTGCATTCAGATTAAGCGTAATATTCGTTTCAGAAGAAGATGTACCAGTGATTGCATTTCTGATTGTTGCCACGTCAGCTGTCAATGATTTTGTGATAGTGGTGTTGCTAACGATATAATCTGCATCCATATAATCAGTGAAGAATTTCTTAAATTTTGCTTCATCGCCAGTAATCTGAGAAACGTCAATTTTACCTGTTTTGATGTATTGGGATACAAGTTGCTGAATATATGCCGTGTCCACCTCACCGGTTGTCCCAGATGCAATATTTCCTACGGATTTTTGGAATAATTGAGAACTGATTAAAAGTTTAAGGAGATTTGTACGCCATTCTTCTTCGGTTTTTGAATCGCCGGTTCCAATAGAAATTGAATTTTTAGAACCACGATTATTATCAGCCTGAAGGAAATCGGTTAAATCGGATCGTCCTGATTTGGATGTGATCATATTACTGAATGTTACCTTGAGTTCCGGTGAAGTATCACAAGGATTCCATGTACGTCCGATTAATCTCAGCTTTACGCTATAATCGTCACGGATACCAAGCCAGATGTAGTTCAAAAGTTTAAAGTCATCTTTCCAGTCCTGAAATTCCGGAAGAACAAGAAGATTATCCATTTCGGTGGTAAAAGAATACTGAGGTTGACATACTTCTGATAACTTGCTCGTTGAATCATCATAAAGCTCTTTTGCAATGTCCACTCGATCGGAAGTGGTGTCCAATGATGTAATAAGAATATTAGAATTTGTATAATCAGTGTCTATGGTAAGATCACTAATCTTGATTTTTTCTGCATCTGTAAAATTAAAATCAGGATTATCTATAGACACTTTTTCAACAATATCGGCTCTTTTCTTTGTTAAAGAATCTTTCTTCGTTCCCAATTGATCCAATTCATTTTGTAACTGAGCTATTTTATATAGCAAAGTTCCAGGAGTAGACTCAGAACCTATATATCCACTTATTTCCTTATACTGAGAATGTCCAGCAGCATCGTACTGAGCTTCTCCACCAGGATATTTTGCCTGTTCATCTTTTGACAGCTCATTCCAGTCCTTCTCATAGGCCTTTAAAGCTGCCAGTTTTTCTTCGTACTTACTCTTTAAATTCTTAAGCTCTGTTGTACCGTATAAATCCCAGTTAGTTTCAAATTCCTTAACATATTCCTTTTTATCATCATCTGGAACTTGGTAATTCTCAATCGCAATTTTAATATTTGGGATGATATAAGAATTGACTTCAAGATATGTATAATAGCCGCCATAGCCGTTCGCTAAATCATACAGTAAATCAAGATATTTTTGATGGTCGATGTTCCCGCCTGAATCTTTCCACGGAATGTAACCTTCCTTTTTATCTGGATCCTCATATTTAGGATTAGGATCGACAGACACCTGGAGAGAAGTGAGGAGTGCGTTATAATATGAAAGATTTTTCTCCAGCAGATCCATCGTCATTTCGTCCCATTGTTTCCAATTATCTCCATCATTCGGAACACGATTTTCTATATCTGAAATTTTATCTCTGATATCTGCAAGCTCTTTAGACAAAGAAATAAAAGAATCTCTTTGCGATTCACGATACTTTATCCAATCTTTCATTTTTTGTATGAGTTCTTTGCTCATATAGCTTTCATTCATAAAATAACTATAATCAAAAATTCGCTCATCGTTAAAATTTGCAAGGCTAAGGGTAATATCATCCTTTCCAGCAACATGAAATCTTGTATACACGCTGTCTTCTTCACAAGAAACTTCAACACTATTCACCAAGTTCCGGAAGCCAATAAAGATATTTGTATTTAATTCTAAGGATTTTTTACTTATTGCCTTGATTTTTCGATTTATCGTATCAAACAAAAAGATACATTCAGCCTTTGGAGCAAGAATAGAAGTCATGAATCCGTATATATTGATATTATCTTCGTCAAATTGATACTTCATATCTCTAAGCAGCGGATCTATATCATTCTCATCGGCAGACCATCCAGGCATCTTTTCAAGGAGTATATGCATAAGAGATAATTCTGGATTATCTTTTCTGTAAAATAATACATACTCCTTCGCAAGTCCAAGTTCATTTACATTATCTGTAGCAAGATATTCTCTGGAATCTTTATCTCCGGTATTGATTTTAAAACCAACTAAATCTTTGTTTTCAAATTGCTTTTCAAGAGAATAGGCAGTAACAGTTTTCTTTTCAGCGTATCCATCATTAGATATCGCTGGTTCCTGCATTTGAAAATATCCTATATCTTCAAGATACAATTCCATATAAACATGAAGAAGATCGTATCCGTTGCTTTCAACATACGATCCATCAACATTTATATAACGATCTACATCAAATGAAAGAGAATTGTAGTCTTTTGCCTGATCAGAATATGAGACAGAAGGTATATCAACACCATTCAGCTGAGTAATTATTTCTCTATTCGGCTTACATAAATATATTAGTTTTCCGGATTCTATCATGCGTATCCACCTAATCTCTTACAAGGAGCGTAATAAGAAATTGTCACATCAACATCGCCAGTAATTTCCAGTGTGTTTAATCCCGGAATTAACCGGAGCCAGTATATATTACCAACGTCAGACCATCCAAGATCCACATATGATACAATTCCGTTTGTCGTTGCATCAACGACAGTACATCTTTGACAATCTATCGTAATTCCCAAGCTGTCGTAAGCGTTTATCTTCATAGTGTTCCCGCCATCGGAAATAGATTTTATCGTTACGGGATCGGATTTTCCTGCACCTTCTATAGTTAACACTGGATAAACATATTCTTCCAATTCATCGGAATTACAAACAATAGTGATTTCTTTAGAGCCACGAATTTGATGAAATGTTCTATAAAAATTCCAACAGTAAGAACTATCATTTTTGAAAGTTACATTAACCATTTTCATACCAGGAACCCAACGGACATCAGTGAACAATCCTCTGTATAATATAGGAGTGCTATTACAGATATTGAATTCTACATAATCAGGAAGTTTTGGAGATGTAAGCCATGCGTTTATTGTCCTTTGTTCGTCAATAGTGAAAGCTTCTTGGTTTTCTTTAAATAAGGCTATATCAAATGTAATGGTATCGGCGTATGTTGTCCCATAGTAATTTGGCACCGGTCTGGTCAATGTGGCTGTTCCAGTATTTAACTCTCTTGATAATCCAGTTAACTCTTCAACATAGGACGGCTGGGCTATGCAAAGAGGAGAGGATATAATTGTACTTGTTGATTTATTTTTATATTTAAAGCTTGACATTTTTTCTCCTTTCTCCGTCATATAGAAAAGAGGCCGCTAAAATAAGCGACCTCGAATTTATTTGTATCCACGTTTTCTGATGTCTTTATAGATCTCTTTTGATACTTGTTTAGCTATATCTGGAACAAGCTTCCTGATATCCGCAGCAGTGCTGTTATCTGCCTGGCCAATTGTTATCAGAGGAGAAGAAAACTCGATATTCAATGGTTGGATATTCTGCATATTTGTCGTTACAGGAACAGTTTGTTTAATGGAATCATAAGCCTTTGAGAAAGCATCCATTGCATCAATGGCTTTTGGCATAAGAGCAGTGAAATTATCTGTCATAACAGATTCGCCTATTTTAAGAGAAGCTATTCCATTATCTCCATTTTTCTTAACTGTTTCTGCACTAACGACTCCTCCGTGAGCTGCACCTGGGAGTTTCGTATATTTAAAACCTCCGTCATGTTTGACATCCTTGAGAGTAATGCCGTAAGAGTTTAAGATTTTTTCGATTGCTTCGCTGGCAGAATTCGCACCGGCAACAACAGCCTTGGTAGCAGAATCAACGGCTTTTAAGATAGAATCAAGATTTTGAGCAAGGTCTTTTACATAATCGTCATAGTTCTTTTGAAGAGTTTCTTTCAATTCGTCAAGTCCATCAATCTGCAGTTCATATACATGATCTTTGATTGTATCCTGCAAATCATCTTGCCTATCTGACAAATCAGCTTCTAATTGAGCTTTCTTTGCACGAGATTCTGCATCCGTGATTCCATCAAGAGCATCAATTTGCTGTTTTAGAAGATTAATTTCTTTATTTTTGTTCTTTAAGGTCTTATCGTACTCGTAATATTCTTTTTTCTTTTTGAGAGCCTTGCTACGAGCGTCAATGACCTTATTTACAGCATCAAGTTCAGCTTTACTCTGTGAAGTGATGATAGATATAATAGCTTTACGATTAGAATCAGCAGAAGATAATTGAGACTGGATTTCTCCATCCAAGCGTTTCATATCTTCCTCATATTCTTTTTGGCTATAGTTAGCATCCTCACTCTTATATTTAAGAGTCAAAGCAAGACGCTCATTTACCAGATTCTGAATTGATCCAAGAGAAGATTGGTAATCTTCAAGAGACAGAGCCAAGTTCGCAATACCAAAATTGGTAAGCTTTCCATTGTCATCAAACATCATGTCATCTGTAACTAAGCCTTTTATAGCTTCAACGGCAGAACGTAGCTGTTCAGCTTTCTCTAAAGCTTTTGTAAATGTTCTGAGAAATACATTGTTTCTCATGTCATCAGCTAAGCTTTCAGTAGAAGCTTGAAGATTATTGATTTCTGTATCGCATTCTGTTATCTTTTTCTGCAGTTCAGCCCATTCTTTAGAGCCTTCTTTAATAACACCACTTTTTATAGATTCATCCAGCTGTGCCCGAAGTTTTTGACGTTCCTCATGTACGACAGAAACTTGCTTGTCAATGTCATCCATTTGCTTTTTGTAATCAGAATTCTCAAGCTCCTGTCCTTTGGCTTCTCTCAGTTTCGCTTGTGATTCATGCAATGACTGAAGAGATTCGTATACAGACTTTTCAGATTCATAGTACGATTGAATGTTTTCAAATTTTTGAACTTCGTTTTCTACAACTGCTTTGGCATAGTTTGCCTGAGAGCTTGCAGCATTTACAGCAGCGGTAGCCTGTGCCTTCTGAGCAAGAGTAAGCTTTTCTGTCGGCTCTTTTGCAGCGGTTTGAGCAGATTTGTATGCTTTTAACTCTTTGTTATACGCTTTGACCTGTTTAAGTGCATTGCCTTTAAGCCCTTTTGTACTAATGGCTTTCCCAGCGTTTAATGCTTTTTTCTGACCAGAGGAAAGCTGACTCATAATCTTCTTATCTTTTTTTAGAGAAGTTGTACGCTCTTTAACAGTATTTTTAGTTGACTTTACTGCTTTATTAACTTTATCAACCTTTTTGCTCTGTGAAATGACATTTTTTGTCGTCTTTTTAAGAGTATCCTGATTGATGACGTTTTGTTTTCTGGCATTTTCGGTTTCTTGATCCAAAAGCTTGTTCTGTCCAATAAAATCTTTTTTATCATCGTTATTTGTCACTATACGTTGAGCAGTGTCAAGCATTTGCTTATACTGTTTATATTCAGAATTTGCAATGCTTTTTGATGATTTTGCCTTAGAAACTTCAGCGGAAGCCTGTCTGTATGACAACAGAGCTTTGTTATAACTTTCAGCAGCTGTTTTCGCCTTTCCTTTGAGGCCAAGCTTCTTAATATTTATAGCCTTTTTCTTCTTTGTGGAAGCAGCTACAGAAGTTTTTACAGTCTTATTCTTAGAAGAAATAGACTTATTAAGCTTAGAACCAGCTTTGTTTACCGTTTTCTTTGCGGAAGTTTTCTTTTTATTTGCTTCTTTGAGCTTTTTACTTGCGGATGTAACTTCTTTTTTTGACGCGTTTGTCAACTTAGAATAGTCGGAAGAAATAGCGTTAGAATATGCAGATAAAGTAGAGCCGCCAGCAGACAAATTGGTGGAAGCATCCTGCAATTTTTGAAGAGAAGCAGAAAGTTTATCCAGCTTTTTCTGAGCAATCTCGGCAGGCATATTAAGCCACTGTTCGTACAACTGCATTTGCTGCTTTTTAAGGTCAACTACAGCCTGTTTGCATTCGGTAGCTTTATCATAGTATGTCTGATAATTAGAGATAGATTTGTACAAGTTTTCATCTGTTATTTCGTTTATATTGTAATTACCAGTTTTTATACGTTTTTTCCATGCTGCAGATAAACCGAGAGCATCTGCGTTTTTCTGGTAAGCCTTTGCACTTTTCTGATTGATAACAATCTCTTTATTTATTGAAGAAATTTCTTTCTTTAATTGACGTTTTTTAAACTCACCATTCACATAGTCTGTGATACTGTCAGCTATTTCTTTTGTCTTATTTGCAAAATATTTCAGTTTTCTGGCAATTCCATCAAAAATGTTTTGATTTTTCTTAGTGGAAGAGGTATTGTTGTTTGTCGCTTTTGTATTTGCATTTTTTGCTGCGGTGTTTGCATCTGTTGCCTTAGTATCATCTGACGTAGAAGTTACTTTTAAGTTTAATCCAGGAATAGAAGAGTAACCAGAACCCTGACGATTGCTTGCTAAAGCTCTTGCGTTTCCTTGGGCTAACGCACGGCCTCTACTATTAATTTTTCCTTTAGAGAGAAGCTGGCGTGTCTGCTCGTGGTTAAATACAATATCTCCAGCTTTGAGATGTGCGATTTCGGCACCATTCGCTCCCACTGTGAAGAAGCGGTTACCTCTTACAACAAGCTCTTCTCCGAGCTCACCAGTAAGAGCATCGGTATCTCGTGGTTCTCCTACAGTTCCACCAGAAGAATATGCTCTTCCAACATATCCATCATTAAATATTGCAGACTGAATAAAAGGAGTTCCTTGAGCTTTTGATTTTCCAGATTTGGCAGAAGCTCCCGATGCTCCAGATGTGCTTATATTTGCTTTTACGTTTACTGAAAATTCTTTGTTCTTCAGAGAAGAATCAATATCTGAAACTACCTTATCAGCATTTGCAGCAACTTTTATTTCTGGCCTTTTAGATTCTGCATAACTAACTGTTTCGTCAATCTTCGCCTTCGCTTTTGAATTATCGGCATCAACAGACATAGTTGCCTTGGTGTCGTTTGCCTTTGCCTCAGCCTGTTTTACCTTGGAATCAGCATCCTTGGTGTTAGCAGTGAGAGATAATTGCGTGTGAAGATCTCTATGTTGAGCATATTCGTTGTACGCATCTTGAACTTTTTGTTCACCTTCAGTAACAACTTTGACTTTAAGAGGATATCCATTAGCTACTTTTTGAGCTTCTTGTACGGGCTCTTCCGGATTTTCTACCTGAAGTTTTACACCGATAATTTTGCCATCATCGTTTTTATCTAACTCAAGACCGTATTGACTCGCAAGAGATTCGATGTCTTGATCTATTCCTGTTTTAACTGCCTCTGAATATTGGCTCTTTTTAAGGCTGTCTCTTTCTTTAATAAGAGACTGGATAGTTTTCGCAGCACCTTCGGTCTCTTTTTCTCTTGTCTCAAGATCTTTCTTCGAAAGAGTATCAAGTAGGCTCGATGTTTGTTCGATCGCTTTATTAAGCTCATCGACACGAGATTTTGCTCTCTCAAATCCTTCCGGATTTACTTCTGGGTCGGTATTGTTAAGTTCTAATTCTGCATCAGCAAGCTCGCTATACAGAGTAGTGAGTTTTTCAGTTCCTTCTGCCATAGTAGAGAAGAACACACCGTTTGCACCATACTCATTCAAACCAGTAAGGATAGACATAAACGGCTCAAACGCAATACCAACATCATCAGCTGCTTGTGCGATGTTTTCGAGATCAATATCCCATTGTCCATCTTTAAATGTAGCATAGCCTTTATTGAGAGCTTCCATATCCTGAAGAAGATTATTCATTCCGGTTCGAGGATCTTCAGTAAAGTATCTTTCTATCTTCTCCTGATTTTCTTTGAAGTTTTCGGCATCGTCATATCCTCCAGGAGAGAACATTTTTGCACCGGATTTGAAAGCATAATCTCCGACTTTACCTTCCTCATATAAGGTTTTTATTTTATCATAAGCTTCTTTGAACTTATTGTACTGATCAAGCGGCGTAGCTTTCTTCGCGTCTTCTTCGTACTGATCATATTCAGGAGTGGCACTAATTTCTAATGGGGTTTCAACCTGCTGTTTCAAGGTTTCCATTTGCCTTTTACAATCTTCAAAACAATCAGAATAATCATCTTCAATTGCTATTTTATACAAGAGCTCTCTGTCTCCGACGGTCATATCGTCAATAGAACTGATATGCTTCTTGAATTTATCTTTAAGAGATGATGTCTCACTATATAAATCTTTTTCGATATCATAGAATCCGAGCAGTTTTTTGATATCTACTCTTCGTCCCATGTCTTCTGGAAACAGCCCATAAAGAATAGAATTAATTTTGCTCGTATACTCAGATAAAGTATACTTATCTTCATCAAGATCAAAAAGACTGGAAATACTTATTTTCTGTTTATCACTAAGATCATAGAATGGCCCAAGAATTTCGCTATAAATATAATTTTTGAGGTCTCCTCTGTATTCTCCTTGGATAGTATCTGCATTAATAACATTCCCAAGATTATTTATTAATGCAGACTTGATGCTCTCGTCCAGTTCGTCATAAGAGCTTGATGTTTGAATAAACTGAGAAGCATAAGTAGTTATTTTCTTGAGATTATCAGCTCTCTGCATCTCTGCTGTATTCTTCTCTTTAAGAAGATTTGCGATGTCAGAAGAGTACTGATTTAACTCAGATCCAGATATATCTTGAGAAGAATAGTATTCTTTGAGCTTTTTCGCTTGTTCTTCAGTAAGTTTTTGATTCATCTGAAAAGCATTTGCTATTTCATTGCCATTATAAGTCGAAGTAGTAATTTTAGAGTAATTATCGAATCCAATGGCATAAAAAGCACTCGCAAGTGAATCCAAAGCATTTTGATTTGCAGCTATCGTTTTTGTTTCTTTTGTAAGAGAATCTATATCTGGAATAATGCTGGATTCAAGTTCGCTTTTGGCTGCTTTTTTTGTATCAATCTGTTTGTCAAGTTTGTTTAACTGCTGATCATATTTTTTATCCTGAGCCATAATGCCGTTATAGAGCGTATTGAGATCTTCCGCCATATCGGTATTTGCTATTTGACGTTGGACATCAAGCAAACCTTGGAGTTGTTCTGTAGCAGATTGTGCTCCATCGCCAAGGCTTAAGAGAGCATTTCCTTGTTCATCATAACCAGACACAAGTTCTGGAAATAGTTCTGCAAGTTGGTTACTGATATCGAGATAGTCTTGATATTCTTCCGTGGACAAAGATTTGTTTTCGTTGGTAAATTTATTGACACCTTCGGAGAGTGTTTCGTATTTCTTCCCTAATGCATCGACGGCGGCAGAAGTAGTAGTTATGTCATCAGAATTATCAGAAACATCTACTGCGAGATCTAACACAGAAGATTTTTTTTGAGAAAATCCTTTGTATATGTCATCAAATGCAGATTGTGCTTCCTCACCTTTTTTGATTGCAGTATCAGTGGCGTTGATGATGTTCTCCCATATCCACTTACCGCCAGCTGTGATAGCAAACATAGTTGCTTGAATAGCCATTGTTGTTAATGCACTGGAAGCGATTTTTAATCCAACAGATATAGCCTTTCCGGCCAAACCAACAGATTGCAAAGAACTATTTGCTACCTGTGCTGCTTCAGAAGATCTGACAGTAGCTTGAGCTAACCCATCAGCACTTCTGGCAGCCTCATCGGTGTTGGCAATGTATGTTTGAAATCCCTTTGATGTTGTTTCATCGAACATGTCGTCATTAGCAGCAATAAAGTCTCTTGCGGATTGACCTGAACGTTCGAAATTATCGAGGACATCTTTAGCTTCTTCTTCACTAAAGAATGCTGTACTTTGTTTTTTCCCATCTCCGAGTAAAAATTTTTTAAGAGAAAAATCTTTGGTTAACCCACTAGCCCATGATGAAAGTATCTGAAGAGATCCATCATTTTTCCTACCTAAATCAAAAATCGGACTGTGTTTTTACAGGCAGGTATGATATAATGATACAAATACTATAAGAAGAGGAGTAATGAGTATGAAAAAGAAAATGTTAATTCTGTTTATAAGTTCTACAATTCTGTTATCGGGATGCCAGAAGGATCCATTATCTGAGCAGGTTAGTCAGGAGATTTCCCAGTTGGAAAATGTAACTCTGGATGATGAAGATACAGTAACGGAGCTGGAAAATACATATGAAAACATGACAGATAAACAGAAAAATCAGGTAAAAAATTACACTGATTTGAGAGAAGCAAGAAAGAAAATTGAAGAACTTAAAAAAATACAAAATATGGCAGAAGAAGCATATGATGATCCTGAATATAGCATAGCAGTCGATGCATGCCACGCAATAGAATATGCTGTAGGAGCAGATGATGTATATGTAGATAGTGCACAAATCTATGACGACGGATACATGACTTACTTCAAAATTGGTTTTACATGCAATGCTGATACTGGGTTAATGATAAAAAGTATGATATTTACATATGAAGGCTATAAATTTAGCAATTTTTACGAAGAAGGAGATTCTCTATATAATGTATTAAATGATCATTTTACTTTGCCTGGAGAAAAAGAAAAAGCAAAAGAACTTAATACTGACGTTATAATGTGCCTTTTAGAGTAGCAAAAGCTACTCTAAAAATATCAGTACATTTATCTCAATCATATAATGTTATAGGCAATATTATACAATGTTTGACATGACAATACAATAATTTTATGTAACTTTTATAAAGCCCTATGCGGCTTATACAGTCCTGACTATCCATTAACAGTCATTGTGATTACGTTCATAATGGCTGTAAGCGATTATAGTCGATGAACCTTCCTTATTATAAAGGCTTGGCTGCGGATATTCTTATATGCTTTTATAATACATAGTTGCATATAATTCTTCTCCGTACCGGAGTTATAACCGGTAATCCGTAAGGATCAATTTACGCTTTTTTGCTCTACAACCTTGATTCTGAGACTAACTCAGTCACTCAGTTGATTGCGGGCATTTTTAAAAGAGGGCAAACTGTATGTATTTAGCCCTACCCGCACCGTTAAATGAGAATATAGTTGCGATACCGGCGATAGCTGTATTCAACAGCCCGAATTTATCCACTAAATCGAGAATAGTGGAACCGATATCTAAAAATTGTTTTGGAACATCAGAATCAAGAGCATTAACCCACATCTGGTTAAAGGATTCTGTAAGATTTTTTACGTGAGCATCGATAGAATCAAGATATGTATCCAGTTCTCGTGCAGCAGACCCGGAAGCGTTGAGAGATGTATTCATGACTTCCTCAAGCCTGTCTGGGTTCTGAACAATAGCAGCACCGATCTGAGCTCTGTTTTTACCGAACATTTTTTCAAGAATGTTCGCCTGAGCTAAGTCTCCACCGGACTGTTCTCCGATTTCTTTCCAAATTTTACCAATGCCTTTAAGAATTTCGTATGTTGATTTATAAGCACCATCGTCTGTAAGAATATCGAAACCAGCAAAATCATTCGATTTTACGGCAGTCAATGCTTTAAGTGACGCTCTCAGTTTTGAGATATTCTCGGTATAATCAGAAACGTCCTCTCCGGACTCTTCTAATTCACGTTTCGCTTCACTCGTACCTCGTAATCTTAGTGAAACAGTCTTAAGACCTGCACCTACGGATTCTGGATTCTGTACAACTTCATTAGCTACAGTAGTAAGAGCGACAGCCTCATCAATCGTGTTACCAGCAGCAACGAGAGCGGCAGAAGATCTCTGGAGAGAATCAACAATTTCATCTGTGGAGATTGCATAATTGTTACCAACGTCGTTCACTTTATCGATAAGATCCATAGACTGATCAGCAGTAATGCTGTAGGCCTGCATTACGGAAATAAGTCCATTTGTCGCATCCTGTATGTTGTCGTATTCAGAAACGTTTTTAAGAATTGCAACGTTTTTGGCCATTGTTGCAGAATCTTGAAGATTATGTCCAAGGCGGCTCCAATCGGCAGCTGACTCAGTAAGCTCTTGACTTGTAGTCCCAACTTCTTTAGAGGAACCCTGTACGGCATCAACGAACTTCTGATAATCTTCCGCAGTTCCGTCTGATGTCTTTCGTAATTCAGTCATTGCAGTATCAAATTCACGAACTACGTTTACGCCGCTTTTGATGAACTGTTTAACTTTATTGAATACGCTTAAAACAGTGACATAGCTAAGAAGCTGTTTTCCTTTTTCTTTCAGTCCTGATATGAATTTCTCCCCGGAAGATACATATTGTTCTTCCTGAGCCATGTATTCTCGTACAGAATTTGTAGCACGATCCCAGTTAAGAGCCATTGTTTGAATGTTTCCGTCATCTGTCTGCACTTTATAACGAAGAACAGTGTAATCTTTACTGAAATTTCCTTCGTCAATCATTTTTTTGCCAGCATCCGCCGTAACTTTTTGAGCCATAGTACGCATCTGTGTAATTAAATCTTCCTGGCTCGTACTTGTAATCTGACCAACGTATCTTCCCTTATTATTTACATAAAGGTTGTTATTTTTTGTGATGGCCTTTAAAGCTCTTTCCAAATTGGTAGCTAATTCTGCCGCATTTTTTGCATCTTCTTCAGTGACAAGTTTTGTCGGATCATTTTTAATCTCTTTTAGTTTGTCTATCATATTACTGATATTAGAAAACTCAGAACTGTCGATATAATCCGAGCTGGAAGATCCATTAAATCTTTCATATGCTGCACTTGCCATAACTTTATCAATTTTGTCAAGAGTTCCCTTTCTTGCCAGCTCGACAGAATTAACTTGTTGCTGAGCAAGAGCAAGGCGTTCACAAGCATCTACAGCTCTCATCGTAGCAGCAGCAAAATCAGCCATCTGAGAAGACATATCGCCATTAGCAAAAGCGGCAGGAGTGAAGTCAGTTACTAACTGTTCTCTTAGCTTTGCTAATTCAGAGGTGTCGATATTTTGCTTATTAAATTTTGTAATATTCTTTGTGAGAAAATCGGTGTATTGTTTCTGGAAAGAAGATGACTGCTTAAATACAGAAGTATTGATAGAACCTAACGCTTTAAGATTTGGGATGTTAGCCATCCAAGAAAGATCCATATTACTGAATACTTTAAAGTTAGAAAAATCAATCGACGAAATAGTAGCAAGTTTTTTAAAGTCAATATTCTGCAAAGATACAATTACTTGAACAAGGTCGGATGAGATGCTGCTTATATTATCAAGCTTTATTTTTTTGAACTCTTTGACTATCTGTTGGATTTCCATTTTTAGTATTTCAAGAGACCCAAGCTCGGAGTTAACCGAAGATTCTACAACGCTTGCTTCATTTTTAAATGCAGCAGTTTTAGCGTTTACAGCTTCTGTTACACTATTTACAGCGGCTTGAAGTGCAGCTTGATTACTCGCCTCTCCAGATGTTGTGGTTGCGTTGGCCGTATTTGTAGTAACAGGGGTAGATGTTGTAGATTCAGAAGTCTTAGTTCCTGTCAAATAAGGATTAACAGCAATTCCAGAAGAAAACTCTCCAGCAGATTTCTTAGCTAAAGCAAGAGATTCTGGGATTTCTTTGATTTTTGTTAAGAGCTCGTCCAGGCCAGAGTAAGAAAATTTTATCTCTACATTTTTTAATCCTTGAAGAGCTTCGAGTTGTGCTTTTAAATCAGTTATCTGATTATCTTTGACTTCACTTGAAGACATTGCTTCTTTGAGCCCTGCTGAAATGCGTTGGATTTCGTTTTTTGCGTTTTCAAGAGAAGAAGTTAAACTTTCTTTCTCAGATCCTAATAACTTATTTTCATCCATACTATTTTTTAGCTTTTCAGAAAGCTCCGAAATAGTGTTCTCTAAATCTTTTATTTTATTGACATACTCGTCAATATTGGATGAATCTGGCTTAACGGATTGAAGCTCTTTTAATTCTGCTTTGAGTGATTCGATGGTGTTTTTTGCGGCATTCAACTCTTCTTGAAGTTTGCTTACTTCCGGAGATCCAGAAGAAGATTCTCCAACAGAATCAAGTAAAGCTTGAAGATGTTGAATATTTGCTTCAACCTTTTCAAGCTCCAGTTCCGCACGGATTTTTAATGGATGAGATGCATAATCTGCTTTTATAGCATCGTAGTATGACAAAAGATCTTCTGACAATTTTGAAGAATCTCCGCCATTATTAAGATAAAATTGCATTCGTTGAGCAAAATTTTTTTCGTCTACTGCTTCACCGGATGCTGCATTTGAATATGCTTTTTCAATAGAAGACACATCCATGAGAGCGGCTTTTTGTGCCTCTATCGTTTTGATTAATTCTTCTCTTTTGGCGATTTGCTCATCGAGTTGAGCCTTTATCTTTTCTGAATCACCTGATGAAAACTCAGCAGTGCCAACAGAACTTACAGCTTCAATGACTTTATTTAATTCTTCCGTATAACTGCTTATAACATTTTCTTTTCCGGTTTGAGCAAAAGCTTGTACGAGATCATAAGAAGCATCTCTAATTTTTGCTATTGTATTCTCTATATTCTCAACATTGAATTGTTCGTCTATTGCTGGAAGAGTTATATTTTTTTTAGATGCTACAGAATCTACATCAGCAAGAACATTTTTTAATTCTTGAAGATTCCTGATATAATCAGCTATCTGCTGAACGCTTGCTCCAGTAGTAGAATCAGGAACTATTGCTGAGTCTTGAACTCTTTTTATAGCCCATTCACGATATTTGAGAAGTTTTTCCTCCACATTATCTCTCTGCAAATCAGTTGCACCAAGGGCTTCTTGTCTCAATGTTTTGGTTTGCCGACCATTAATATTCTCTAATTGGCTAGAGATTTCCTTTTTTGAAGACTTTGCCATATCTTCAAATTCTTTGAGTTGTTTCCTGTAAGAACTAGCATCAAAATTTAAACTGATAGAGCTGGCGGACATTTCTTTCATTTTACTTTTAGCTTCTTCAAGTTTGGCTTTTAATCCTGATAAATCATCTCCAATTTTAAATGAAACAGGTATTTCAAACTTGCTATTTTTAGCTTGCTTCTTGATTCTTTCGAGTTCTCTTTCAACTGCTTTATCATCCGCTTCAAACCCAAGCTTTATAATCATGCTGTCATCAGCCATTATTTAATCACCTACCTTTATTTTTTTACAGTTGCTGCGAATTCATTTGCTGCTTGCATTACCATCTCACGAGGCGTCGGACCGGTAATAATTTCATGGTAAGAGCCATCTCTTCCAGACCATCCATGAGAACCTCTGTTTATAGTATTCTCCATAATTTGTGAATCAGAAATTCCCGCATCAGCCCAAGATCCTTGCTCAAATTGGACACCGCCCCAGTAAATCCTTCCATTGGAACCTAATTCAACTTTTCGATATCTCCTTGGAGTACCAGCAAGAGTATTTGTCCTGTAATACCACATGGGATGATATTGAGTATAAAAGCTACCTTCTTGTCTAACTCTGACAGCTTTTAATGCAGCGGCATATAATTTGTCCGCAGCTTGTTGAGCAGTTCTGCGACACCTATCCTGAAGATCTTTTTTTAATAAGAGGCGAATATCCTTCATGTTGCATCATCCTTTGTAATTTTTAAGAAATGAAATTAATTCATCCATATTTGTTTTATCAATTTTTTCAGAGATTAAATTAGTCGCAGAGCCAAGAGTGTTAAATAGCTCCTGAAATCCTTGAGATAAGAGCCCATTTAATGTATTTTTATCTCTGATATAATCCGAGAATCTCATCTCAAACAAAGAGAGAAAAATATCGTATTCAGGAATCAATTCCAGAACATCCTGCAAAAGTTCATTTTCTGATAACGAATTATAGTCCTCTAAAGTGTGGCACTCTAAATCCGTGTAAGAAGAGATTGTAGTCATCAAGAAAGCAGTATGTTTTAAAATGGAATTATAGGTTACGATAAATCCGTCTTTTTCTAAGATGCTTTCGATAAGCTGTTCAATAATTATTTCTTTTACTTCAATAGGAAGATATTTTTTAACATTCAATTTTTTACGGCCGATTTCCGGATTTTTCTTATATTCTTCAATAAATTCATTTATTTTCATTTTTTTTAGCCTTTCTTTTTTCTTTTCTGATTTTCTCTAATTCATCGTATTCAATCCAACCAGTTGCAACTGTATGAGCCATCCATACGAAATTAAGTTCCGGATGAACGTAATACATCATTTTTCTTTTAATTTTTGCATCGGCAGTAGCTTGTCCTTTTGTATCCACTACCATGACTGACCCATCCGCTAATGTCAGTGTAAAATCACTTATATAATCTATAGAGCGGATTGATTTCCCGTTTTTCTTGAATGATGGTTGAAGCTGGTATTTTACCTGGCGTTCAACTTTCTTGATTGATCCGTCTTCAAGTCCTGGAATAACAACCTGCACATAATAATTTTTTTCCAATTTTGAATCGAACAGAATGGGCTCGTTCGTATAGTAATCAGGATAAGTTCGATCCTGTTTGCCTTTTTCTGTCATATTTACTCCGAACTTAGATCTCTTGCGTCGCATCAGCATCACCATGAGCTTTCCAAAGTTCGTATAATTCTTTCATTCGTTTACTTCTTTTAAAAACAATACACAAAGGTCTCTTTTGATTTCTACTGGTATCCCATAGGATATCAAGAACTTCAAAATCACATCCTTGTTGAAAATAAAATGACCATTGAGGGATATAATTAATATACAGAACCCTGTCAGTGTCATAAGATTTTCCTGTGATATTACTTGTAACTACCAATCCGTTTCTTCCTTTCCAATAAAAAAATAGGAGTACATCACAGTGAATGTACTCCTAAAATTTAATTCACTATGTTATTCAGTTTTTGTCTTCGTAGCTCTGATTGCCTTCGGTTTCTTTTCTGTCTTAAGAATGGCTTTCACTTCTTTTTGAACCTGTTCTGTTGCTTTTGGCAATACAGAAAGATCGCATGTTTTTAAGATAGTAAGAGCCTGTTCATCGGTATATTCCTTTAAAAAATGTCTCTGAAGAGTATCTACAATTTTCATGCAGTTTTCATCATGATACATAGATTTCCAGCGAGGTTCATTGCGATAATCATCACAATAAGGACAATAAGAGTACGAGGTATGGCAGAGCATACATGACCGTTCATATGCCATAGATACACCTCCTAAAGAAGAAATTAATCTTCTTTAGGGATGATGATAGAAACGAGCTGACGGCCTCTATCACAATAAGCCTGGTTTGCCTTGATAGTGAAGTTATGCGTACTATCTGTTGCAAATCCAATTTCGCTATCAGATGTCAGCTTAGCGTTATTCATAACAACGTAAGCATGAATCAGAGTAGTCTGATCACATACATCGCAACCAAGAACTTCCAGCATAAATCTACCAGCTTTAGGGTAGTTGTTTGCAGAGTTTGTTACAGATACAGCATTTTCTGTCTCATACTCGTAAATAACAAACAGTACGGAACCTTTCTCCAGACCTGTAGGCGGAGTCAGCTGTGTAGCACCAGAAGTATGAACAAAATCAGTAGCACTTGCAGAGCTTCCGTTTTTGTATCTTGTTCCCAGCGTAGAATCGCCATTCAGAACATGGATTTCTCTGATCTGACCAACCGGTTTATGTTTCAGTGTAACAGCAGCTTCTGGAGTTGCACCCAATTCAATTTCCTCGAAAGTAGGTACAATCAGCTTCTTAGTAGATGTAGCCACCTCTTTTTCTGTACCAGCTTGAGCCGCATACAGACCAAGATCGAACAGAGAGTTTTCTCCAGAAAATTCAACCGTTTTAGCACGCTCGAAAGTCATGATCGGAGATCCAAGCATATCTACCGCATCCTGAGTTTCTGTAGAACAAGATAAGCTCGGGTTTGTAATCTGATTGATAGACCACATGATAGAATCATCAGCTGCAGACAGCATCATTCCACGCAGTACACGGTCAATGACAAAGTTATTAACATCATATGCCATTAGTTATTTCCTCCTTAATTTTGTAATTCGACGCATAAAAAAGAGCCTCGGCGTGCATTACGCTAAGACTCTTCAATATTTCGCATCCAGTTAAGTTCTTTTTTGTTAATTTTTGACGTATCAATCATTCCGCTATAACATCCATTGAGGAGAGCAGTTGTGGATTTTATAATTTGAACTCTTGATACACTGTCCATGAAAGCCATTAGAGGCATATCTCGGACTTCGTTCAGACCATATTTGAATTCTGAACAATTTATTAAAGAAGAGATCAGAGGAAGAAGTATAGATCCTCGATCTTCGTCTTTTTTTTGGAGATGTTTTTTTCTGTCTTCTTCAATAAGAATCATGCGTACTGTTTTTGTAGAAGCACGCTCAACTTTAACTTTAAGATTATGTATTTTTCTTAAAATTTTCACAATTTTTAAATAAGCATAGTTGTCAAGAACTATTTCTTCACCAGATTTCGTATATTGAAACATAACAAGTTCATCTGTGTTAGTACGTTTACCTAATTGAAATTTGGTAAAATCCAGATCACCAAAAAACACGGACGTCTTTGACACATCTAAGTTTACTGATAACATAGCAAACAGATTGAAATCTGGTATATCTTCCCAACAATATCCAGCATCCCATAATTGAGATTTCATGTCAGACGGTATAGCTGTTAAGGCATAAACAGTCGAATAATAATCAGCTTCGCCCATCTCGATTACATCATTTACCTTTGGCTGGTGCAAAGTGATATAATCATTAATGGGATAATCATCACCAAAATATAACTTAAGTTCGTTTATATTTGAACTCATGTAAGTTTGTAAGCACCGCTTTATTCGGTGAGTTTGGTGTGATTGCCTCAAATTTAATCGTCCTGTTGCTATAATAACTATCTAAAATGCCTGGAACGTTCGATATTTCAACAAGCTGAGTGCCAAATATATTTGAATATGAGAAAATATCTCGTATTAAATAACTCAGCAAATCATGCCTAGATATTCCATAAGGAGTCTTGATATCATCTTCATGAGAAAAAACAGAAAAAATATAGACTTGCTGTTTCATATAAGAGTTTGTGGCGAGAACGTCGTCCTGTCTTATATCGAAACAGATAAAATTTTTGACCTCAGTGGTAGAACCTGGAACTCGGATATAATCAAAGATGTTGACATCTAAGTAACTATCCGGCTCTGACGGGTCAAGATTTGGATTATGTAGAGTTTCAATGATATCTGGATCGCTGTAAAGTCTTTCTTTAATGATCCTTTTGGCAGAGCAGATATCATCTTTAATATTGTTTATATCTCTGATCATATGCTCACTACCTTCACATTGATTTTATCTACGAGTTTTTCTTTGGAATATAATTCGAGATAAAAAGTTTTCCCGACAAGAGAATAGTCTTTTGAAGCTTTGAGCTTAAACACAGCAGAATTATCTTCATCAAAAATAGAAGAGTACTGATCCGGATCAAGCCCATTCACCGCCCAAGAAAAAACGTCATCATTTGAATATTCTTGAACGGAAAATATTTTATATGATCCTCCGACTTTAATACAAATAGGAGAGGAGCATTTGATAGTATATTCCTTGTCTGGTTTATTATCAGGAGTTATATCTATAGAATGGTTGTTGTAATAATCTGCAATCATGAGTTCTTTGTTGTCTCTATGCGGATTAAACAGATCTTGTTTGAAAGTGATGTATGTTACGCCTACCGGGAAAGTATCTTCTCGTTTTGAGACTTCCCAAGCAATAGGGTTAATCTGATTATCACTTATTAGAAAACGCATATTATAGTTTATTGTTTGCGTTTCTGGAGTTGTAGGGAAAAGTGCTTGATTCTGATTTTCTGGAGTTGTTAAAAGGTAATCATGCCACAATCCTGAATTGTATGAGTTACGTTTTCTTAACACTCCAAGACATTCGTGAATTACTCCATTGGCAATCCACTTGAATGTCCAATTGCACTTCAAAATATTGTATTTTACAAATTGGGGTTCATCTGAACGTCCAACGATTATCCAACGATTATAAGTTCCTGTGTCATCAGGAATATCTACATATTTGCCCATCGGATAGTGCACGCCAGGACGAAATTGTAAATGATAATCGACGGCATCTTTCGAGATTGAATAGTAAGTATAGGTTATGTATTTTGCATCAACGGGCTCATCGTCGATGTAACATAATCTATAGTTGGTATCTCTTTTAAATGTCTCATTCATTATCATGTCTGATTGATTTTTTAGTGCTTCGCCCATGTACGATCCAGAAGCCTGTAGTCTTTTTTTATACAGCTCAAGCATTGTTACCACCAACTTTGCTTTGAATATTCCGAACCATAGCACAACTATCAAGAATTGCTTTCCGGTACAAATAAAAACTTTTTTCATTCCGTGCCGATTCTAAAATACAAATAATTGTAAGCCATTCTGGATATGATTCAAAAACTTTAGACATACCGACAATACGAAATAGCGTTGCTTCAAAATGTCCTTCCAACCGTTCATCGTCATTTTCTTTGTACGGAAGAAGCTTAAAAATCTGATTTATGAGATCGTCGGTATTTTTGATTATCATAAGATCAGAGATATCGCCATAGATAGAGTCCATAACTATCCCTCCCTCGATGACCATATACGGTTCTGATATCCGTAATCACGCATAAGTTTTTGAGCTCTTATTTCAGAACGCCTTTGTAGAGCCAATAATTTGTCTAACTGATTTGCTTGAGCATAGAATTTTTCTTCTTTGCCACCAAAGAATTGAGAAGTGTATAAGACGGAATTTAACTGAGGTGCCAACCATTCTCCAACCATAAGTTCAGCAAGAATCTCTAATTCGATATCGAGGAGATCGAATGAAAATTCTTCTAAATCATCGTCACGATCAGACAAATCATGTTGACATCTTCTAAATTTCGCAATAGCACTTTTCATCCATCCGTTCATCATGTCACGGACATCTTCGTCGTTCATTTCAAGCATTTTGAAATCAGTTATTTTCTGTGCAAAGCGATCATATATGTCTTCATAAGAAGTCAATAAAATCACCCGCTTATCCGACAGCCGTGGTAAGTAAGTCAGTTCCGCAAACTTCGTCTACGGCTTTTATTTTTGCAATACTGTCAAAAGTTCCGGCTTCGATTCTGGTTGCAACCTCGATTTTGATCGCATTTCTCAGGCCTGCCGGCGACTGTTTTAAAGCCTTCTTAAACTGTGCGATTGGAAGCCTTAAAATCTGAGATAAATCTTCCGTTTTGTACATGCTTTCGTACAGCGTAGCAATGTCTTTCCATCTCGGATCAGCCATAAGGTCTTCATCTTCGATGATGAAAAACGGAGTATAGATGTATCCAGAACGACTTGCTTTCAATGTATACAGATCTTGATACTCAACTTCTGTAATATCACCATAAGCAGACCAGGTATACAAAATCCCGCTTTTTTTACCAGGAAGAAGAAGTTCTCCTTGAGTGATAGAACGAACAGGGATTAAATCATTTGCTTTAAATGTACGGGCTGCTTTAGCAACAGGAGCAGAAGCGGCAGTATCAGTATTTTTTTTCGTAACTGTTTTTGTTGCCATAAAATCTCCTTTTCTTCCTATTAAAATAGCTCCGCACAATTAAGCACGGAGCCGGTTAATATTAGGCTGTGATTGTCCACATACCAAATTTCTTGCCGATAACAGTAGCTACACCCATTTTCATCTGATATTCATACTCAAATGTCATATCCATGTTAGTAGCGGAATCAGCTACTTCATAGAAACGAGGTTCGCCCTCATTGAAAATTTTGATGAAACGGTTGTCTGCAACAGGCATAATCAGCAGTTTATTATTGTCTACCTGCTTGGTCGTTGTGTCATTCGGAGCAAAGCTCTGAGGAATTTCAACCAGACGAATTCCTTCGAACAGACCAAGGCGACCGGTTGTATGTCTTTCTTCTTTCATGGAATTAGAAATCCACTGAACATCAGCAAGTGCTGTCAGTTTGGACAGAGCTGTTTTGGTTCCCATGATAACTACTTCATCGCCGGTTGCTGCTTGAACATCTTCGCACAGAGTCAGCAGTGTATCTTTTACAAGGGCTCCGGTCTTTGTGAACTGAGAAGTTGGCAGTACTTTATTACCTGCTGCCATTACAGCTTCATAGACCATATCATTGATTTTCTTATCAAATGCTTCGTAAATTTTCTGTACAAAAGCAGCCCAGTCAATTCTACCAGCCATAAACAGTTCGAATTCTGTGTATATTTTTACACCGTAAAAAGAGGTCTTTACGGAGAAAGTGCTTCCTTCATTCAGTCTCTGTCTGATCAGATTGTGATGGTTTCCGGAAAATTCAGATACGGTAAGAATCATTTCACCCGGAACATAGAACTCATTCGTATCTCCGTTATCCATAGATTTGATTTCTACATTTTCATTGAAAAATGGATTATCTCCCCATCCACTAACCAGCAGATTTTCTACCGTTTCTTCAATAACTTCATAGATATCTATTTTATGTCTACGAATAGCTTTTCGTAATTCACGTCTATTCGATGTTTCGTCTACTCCAAGAACTTGAGACATAACTTCCTTGATCTTGTCGTTTGCTTCATCTTTGCTTACTTTTTCCTGTCCTCTTGCTGTGTCAAACATGAGCTTAGAAAAATCCCCGTAAGAATTCACAGCAAAGACAGTTCTAGTCTCTGGATTAGAAAATTTAATCATCTTTTACGGCTCCTTTCTTAAGCTCCAACAGCCAGTTTGTTGGTTGCAGTATCTACAGTAACTTTCTTGCCTTTTTCAGGGGTTTTTGTAACAAATCCTTCAGCGGACAGCTCAAAAATGTCTCCTTTAAACAGCTCATAACCTCTAGTAATATCACCATTCTGGTTATAAAAGTTGGATTCATGTTTCATAGCAGTTGTGTATTCCTCGTAAATCAGAGGTGTAGTCAGGATGAGAATTGCATCTCCTGGATTTGTTACTTCCACATACCAATTTCCGTTAGCGGCTTTATCCAGAATGACTCCTTCAAATCCGGTAACTGTCATATTGGCTTTGTATACTTCCGGTTTTACATAAGCACCTTTAGAAACCAGAACACCATTATCCAAATCTTTTTCAATCTGAATATTGTAAATGTTTCCAGTGATGGTAGCTTTCAGTTTGCTTGAACCGGCAACAGCATGTTTAACAAAGTTGATAAAACTTGTTGCCATTTTTAATTTCCTCCTTATTTTTGGGCATCAAAAAATCGCCCATGGGAACATGAGCGACATGATTAGATTAAATATTTTTATTTATTTGCAAACAGAGTTCCATATGGAGAATAATCAGCGGACTTGCTTGCACCAATGTTTACTTTAATGTTTCTTGCAGGAGAAGCATTAAATGTTTTATGAGAAGACTTCACGTATTTAAGAAGGAGAGAATCACATTTCTCTTGAATTTCTTTTGCACTGTATTCTCCAGCAGAATTTTTCAATTCCTTGAATTCTTCTGAATCTTTGATACATCCATAGTCTTCAGATTCAAATGTGGCGGTCTTTGCTGCGTCTTCTTTTTCCTGTTCGTATTTATTCAGAGCTGTTTCCATCTCAGAATAATTAGCTCTCATTTTATCAAGCTCATTTTCTTCTTCTTTGGTCAGGTATTTTGCAAATACTTCGACTCTATCTCCGGAAAGAGAATATACACCTTTTCTTTCTTTGTAATTTTGCTTGTAAGCTTTGCCTGTCCAATAATCAATCATAACAAGATATTTGTCATATACTTTTACGCCATAGTAAGCATTGTCCTGTTCTGAGTATGATTCATTTACAACTTTTTCAAGAGCGTAAATTACCTCATCAAGAGCAACCTCAAATGTATATGTAGAGTCATTGACTTTTACAGAAAATTCTTTAGTTGTAGACTCTGGATCATTTTCTGGAACTGGCTCCTTATTGAAAACTTCAGCAAATTTTGCTTCAAGTTCTTCATCAGTCAGTCCATCGGTATCAAAAGTTAAATCTTCAATAGTAACATTGTACTTGCTTAAAAGTTCTTCTAATTTCACCGGGCATTTTCCTCCTTCCTGTATTTCTTTTATCTGAAACTTATTTAAAGTATCATTCAATTTATTTAATGTTTCGACAAGTGCGGATTCACTGAACATGGAATTATTTTCTCGGCTAAAATCTTCGAGCGTAATATTAGAGCCAACCATGCCAGGCTTAACGATGTTCCCATCCTCATCTTTTCCAAGTACAGTACATCCATTGAAGATAAAGTCATTGATGTACAGAAGCTTGTCTTGAGGAGAATAAGCCAGTTCTTTTACCGCAAGCTCTACAGATACAGAACAAGTACCCTCTCTTTTCAGAACTTCTGCGGCATGCGTATAATCTTCATACACAATTGCGTCTGCCTCAACATATGTTTTATCTTGCTCGTCATCATATTTAAGGGTAGGGTTACATGATTCTGGAAAGTGCCCAATAGGAATTTCCTGATATTCGATATTGCCATCTTCATCGACAGTCATATTGTGACCATAAAATTCCCACTGATCGTTTACTTTATGTAAGAATCCAAGCAGAGGTCTATTAGGAAGACTACTCATGGCTTTTTCCATTACTAGCTTTTCTATATAGGAATGATTGATATTTTCATCTATATGGCACGCTTTAATATGAGGACGAAGTAAACCCTCTGAATTTTCATCATCGGATGCAGAAAAATCTACAGTTCCATGAACCTGAACATACAGCGGTTCGCCGTTATTATCTGCTGCACTAAATTTTTGAATTTCGTTATTTTTGTAGAAGTTATATAAATCTTCTAAAAACAGTAATTTTCTATTCACCAAACACCCTCCTCTCTAAACAAACATTTTATCTGTATAAGAAATTTTACTTATATCTACCTGATCTGAAAAAACTATATTTTTGCAGTTTAAAAACATAGTTATTCCATTCGACTCAGAACACACCTGAAACCCCAAGTTACGAAGCTGAGATGCAGTAAGTGGATCAGATGTTACAATAAAATAATCCGGTCTATTCATGTTCATCATCCTTTTACAGCCTTTGTTTTATCATTCTTATTTCCATCCCTTGTTGCAAGTCCTTCATCTGATAAATCTTCAGCATTTTTTTCAGGAGCACCTGCAGTACCAGATTGAACGTAACTAGTCTGTAATGGCTGCCATAATTTTGTCTTGATCTCAAGAGCATTTTCCATGTATGTAGAAGCCATTACTTCATAAGGAGTAGATCCGAGAGCAGTAGCGTAATCCATTGCAACCGGAAGTCCTAGAGTAGCTGCGTCTTTCATCACAGAAACAAAATCATTCTGGCTGAAATATGTGATTCGGTGGAATTTAAAAATGAAATCTTGTGAATAATTGAGCTTGATATATGTGTTCATCCAAGCACTTAAACGATCGACATATTTGAGAGAAAGAGATTCATCGTTTCTAATTGACTGCATCAAACCAACAGAGTTAGTTGATGCACCACCGGAAACAACAAGTTCTGAAACTCCAAGATTTGAAAAGAGGTTATTCATAGCTTCAGCAAGTTTGTTCGTATCTTCAGCTTGATTTTTATTATTAAAATTTACGACTTCCAAATCACACGGAGTATAAGCGGTTCCGACAAGAGCTGGAACTGCTTCATCAATCATTTCTTGAATCATTTGAACTAATTCAAAAGACACTGCGAAATCATCAACTTCATCCGTATTTGGAATAAGAGGAATCTTACTGAGCAGAAGAATATAGTTTTCAAGCTCTGTTTTTGATGCTAAGATTTGCTCGAGATCAAGAAGATCTAAAAGACTGGTAAATACAGGTAAAAAGTACGGAAGTGCCATATCGGCATCTTCGTCTGCAAGTAAACAAATTGTTTTCTCTGCTGGAAGCTCAAACCATCGGTAATCATTTCCTTTAGAATTATATTCGTTATACCCGTCTATGAAGACTTTATCCCATACGCCGTCAGTTCCATTATCAGTGCCTTGTACATATTCTTTGTTATTTCCTTGGTTAAAATAATTGGCATCCATGTAAATAACATATTCTCCATCGCCAGTAATAGCAGATATCTTACAATATTTTGGCTCAAGTGCATGAATAAAAAATCCATCTCCGTCACCATCATATATGTATCCGTAGAACACGCCGTCTCTTAAGGCGGTTGCAATAACTTTTGAAAATTCCCTCTGCATATTAATCTGCTGGAGTTTGAGAGAAACATCATTGTAAGATTTAATGAATTTCTGATAATCAATCCCTTTTGTAAAGTCTGATTTATAGACAATGTTATAATAGAAGAGAGGCATTTGAGAAAAATATGAAAGTATCTTTTTGTAAATCATTGAATTTCGTGCCAAAAAAGCAGAAATTTCACGCAGAGTATCTATATTGTTATATGGATTCTGCGTATATTGTTTCACAAGTTCTTTTGTATATCTTGTAAAAGTTTTTGTTTTTGTTTTCCGCACGTTTTGAAGCATAACTTCTTTGACCTTAGCATAGTCAATTTTTTGACGCACGGCCTTAGTTTCTTTTACTTCATTGCTCAAAAACTCGCTCCTTTCAGTAACAAAAACGCTCTCCTAGAAGGACACAAAATTAACAAAGTATTTTATGTAACATGTACAAAGATTTTTTGATCCTTTTAATTCTGATAATGTATGAGATAGGAGAGCGAGTTTGTATATTTTTTGCAATTATGAGTAAGTTGTAACTTTCTTAGGGGATCTAATTTTGAATAATTTAGACAAGTCCTGTTTAGGTTTTTGACGATTTATAATATTTGATCGTCTCAGCAGAGAGAGCTGATAACTGAGTAATGCAAGAACGTAAGCTCTATCATCATGCAGACGATTGGCTTTTTCTGGAGCAAGGTCGAATCGGTCTTTGCCGGAACTCTGTTTAAACCTGTAAATATTCACAAGCTCAGTTTTTGCGGCATCAATCTGTTTTAGTGCAAGCTCTTCATCTCTTTCAAGATTGTGCACTCTTGTTTCTACAGAAATCCCTTTTTTACGCAGGGCTTTTTCTTCCTCTTCAGAAGGATAGGTATACCTCTGACGTAAGATTTTCTTTCCATCCGTTTCATATATGAGTTCGATACGACCTTTGTTCAAATATTCTTCCGGAAAGATTATCGCATTGGCTTCGATCATTTTAATCATCGATTCAAAAAGTTCTGACTTATATTTAGCAGGAGATATAAGCCTTAATTTATCTCTCACAGCATTCGGGAATTTCTTATCATCGCCTTCATTAAATACAGGATCGATAAATCCTCTACGAGTATTTCCATCTTTGTCCTTCCAGTCAAGGCATAGGAAGTCAGTAATTGGAACACCCGATCCACCAGAACCGGCATCAACAAGGATAGAAACAAGCGTATCATACGAGCTATCATCAACTGGAACATAATCGCTAATGAGTTTTTTCAATATTTTAATCTGGTTTGGAGTACTCATTGGGGTTTTGTTTTTCTTCATGGTGTCTGCAAGACTGACCATATTAACAATCCGCATTTTCCATTCTCCAGATTCCGTCTGAAAATATTCAGCAATTCCAACTACAGAGTTATCATGCTGCCTAGCTGGGTCGTATGCAAAGCCATATAATTTATCCTTTGAATCATTCGATAAAACAGGAACCATTGGCACAGAATTTCTTATTATGGATGCACGACGTATGATTTGCCCGTCGCCGCCTTCTGACGTAAAAATATTCCCGTATTCTCGAAGGCCTGCTTCTTTGTCTTCACGCATACGAGAATCAATAGTTTCTTGTGTAAGCAATGCCTGGGGTAAAGCAATGCCGTGTTTAGTTGCATGAATTACCATATCTGAGTTAATATCTGCACAAAAATATCGTTTATCACCTGCATCCATATGTAATGATGCTTCACGGTATTTTTTGTAAAAATATTGATCAGTTCTTCCGGCACTGGAAGCATAAATCAACTGATTTGCAAACGGCTCTGGTTCTGTCTTCAGATCATCATCTGAGAGATCTACACCAAGACCAAATTTTGCATTTTGTGTACAGAATGGTTCAGATGTTGTGAATAATTCTTCATTTCCGACGAATCCCGCTTCGTCATAAAAATTTAGGTTAGAACGCTTACTTCTGTTTCCGTCGAAATTACCGTTAAGAGTAAAGACTTGTGAATTGTTATAAAGACCAAAGCGATAGGATGCTGGATTGTGAACAAAACCATCACTATTCGCACTTTTGACAAGCTCGCTACGGTAAATATTCGTAAGCGTTTTAAAACTTGGGATTTGATTTTTGACAAACTTTTCAATTTTTGTAAAAAGTTCGATAGACTGAGAACCGACACCGCATAAGATGTAAGAAGTGTGGTTAGGAATGAGGAGAGTTTTAGTCATAATAAAGATACTTCCTAAAATACTGTTATGTGTTACAGTATTTTTCTCGCCGCAAAGGTACAAGTGGGACGGAGAATCTACCATGATGCACTTTGTTGGACGAGATTTTACTTTTGATATTCTTGTTATAAATTTTTTACCTATTTGTCCTGCACTGATATAAGTAGGAACCAAATATATCGGTCTGTAAGATTTACAGTAATTCTCAAAAATAGTTCTTGTGTTGACTATTAAATCTTCTCTGGAAAGAGTAGTAACTGACCACAAGTGATCGGCATCGGCAACTATTTTTTCTCCGTCAGAAAACTTAATTTCATAACAATCGTGATTCTTGAAAATAGGAGAAATATTGATTGCTCTTGTTGGATTTCCATTTTCATCATATACATAATCACCTATCCGAATATCTCTCATCGTCCTATCTCCATCTGGAGTAGGTATTCTTGTGTCAAGATCTAGTGCTTTTCCAGACCCACGTGAACAACACCATACAACATATGGAGTGTTCCAGGACATCATAAAAACGTACCTCTGGTAGTCCATGAATTCGACACCAAAGATACGTTCTGCAAATAGCACCGGATTTCGTCTTCCCCAGTTAACGAAATCAGTCCAGTACTGGTATTGTTCCATTTGTCTATTTGATATGTCTAAGATATTTGGATGTTCAAACACCTTATAGTCTGATGGAAGATAAAGGCCGTTTTCATTAAGGACATAATCACTCATCTGATATCAATCTCCCGTTCTCATCCATTAGCCCTTTATCGGTGAGATATTTTTTTAAGTCCATATTTTCAACGAGCAAAACCCTCAATGTTTCAAGAGCAGAATCCCGCTCTTTTGTAAGAGTTTCAACGAGCTCTACTTTGATATCCTTAATTTCCTGAGCGATGTTCTCATCGTAGCCAATCTGAGCATGTCTTGCCTTTTCGCTCAATTCCGCTACCTGTTTCATACCTTCACATGTGCCGACATCAAACGTGTTAACTTTTGCATCACGATATCCGATTTCGGTAAGAGCTTTGATTTTGCCAGCCAGCGTGTTTGCACCTTTGGATTTGTTATTGTTGAAATTTACAGAAATGCCATTATCCTTGGCAAGAGTAGTAGAAGAGCTGATCAGCTTGTTGACGTTGGCTGTTAATTTATCGAGGGCACCAATATTACTGATGAGATTGGTGGGATCTGTTACATAGGCATCAATGATGTCGTTAATTTTTTCCACCTGATTATAAGTTTTGACAATCTGAATGATTGCCTTCATTTTCATACCGTCATTTTTGCATTCTTCATCAATGAAACTATTCAAACTTGCATATAGGAAAGGTTTGTCCTCATCGCGAGCATATTTTTCGAATGGATCGTAACCTACCTGTTTGATAACATCTCTTTTGTTTTTTATGTAGTCTTCCTCGATAGCATCATTAAGAGTCTTTTCTTTCCTCTCTTTTTCAGCCTCAAGAGTTGATGGGAGAGAAGAGTCCAATTTTCCAAGATTGACATTAGTCTTGAACACGTCTCCGTCTTTCCATCTCATTGTTCTGTACTGCTGCATGCTGACATTTTTCATATAAGCAACCCACATATTGGTCAGAGGGGTTTTGCTGCCTGGATTATGTAATTCAAAATAGCTGGAGTCCCATAAACTGTTAATAAATGGTTTATCCAGATACTCAAGAGCCATCATTACAGTGGCTTTCGTAGGATCCATCCTGTTTCCGTCTTTATCAAGAGGGCAAGCAATTTCATATGCACACTTCCTACATACGGAAGTAACTCCAGATTTTAACCTTGTGTCGCTGCTTAAATAAAACATCTTTTTAGCTTTGTGTTTTCCGCACATATTGCAAAAAGCACTTTCTTCGTAGAACTCAATTTTTTTAGTGAGTTCTTCATTTTCTAGCCTAAGTTGAGACATGGTTTTCTTCGGAGCGGTTTGAGATGTAGTTTTCTTAGTTTTGGACGGAGCCTTTTTTGTTACTGTCTTTTTTGCAGTTGCCAATTTATCACCTACCATCAAAAGTTATATTAAAGATACGATCTATAGGTTTTTTATCCGTTACAAGAAAAGCCATCTGCTCCGGAGTACCAACAAGTCTGTTTTCCATAGCATAATCATCCATTCCGCTCAAACATCCACTGGCAATTACGGAAACATTATCCGGTCTTGAAAAACCATTTGTATGTCTGTGCCCCATTAACACGACATCCGGTATGTATCCAAGCATTTTTGTCATAGATGTGACAACAGAAGATGGTGCGTCGTGATGGCCATGTACTCCAACAAATTTATGACCTCTAACTTCAAAAGAACATAATTCATCATTATAAGAATTGCCGTGAACGAATACGTTTTGTATATCTCGAAGAGAAGCTTCCATATAAAAAGGAATTAAGCTATCAAGATATTCTCCAGACTGATTTTCTTTTTTCTGAGCGAACACTCTGGAATGATTGCCAGGGCAACTATACACATGAACATTGTTGTAATATTTGCAAAGCTCATACACGAAGTTTGAAATCAATATACTTACAGACTTTACCTGAGAAATTACATTCTCAGCATTGGCAATACGGATGGTGCTGTGAATTATTCCGGAAATCAAATCTCCGCCAAGAAATAAATGACAATCTCCAGAAGAATGGTCTCTTTGAATCTGTATGAGTTCAGTGGTATATTCCTGCATTCGTTCTTTTGCAATCTCTGGGTTATATATATTGAATCGATTATTGCTAACAATGCCATAATGAATGTCTGATAATACCGCAACAACATCATTATCTGTATGCTTGAGCTGTTCAATGACAGAAATAGAAGGGAAGCGGTATAAATTCGTTTCAGGGTCATTAATAATACGTTTAAAAATATTAATCATATTGTCGCTTCGCCCACGCTCGCGTATCATTTTATTGAATTCATTCCGTTCATCTCTAAGTTTCGTTGTCTCCATCTTAATTTCAAGAAGTTTTTCATCAAGTTCTTTACTTGAAAGGGTAGCTTTTTCTTTAAAATATTTCATAACAGCATAACCGGAGTAGTTTGTTACAGATGCAGCCTTTCGCAAGCTGTCTTTGTGAACATTCAATCCAAGCAAATCAACTATGTCGCTCCATTCAAGGTCTTCCGGCTTTTCCTCAACTTTTATTTCAATCAATCTAAGACCGTATTCATATTCGGACTCATTACTTTTCTTTAAATATCTTTTATTCAATTCCTTTTTCTTCCTCCAATAAAAAAATAGCCCCTAGCGGTAAAATGCTAGGGGCTGTAAATTATTCGGCTTGCACAAACTCCTCACTTGGAAGTTCGCGATCCTTTTTAATGGTGATACTAATACCTTCAACACCATCCCATTCTTTCAGGATGTTCTCAATAAAATATACATTTTCACCATCTTTCAGATATTCCGTAATGGTTCCGGCATCTTTGTCGATTACGGCTTTGGTGTATGTAATGGTTTTGTTGTATTTTGCCATAATTAGTCCTCTTCGTTTGCTGCGGTTTTCAGTGATGGCATTACTTTTGCTGTAACTCTATTCTTAGCTGGTACAGTAACCGGTTCACCAGTCATCGGGTTACGTGCTGTAGTCTCATCCACGTGGAATGATTTTACAACCAGTCCCGGCAATACTTTAATCTCTACGGCGTTTTCTTCATTTGCCTGTGCCAGGTTTGCTTTTACTACAGTATCCAGGGCAGCGAATACTTCTTTTACTGTTTTCTGTGTCATTCCAGATTCTGCTGCTACCTCTTTTGCCAGTTCCGCTACATTAATAGTTGTTTTTTCCATTTTAATTTTTCTCCTTTTATTCGTGTTTTTAAGGCGTAAAGCCTAATATATGATTTCGTCCAACTGAACGTCTTCACCAATGATATAGTCTACGCATCCGAGAGACTTTGCCTCATCGTTCGCATACATGTAATATTCTTTTTCGTACATATTGTCATATGTATCACTATCAATTGCCGTTCTGGAAATTGTATAGTCTTTGATTCTTTTTTCCATAGTATCGAAAAATTTCATCGTGTCTTTTGCCTTAGAAGAGCTATTGCTGACACTAATTTCTCCGTCATGCATCATAAGAATAGAATTCTTGAACGCATAACGCTTATGACCGGCGATAAAGATATGAAATCCCATAGAGCAACACTGTGAGAAACACAGAGTATATACCGGTGTTTGGCTCGATGCAATCACATCAATTACATTAAAACCAGCAATGACACTACCTCCAGGTGACTGGGTATACAGCCAGATAGGTTTTCTTTTATCTACAGGAATATCCTTGTCTTCGGCATTCCATTTCAGGATGTATAAGGCAATTTTCTCAAGAATCCCGGAATCAACACTCTTGTTGAAGATAATAATCCTCTTGTCGAGGTATTCCTGGATGAGATCATCTGTCATTTCCGAATTTCCGCATAATTCAAATAATTCTTCCATTTTTTATCCTCTTATTTTCTTTAGATTTGTTCTGAGTTACACAACGTGTGTGCATCAAAGAGTGGGAGAAGATAGAGTCGAACTATCCGTGACCGAAGCCATCAGTTTTACAGACTGACCCGCTACCCCTACGGTATATTCTCCCATAATAGCGGGGGCAGGATTTGAACCCGCGTATATAGGTTATGAGCCTATCAAGAAGCCTCTTCTTAACTCCGCGTTAATATTTTTTTGCAGGCGACCTTCGCAAGAACCTGCTGGCTTGCCGATAATTTACATGGTCTCGTATATCTCTTACGCTGAACCATCCTTTCTCCACAAACACTGCCGTAAGATATAGATCCTATGAGATATTTTTGACGAAGGTTTTAATACTCTTATTGGGACTCGAACCCAAATGATTTCTCCGTAGCTTTTGAGACTACTGCGTATGCCAATTCCGCCATAAGAGCTCAATGAAGGCAAAGGGAGTCGAACCCCTAATGTTTCTAATGTAGCGGATTTTAAGTCCGCTCTGTCTCTCCAGTTGCAGCATGCCTTCAAGATTACGATTTAACGCAGACTATTGCGAACTTGCCGTCTGCGAGGGCGGCTCTTTTAATTTCTCCTATTATTGGATATGCCGCAATGACATAACTGCGGAATGTGGGTGCGATCTTGCCTAGGTTCAAGCCTTTACCCCGGCGGATCCAGTACAGGTACTATTTCCGCTGTGCCTTACACTCTATTGCTGTGTATGCCGTTCATCGCATTTAATAAAGGTTTTTATTGATTTATGGAGACAACCCATAAACTCCCCCAACAGGACTTGAACCTGTGACATCCTGGTTAACGGCCAGACGCTCTACCAACTGAGCTATAGGAGAATAATAAGTAAAAATAAAATACGGAAAGCAGATACCTTGAGGCATACACTGTTTAGCAGACAGGTTCTATACCATGTAGATTTACTTTCCTGAAAATAATGACTCCGGCGGGATTCGAACCCTGCATTTCAGCCGTGAAAGGGCTGAGTCACTAACCGTTAGACCACGGAGCCAGGCTGCATAGGCTGAGATCTTGACCTATACCACTGTCATCTACCATCGTTGGAAATGGTTGATCACACAACCGGTTAAGCTGTAGACAGTAACGACACTGATTTTGAGAAAATCAGCAAAATCTTGCAATGAGGTATTATAGATTTCCTTTCCGCACATCGTCCCTTGCGAGGTTCAGAGATTGCAGTCTCTTACGGTTGCACATAATCGTACTTTCTTACATGTTGCCTTGCGAGCTTCATATATCACCATATTTCAGATGAATAAGTCGTTTGTTTCCTCAAAGCCGTACACACTTTTGCTTTATAATAATATAATTAACAATTAGTCAATTCTACGATGTTCCCAATTCTATGCTTATGGGTAAGCGTGTACAATAATTATGGATGACGAGGAGCACGTTTCACCATCTGTACCTTTTGAGTACAGCCCAGTAATCGCCACCCTGCTCATCTTGTTATCGATTTGCTTTTTGAATAGCCACCTATCTTTCGATTTAAGATGTAACTTATCAAAATATGCAAAGCACTTATCCTTACGGGATTCGCACCTTACATCAGTTCTACGTCCACTCATTTCTGAGGTTAAGTTATAGGACTTTTTCCATAATCCCCATCCTCTCGATCTCCCTCTCTATGGAGAGAAGAGACGCAATAATCCTCCAGCAGAAACGCCTCTTGGATTTTAGACAGGATGTGTGTAGATACTGGTTTTCCGGTGTACTGTAGAAAACTACAGTCGCACAAATACACGTTTGTGCTTTATACATGTTGCCATGCTTATCTAAGGATCCGAAACCAACCCATAGTCATATAAATGCTGACATTTTATGATGCAGCTTTTTGATTAAATTCTTGTCTTAATTTTTTAGTTATATATATTTGCCCTTTTCCAGTTACATAAGTTGTCTGAGATGTTTTAGTTTCATCGAAAGTGTCATATGTTGATTCTTTTACTGCAAAATACCCATTATCAATGTATCTTTGATATGGAATATTATCTTGCATGAGAATGCCATTGTTTCGAAGCCACAGAAATAATCGATTGCGACCTATGTCGATATGGTCTTCCTTTAACATCTTGGCCATTCGCCCCATACTGATAAGATTGGTTGAATCAGATACTTTATTTGCAAAATGAACAAGTGGTTCCTGTTCTTCGATTTGTGAAACGAGAGGGGCGGTAGCAAGCTCCACTAAACGGTTGTGAGCATAAGCAACTTCACTTGCGTCTTTACTAAAAAGTTGTAATTTTAATCTTTCTTCTTCGGTTAATTGATATCCAGATTTTAGTTTTTCTTCCATTCGATTGAAAGCTTCTATATATTTCAGCTTCCATTCGAGTGCCTTCTTACCTGTAAAGCCCATAACTAATAAGGAAAAGCCATCTCTATTCATCAAATACATTTGATATCTTTGCTTATTTTGCTGATGGACGTAGCTGCTTTTGACGAACATTGGGTCTCCACCATTTTGGGCACACCCCGGATCAATCAAATCTGGATACATTCGTTCAATCTCAGAAACAAGTTTATCGTGTCTCTTTCCAAACTTTTCTGCAACTTCGCGGCTACTTGCCAATACTTTCCCGTTTTCTTCTTTTAAAACAATTTCGTTCATGTATGTTTCTCCTTTTACATTTTTTCTTTTGTAAAAATTTTCTTAGTAAAAGGAGAACCGGCCGGTAATTATCCGGCAAAATTCTCCGAGATTGGTGCGATAGGAACATACCCTATACATGACTTTCACCAGCAAAATCCTTTGCTAAAGACTGATTTTCATACTTAAATTCGCGATAACGACACGGGCAGAATTACAATTCTGTTCCAGCCGATTATCTAAAACTTTTTTGAGGGACATTTTGGCTGTCAAAGTCCCGTGATGTAAAATGATTCGTTTTGTATTGATAGAAGAGTAGTAGTCAACCAGTTGATCAAATGGAGCATGACCGGACAAACTCTTAAGTGAATATGAGGCACACCGAATTTGGTATTCCTTGGAATCAATTGTGATCGTTTTTCTTTTATGATCTTTTAAGAGACTTGCCAAACTTCCTTCTGTAGAAAATCCAGCAAATAATATAGTGGCATTTGGGTTACTAACCAAAGACTTCAAATGATGGCGGACACGTCCAACTTGGCACATTCCGCTCGTAGAAATGATCACACAAGGTTCTTTGCTTGAGATCAGAGCTTTACTTTCTTCTGCACCATGCACAAACACGAGATTATCCCATGTCAGCACCCGGTTAAATAATTCAAGCTCATCGCCCTGAAGTACATTTGCATATTCCTCGAAAATCTTAATGGCTAAAGGAGAGTCCACATAAACTTTGTGTGTGAACGATGGATCATCCTTATACAGTTCGTAAATCATAGTAACCAAAGCCTGTGCTCTGGACTGAGCAAAAGATGGAATAAGAACTCTTCCATGCATCTCTTTGACCTGTGTGTCAATGATTGTTTTCAATTTATCCAAATCAGATTTTCGTTCTTTCTTGCCGGTTTTGATATCCGGTCTATCTCCATATGTAGATTCGCCAATGACGTAATCCGCATGTTTTACGGGAGAAAATTCTCCAACAAAATGGTTTTTGATTTTACTGTTTCCAAGATCTCCAGTAAATAGGAGAGTAGTAGTGTGAGTTCCTTCCTTTATATATAGAAGCAACTGAGCACTGCATAACAGATGACCTGCAGGTATAAACTGAAATGAAATCTCTTCATCCAGTGCAATTTTTTCAAATTCAGGAAACTCAATGGTGTGTCCGATAAACTCCGCAACATCTGTTTCACCATAAAGAGATTGATAGTTTCTGCCAGTCAGACTATTTATCTGTAGCACATCTCGGTCATTGATCTTTGCACAATCAAGAGCCATCTGTGTAAGTACTCCGGTAGAATCTTTAGGAATAATAGTTTTAGCCCGGCATCCTTCTTTATATAAACGAGGGGCGAGCAGGCAATGATCCGCATGATTATGCGTCAGAAAGATCAGATCAATTTCTTTTGGCTTAAAATCTTTCGTTTTTCTTGCATTGACGAGATAATCCGAATATTTATCATTGGACTGATGCAATCCGGCATCTATAAGTATTTTATGGTTCTTAGTTTTGAGATAAATCATTGATCCGGTTACATCTTCCGCAGCCGGTTCGCTACAAAAACTAAGAACTATTTTGTTTTTCTTATCTTTCTTGTGAATTTGTATCACATCTTTCTTTGGGATTCTTCTTGACACCCGTGCAGAAAAGTGATCGGGCTGCACGGGTAAAGAAAAGAAGTAAGAGAGAATAATTGAATTCTGGGCACGAGATTTTTTCTTGTTCGCTTGAGAAATTAACCATTTTCATATTATTTGAGAGAGTTGCTGTATGTGCCCAAAGAAGTGTTACTTCAAAATCGTTTCAGCGATTGCTTCGCCATAACTGCTTAATTCAGAGTAGGACGGAAGAGAGGAAATAATCTCGCCATCCTTGGATTTGACTTGATATCCCTTGCATCGTGGGTTCTTGCATACCATAATATTTGTGTCAGGAACCCATTCACGAGTCTCACCGCAAAACTGACATGTGTGACTCTTGCAAAATTTTTCACGCTGCTTCTCCAATTTTTTTTCATCTTTCGTTTTATAAGAGAGCTCTTTAAGTCCGAACGCATGTCGGATATCTTTAAAAGCTGTTGGAGTGTATGTATTTTCTTTTTCTTTTGTAAAATGATTCGTATATATATTTTTTTTGTTCATATTAATTTTTTCCTTTCCATAAGGGTACTTTTTTGAAGGTGTAAAAATCCCTTATATTACAATGTGTTTTTCATGATTTATTTGTGCCAAATGTACCAGAATCCGATTCAAAATTGTATGTTTTTGCAAATTTTTTGTCATAGAGAACGACATCACCAGATTCATTAGCTTCAAGCAGAGAAATATTGGACTTGGACATTTTTATCAGTTCAAAGGCTTCACTGTTCATTATATTAAACAGGATGGTACTGGAATATCCTCTAATGTCTTCATTCTCCTCTTTCTCAAAATCTTTTAACAGCCGGTACAATGTGTGTCTATTTGGCTTTATCTTTTTATTAATAGTATCAATGAACTCTGCTTTGAGTTCTTCGTATTTTTGATGTTTCATCTTTCCGTCCATATCAGATTCAGAATGGAACAGAAGATGTACTTTATCTTTGAATTCCCTTATGCAATCGATAATCTGATTTACATGTTTCAGATTTACGGAAGAGCGGTTGAACCCGTCGGAGTTGAGGACTTCAGATAGCGGAATCATGTCGGCTCTTTTAATAGTAGGAGAGCGATAGTCATCAACTAATTCTTCCAGATAATCCATAGCCGTATCATGATGCATATAATTCTTTTTGTCCGCATCGTAATAGCCCTTTGTTTTTGCTACATGAGCGAAGAAGTAAGGCTTAATCATACGCCCCTCATCATCTCTTCGCATCCATTTACGCTTAATCTCATTCAACTCAAGTGTATTACTTATATCAAACTCTTTCTTTGCCATATCACTGTTCTTTTTATATGAAACGCTACTTTCATATTGGATTATACCCTCGTGCTTTCACATCGAGAAAAGACTATATCTTCATCCACATAATATCTCTTATGTGGAGCACACCACTTCAGAAGCCAATCACTTGCTCCTTACTCCCAACTGGGATAGTCGTTGAACTTTCTTCTGTACGAAGCTTAGCTGCTGATTTACCATTTTGTCCATTGAATTATTTACATGCAAACTCTTTATGCATAGATTTTTCCGCACTGATTCTGGCGGACACCGCTTCGTCAAATGTTTTATATGCTCCTATATAATGCCGCATCCCGTTGGCGTTAATTTGAGCGATCCATTTGTCATATCCTTTTGGCTTATATACGCCTTTCACACCAGACGTATTATTTTTTGGAGCCCTCGTGTTCATGCAATTCTGAAATCTATTTGCAAGCCTTAAATTTTGTTTTCTGTTATCAAGAGTGTCATGGTTAATATGATCTACCTCTATTTCATCAGTAATGTGTAGCCCCAATATCAATCTATGCATTCTTATTCCCGTTCCGTGTTTGTCGTCCTTGAGTTTAGTGGTTAAATACCCATCTTTGTTTACATGCCACACGTAAGGAGAAATAAGCGACAAATCTTCTTTGTCTATTTTAAATTTATCCCCTGAAAAACAAGTGCCTTCATAATATTCGTCAAACTCTTTATATGTATTTCCGAAAAATAAATTTGATTTCCGATAATCCATTATTTTATTGTTTATTCGTAAAACATGTCTATTTTTCTCTGTGATTCCGAGTATAAAGCGAGGGAAGGAGATAGTTTTTCTTTTTAACGTTCCGTAGACAGAATTTCTCTGACATCTCCAACATATATCTTTAACTTTATCGTATTCCTCTTCGTCGAAAATAAACTCTGTACCATCGTCACACACACAAACCATGTAACCATCTTTTTTATAAAACGTATTGTATTTCTTCTTAAACATAACTCACCTTCTTTCTTGTAAAACATATGGACAAAAGTATTTAGGATTTAACCTTGTACTTATACAACTGATTCTTTCTGCTTTCGCGGCATTCACACCTACCGTTTCCGGTTATGTTGTAGCTCAGTTGCCTTTAGGAATTTCCAGCAATTCAATGTGTTAATTTTTCCGCATGTTACCATACGGCGAGACTGATTAAGGCCAATCTCCAGGCCTGACATTACATCAAGCTGACATAAGTCATAGTAGAGTTCCTTCACATCCTCATAAGAGGCACCGTGGTTGAGCTGATCCCACATATAGCTTTGCAGCTCCTGTGAAAGATTAATAATATCTCCAATCTTATTTACAGAGGTTTTTATATCAAGATCAGCCTTTTGAACTGAAGTAAAGTATCTTTTTGATTTCTTTGATTCTACGAAATTGGTTGGTACGAGAAATTTATCGTAATTTCGAAGAGCTGCTTGTATCATAATTTCATTGTCTGTTAACAGCATAGTGTCTGAGTCAAAATCACAACCGCTCAGACGTTGTAAGATATTTTCGTTTATGCTATTTATACAAACAATTTCGGGAGTAATATTGAAATAGGTATCAAGATCTTGATTTTCAACGTTTGTTGTTAACAGGATGTTGGAGAGAAGAACGTGAGGACTTCGAGATCCGAGAAGCATTTTGTTGTATTCAAACCTTTTGCTGTGAATCTGCCCTGGCTGCAGGCTGCTCGTACCATCAAAGGTTCCGATGCTGGCTTTAAGCATTTCCAGAGGATTGCCAAGCAAGGTAGAATAGTTACCATTAACAAGAACATGCCCATATCTAAGATTATTTTTATAAGCAAGAATATTTTTCTTCCGGAACTCCGAATACCATACTGTTTTGCAGAAGTCCTCATTGATTCCCATCATCCGGAACACAATGTCGTTCTTAGAATTCAATGGGGTATTCCTCAATTTATGTTCTTTCGGATAATGGATGTGGTATCTCATCACTGCCGGATCGGTCTTCAGCTTGTCCATGTAATCAAATGTAGGAGCAAGCAGCTTGGCAACTTCAGATTTTGACAGCTGCAGCGTATTGATCAACTGATAATGACTCTGAACCATATCTCCTTCGAAGAAGTGGGTTTTCTTCTCATGTTTAACAACACCAAATGTACTGTCTATTCGTGTCAACCACTGCTTCAACGTCCCGAATTTCAAAAACTTGATACTATTCGGTGTGGTAATCAGCCGGATTTCTTCTACTGAAGAAGCCATAGTGGTTCCATTGAGCTGACTTAGTTGTGTTATTCCATTGTCTTTAAAGAATTTCTGGATGTTTGTGTTGAAACAACAAGACTTAAAGAAGCTATTGCGGAGAAGAATCATTCCGTATTTGGAATATTCCTCCATAGCAGAGATATCTATTAAAGACTGTCCATCCCAGATTGAATTTTTTATTTCAACGGTTTCTTCCTTAGTTACGAGCTTTTTATCTTTGATTCGGGTTGCTATGACACGATCCTTGAAAATACTCTCATAATCATCTATGACAAGAATACTTTTTGGATCAATATGAATCACATCCACGATAGAAGAGAGGGTAAGTGCTATATAAGCTTCCAGAGCCGCAAGATCAATCACTTGACCTTTACGAGGTTTTAACCCAAGCAGCTCGTATTTATGCATCGCCGGATAAAGCTTTTCATCAATGAACAAACACTTCCCAACACGGCTGCTGCCGGAAGACCTCTTAAACCTGACATAGTGGATGCCATCACAGTAAAATCCATTTTCGTACAGATCATTTCTCAAATCAGCTACTGTGTGAAGCGTTTTATTCGATTTTAATATGTACTTACCATCTTCATATTTGAAATTTCTTCCGAGAATATTTGGCGGAAGTGCCTGATCTTCGCTGATTTGTTTGTCTACCACGATTGCGATGAGCTCACCATCTTTGACATAAGATTCATTTTCTAACTGGATATCCTGGACTCGATATCCGAATTTCACATACAGGTTCTTTCCGAACCGATTAAACTCTTTGTTACTATATTTAAAAGTTACGTTGATACACCTTTGAGAAAACTCATACCCATTGTTCGTAAAACTAAATCCTTTATTACGGTATACTTTCTCATAGACCTCTCTCATCTTTATAAGATCAAGGCTGAAGTCTAAGGTGTTGATAAATTTCTTCATGTTTACATCGCCGCCAGTATAGAATAAACTGTATCCGAGCGGATCTTTCTGGACAAGATGATTTGCGATGTACAGATCTTTCGCATCGACAGAAGCAATGCGGACAGGATTTTTATTCAATTATTCTCCCTCCTAATTACGCTGCGAAATTAAATTCCTCAGCCGGGATTCTTGTGTTACTAACTTTCTTGTAAATGTCAACATACATTTCGTTTTTGTCTCTGTTGTATGTGACCTCGGCATATCTATCGCCCATAGGAACTCCCCAGATGGTACATTTCTTGTATCCTAGCTCATGTGCGAACCACACAAGCTCCAGCTGGGAAATCTTAATATCTTCTCCGAGTACCTTAATTACAGCATTTTTAGCCGCTTTTTCAAATTCATAACTTGTCATATTGTCCTCCTGATATTACCTATTATTTTTTAGATGATGCATTTCCAGCTGATTTTTTAATATTTTCCATCAACCGAATATTATCGTTGATCATCGGAGCCAGAGCCTGATACTCTGTGAAACCAACATTTACATATGCGTCAAACATATTTTTTCTGGTTTTCGCGACAATAGCAGGATACTCGGTATTATCTGAATAATCTTTTGCGATTGCCACAACTTCTTCCAGTATATCGTATACGGGTTTCTTATACTTTTTGATGTAAGTTTTTGCTATGATTCCCAAACTTTCCGGATTCTCAGCTAATAGTTTTAAGATTGCTTCCACGTTTAAGTTCCTCCTATTCATCTTTAGTATGCAATTTTATGAATTCCTCTTTTTCGTCACACGATGCGAATTCCTGACACTCGCAAGGCATCATACTACTTAAGCAATGAGGACAAGATATAAGTCCGTACCTTTGGTCTCCAGAATCCCACCATGGCGGAATAATTTCATGTGCCTTAAAAATAAATGCCGTCCCACATTTCGCACAAACACATCCGTATTCAGACTCTGGTTTTATATGATTATTTCTAATCTTTATTATCTCCATCTTTTTTCTCCTTCTATGATATTCAGTTTTACGAGGTTTTTATCGTATATCACGCCCATAGCCTTTAGCATATCAGTGATATTTACATCAATAGTGGCTCCTATACTTTCAGGAAACTTGCATAAGAGTTCTCCATATTTGCCTCTGCAATCCACATATTTTGTGCTGATGTTTACGCCAACACACCCCATGACATTCTTAAAATTCTGTGCATCATTCTTCATGTTGAGATATTCATGGTTTGACATCGTAATTCGTTCTAAAAACAGATATAATTTTTCTTTTAGCTTCATAATTCCTCCTGCATTATTCAATGGTAAGTCTCATCTCTAGCTCAGACGGGCGACGAGTACCATAGATTTCTTTAGTTAGCGGAAACTTTATATCAATTGTCCGGACAAGTTCAGTCAGCCTTTTGTTGCCTTTGATGACACTAACCCAATACTCTCTATGATAAGTACTCACAAACAGTATTGAAGCGATCATTTCACTTTCTGTATCGTTGAGATGCACCGGGGCGAAACAATGACCTTCTTTAGATTTTTCAGTACGATAAGTAAAATCCTGCAAGGTTACTGTCCGTTTCCCTAAATAGAGCCAGTAATCATCATTTGTTGATTTATAGATTCCGCCAATCACCAGTTTACCTAGAGGTATCGTCTTCATCTGGGTCTTTTTCTTCTTTAATTCATCCTCTTCGTTAAGAAGATGCACAATTTCTTGCTTTAACTCCAGTTCCTGCTGCGTAGGATTAACAATCAAATACATATTACTGGTGCAGCTTTTACGAAGCGTGCCTCCATAAGACAAGTAACATATAGAACATCCTCTTACCACCCCTACATGCATACCAGATGAATACTTGCCTATTGCCATACCAACACACATATCACCATCTTTTATTTCTCTACCTAATACGTCTTTCATATCTTTTACCACCTATTTACACCATTTTTTACCTTTAAACTCCTCTTTGAGGATTCGAGGCTTGTACAGTTGATCATCTATATCTTTTGCTTGCATCAGGAGGTTACCGCTAATCAGATCCCTCATAGATGCATGTTCAAGTGCCTGTATGAGTTTAATTTTATTTTTGTATTCTCGGCGTTCCTGGGATACTTTCTGTATACGCTTGTACAATTTGAATCCTTCGCAAACGTTCAGATTCTCCATCTCAGCCATATGTAACAGATCCTGTCTCTCATAAGTAAGATCGGTTACTTTCTGCTCGTACTCATCAAGATGAGAGCAGAGGTCACGAAGTTCCTCATAGCCTTGTTTAATTGAATCCGGTACAATAGTATTGTCGCCCGGAAGGGTAACTATTTTTGGTACCCCTTTACCGGCATCCAATATATCTCCATTTTCCAGTACATAAAAATCTTTGAATTGAGACCATCTCTTAGAATTCTGTAATAGATGGAGAGCATTGCAAGCAGCATTTGTGTTTTTCCATGAATGAGCTTTTCTTTTTACAGTAGTTAATCCTTTTCCGGTATGGTCTATAAGATAATTTTGACCATCTGTTATGATATACGACATAATATCGCTCCTTTCTGAATGTCACATAAGATGTGAGTAGTTGACAGACTCTAGCCTGGCGGCTGGCCAGTACATTAGATGAGGATAGTTTTTAACTAAATCAAGTCTGTGTTTTCATGTTTATACGATAGATATTTTTATATATTTATTATATATCTTTATTTTAGAGCCAGCATTTGTGACCTCAAAAAAAATCCTTTGAATATACGGGCTTTTTAAGACCTCAAAAATGCGATTTTTTCGATTTTGCCACCCTCACGGTGGCAGAATTTTTTAGATTCACGAAATCCACTTATAAAATAAGGATCTCATACGCTCGCTTGGCAGGTACAATGTAATCGGTTTACCGTTCCTGATCTGACTTCTCCAAATCCACTGGATCATACAGGATAAAGCATAGTTATCTGCATCTAAGGTTGCTCCGTACTGATGAAAGAAGTTTTTTATTTCAGGTTCCGGAAAGAGGTTGACCAGATAAGCAAGGTTCTTTTTGTGAGCATAATCATTTACACCCTTTACATTGAACGGTACAAAACATATATTCTTTGCACTTCCTGCATATCCTTTACCTTTAAGCTCATACCTGTAATCTTTATAAGTAGACCACATGTTATCACTGGCTACTCCTGCTGCTTTATGACGGAAGAAGTTGTATACATTGTTTTTAAGAGCCGGTAATAACTCAGGATGATTATGATACCATCCGCTGCTCAAAGGATTTGACCGATATCTTCGTTCTCCAATACTATTCAGTTTTTCATCATCTACTACAGTAATCAGTTCTTTGATTGCCTGTTTAATAGATTGTTCTACTTCTACATTGTATGGGATAAGTACTCCGTTCAGGAGTGATAGATGTTCATATTGAATGTTATTAATTTTGAAATATGCTTCCTGCATACTTCCAGTCCAAAGATATGTAAAGATGTATGTCTCTGTAAACTTATGGAAGAATTCCGGTGGGAACTGCTGTACAACTGAGATAATCTTTCCTCTTTTATCCGTATAAGCTCTTAAAACCCTTCTCTCACATAGCTGTTTGATCAGCGTATTATTCCCTCGCTTGTATTGGCCTGCATCCGGTAGCCCGGTATTCCATTCAAAATATCCATCATCAGCAAGTTTGATGTATGAATTATTCATAAAGGCTTTTAAATCATCTTTAGTTATGTCCGATTTACTTACTACATTCAGCGCTTCATCAAGAACCAAAGTGTAGTTTTGTTCTTCTAACAGATCCAGTGTTTCGTTGTCGATTCTTTGTATGAGCTGATGTGTGGTGATGATGTTTTTACCACGTTTGATAAGTTCCTTTAGATTTGTCGATTTAGACATGCCCCAGGATCGGGGTTCTACGATACCACAGTTAGAGATGTTCTCTTTGTACCTCTGTATTTCAGATAAGAAAGGTAATACGATGAGGTACTGTTTCTCCGGGTTTCTGTTAATCATGTTGATAGCATAGGTACTTTTACCTGCTCCCATGATAGCATCCACGATTTTGATTTTTTCCATATTCAGTTGTCTCCTTACGATTTTATTGCCTTCTTCAGATGAAAAAGCTATGGAAGATAGAAGAGCAGTTTGTATAAAACAGTGATGATTACTGGGAAATACGAGATTTAAGCTCTTACTGATTTTATCTCCGTCCGAACCCTCAAAAGCGAGAGAAAAAAGTTCGGTGATATATAAAAGCAATATTTTCATCTGAACTATGGGTACATTATAACACATAATCATAGGAAAGTAAAGAGATTTTTGCAGATTTATGCTATCTATATTTTGCTGATTTTAAGGATCGAAAGAGATGTAATATGTAAAAGCCTGTATAATATTTTCGACACGTAAATCGACTGAAAATAGTCGAAAAAAATTTTGAAATTAGTATACAATTTAATGCCGTTTGAAGAAATGCCGTAAAACAGCGGTGTTCTGAGTTTGAAAAACCCCGGGGGTTTTCTGGGAAAAGTGTTCATAAAATAGGTATTTTCGGAACTTTTTTAAAGGTTGAAAGCCGCATAAACACTAGGTTTCTGGGACTTCCGAAAATTTTCTTTAAAAAAGTACTTGCATTATTAATTATGCTATGATAAGATGTCAGTGTCGAGAGGCAGAGATGCAAAACGACCGCTGAGGAAATCAGCGAAAACAAAACCTTCCGGTTAGATTTTTTCAAACCGGAAAAGTCCCAATGAAGCCCTGACAGGGGGCGGTCAATTTCAAAACCTGTCAAACGTTCCTTGACAAAAAAATACAGCAACCCGAAAGAAGGTTGATAACTCACGTTGGAGTTATGCCTTCACACAAAATTTCGGAAAAGCTTATTTCAAATATAATCGAGTACCCTACGGGGGAAGTTTGACTTTTTTTACCTTTTCCGCTGAAGGTATGAGTGGCTGAGCGGTAACGTTCAATTACTGATACCTTCCAGCGGAAGGATAACTTAAAATTATTTTTATTCCGGCGATAGCCGGGGAAAGTGGAGGTAAAAATGAAAGAAATCAGATTAAATAAGTCCGTCATTGAAGGCGGACTGAACGAAGCAACACTGACGGGTCTGGGATACGTTTATGCGGTAAACAACCGCATCGCAGACACCCGTGCCAAGTTGACAGCTCTGACTGAAAAGTCAGAATTGACAGCCGTTCAGTTAGAACAAATTGACGTTCTGACTGAACGTATAGGCGAACTGGAGGCGGCTCTGACCGCCGATGACATCCGTCCTTACGCTAACTGGTTTGACGCTATGTTAGCGTCTGACCAGGCGGAGGCATGGATGGACAGCAACCGTGTTCATCTTGCCATTTTGGCAAGTTGGCACGGAGGCGGTTGGCTTCCAGTCAACGTTGACCGCCTTTACGAAGTGTTTACCGGCTTACTTACCGGGAACACGGAAAAAGCGGATGCAAAGAAGGCTTTAAACGCTTTTCTTTGCATCTTCCGCAAGGGCGGCGACCTGCTAAAAGGTATCAAAGTCAGCGTGAATAACGCTGAACTCGATACTTGGAAAGCCGTAATGTTAAACGGCTTTTCGAAGGACAAGCGTAGCGGACTTGTCAAGCTGTCAAGCATCAGCTTGGCAAAGTTCCGCAAACAGCTTTGCCTGTACGTGCTTTCTCTCTACCAGAGAGAGAGCGTAAAGGTGGTAGCCGAGCCGGAAGCCACCGAAGAGGAAGCGGCAACCCTCAAAGCGGTCACGGCAGACCGCAAGGAGGGTGAAAAAGCCCCTCGCCCTGCGGCGTTGACCTTGACAGGTTCTATGAACCTTGTCACCGGGTCAGTACTCAAGCTGCCGGAACTGCCGACAACGGCAGAGCCTCAGCAGGATACACCGGCACCACAGGCGGAATAATCCGACGAGCCTTGCATCACACGATGTGAGGCTCTTTTTTAATGCGTGCATGTATACAGATGCGTATGCGTATATTTTTTTTTAATTGCGTCGTGTTTATGCGACGTTTAACACGAAGAACAAAACCCAGCTGATGCTGTTTATAGCGTGTGAGATCAAACTGGGCTGAACGAGTGAACGAAGTGAACGAGTGAGGAGACAGAGACATGGCAAGAACACATAAAAAATCAGATGTCAAGGTGCGTGAGTGCACCGCTTTTGGTTGCACTTTTCAGGGATTCAATGTCCCGAAGGGTGCACTTTTTGGCACCATGGACGGTGTGCATTGGGTGATGACCCGTATGCCGTTGACGATCGGTTGTACTGGTGACAGCCGACGTGCTAAAAATACCCATACGACAACAAAGTGTGTTGTGTGGGTCAAGTTTGGTGAACAGTGGCGTCAGTGTCTCTGTCACCGTGACTTCAACAAACAGCAGAGCTATGACAAGTTTAAAAGCTTAAATTACTCTGTTGCTACAGAGCTGGCATTGCATAGCATTGCAGTGTTGGCTCTGACTCATCTGGAACGTGGTGGCGTGCCTAAACAGCACCGTTACCGCAATCCGTACGATGCCCGTTTCGTGGCAAACGTGGTGCCGAAGGAGCGAAAAACTCCGGAACCTATGGCACGCTGCTGGAGTCAGGGGTGCGTGGACAAAGGTCAGCTTGGCTGCACCTATGACTCTAACGGGAATATGGACACGAACTTTTTCGGTATGGATACGCCGGAAAAACCACGTCCGTATAATTGGGCATAATAAAAAAGGAAAGGAGACAGAACCATGCCAACAAGAGAAGAAATGTTAGAGGCAATCAATAGACTTCCAGAGGATGAAAAAAGATGGCCTTGCGTGAAGAAGGCCTTACGTCCTAACGCATCTGACAGAGATATCAAGACAGCATATAAAAGAAAATGCCCAGAAGCAAAAGATCCTGACTTGCTGGCGTGGCAACGTTATAATGATGCAAGAACATCTCTGGGGGACTGGTATAGTCTCATAGATGATTATTGGAAAAGCGAGGACTGTGTATCTGCATTGGCTATAACGGAGGCTGATAAGGCAGAGTTTGAAAGATTCAAAGCATTCGCCGAAACCAAAATTGCAGAACTTGCGAAGGTTCTGAAAGAAAATGAAGAAGGCTGGAGAAGCTGGGAAAAGCTGACCAACCCATATAAATAAGGAGGGCAAAAATGGGAATCATTTTGCTTAAAATAATTACAGCATGTTTTATTACGTGCTGGCTTACCATCGGGATTACAGCAACGACGGTAATAGTCATTACAGATTTAGTTAGCTCTAATATACTTAGAACTAATTGGAAAAGCTTCTTAAAGGTAAATATGTTAAATATCCTCTTAGGATTTCTTCGCGGTACATATTCGCTCGGAGCATGCGTGTATACAATAACGCATGACGGAAACGAATACACGAAAAAATACGGATTTACGTCCGTGTTTTAGGGGGTAAGACATGTATATAAAAGAAATAGAGCTCAGAAATGGGCTCTTTTTTAATGCCCAAAAATCACTCACCTGGAACGGCTGGCAATGCCAGATCGACAGCAAGGGAAATGTAGTTTGCATCTGTGAACGTGGCTACAAAGATGGTAAACATACGGTGACATATACGGTTTATCCGGACGGATATGCCGAACTTGAGAGAACTACGCCGAAGGCAAAAGAGATTCTCAAAAGTGGTTATGTCATCGGTGCAAACGAAACGCTGGACAGCGGTGTAATAGGATTGTCCGGCGGAAACGTAGACGAAAGATTTGCATACTTCCGGAACGCAAGCTTTCGTAAATTCATGGGTGACTTTTGCTTGGATCACCTCAAGCGAAAAGACCCAAATATGAATTATATAATCCGGAATATCGCTGACACTGGTCAACGGGTGACAACAGAAATAGTCACCGATGGAAAGACAGAGGTTGTTTCGGTTAGTTCAGGAATGACTGAAACATTACAGATTATGTATCCTGGGGCAGGATGTTTCGAGGAATACAAAGAAATTAAGGTTGCGGACGCAAGCTATGTGATCGTAAAAGAAGTCCGTAACGGTAAACATAAAAACACCCTGTATTCTATGCAGGAAGTAAGAGAATTAAGGAGGATTTTAAAATGAAGAATTACGAAGAATGTCTCAAGAAGCTTGTAGAAAATGAAGATTTCGAGTCAGAAAAAGAATTCGAAGAGGAAGTAAAAAAGAACAGAGGAGAAGTCATTAAACATTTAGAATGGCGTTTAAATGGCGGTAAATCTCTTAATGAGTCATTCCCGGTGGGTTATCTTGAGGCAGTAAAAAATATTATCAGAAACCTGTATAAGTTAAATGCACAGATGAACTTGAATAGGTTTGATGCGTGTCAAGACTTTGAAAAGTTCGATGCTACGGAAGAGGAGTTTCGTGAGAAGGCAAAGGACATGACAAAAGAAGAACTTCTGGAAACACTCTGTATGCAGCTCCGCAGAGATATGTGCAGAAGAACGATGAGATGAACAGGAGGATTTAATTATGTTCAAAAAAGTATTGGCAACATTTATGGCGACAGCGATGGTTTTGACGGCAACACTGCCGGTTGAAGCAGCGGCAAAAATTCGTAAGGCAAACGGCACGTACATTGATTACATGACCGTTATGACCAAAGACGGCAATATCTGGGAGCTGTCAGATGACAATAAACCGGAAAACAAATACTTCAAACGTGCCATTGTAGGCAAGGCAAATGGTAAAAAGAAAGTGAAATATGTCCCAAAATTCAAGAAAGGGCAGAAAGTCAAAGTAACATTTGACACAAAAGGAACGAAAACAAAAAAAGACGATGAAATCGTAAACATGAAAAGAAGCAAATAAGGAGGATTTTTGAGATGAAAACAATGAGTAACCTTGAGAATGCAACAAAAGAACTGACGGTGCTGGCAGACACCCTGACAATTAAGGCTTCAGCCGCTATGAAGGTAGCGAGCGAAATTAAGGAACCTGACAAAATGTGCAAGTTTCTTGCAGACAGATATATGGAACTGATTGATGATTTGGTTGAAGCAGGACTGATCAGATCCAACAAGCCAGAACAGAAAAAGTTTAGGTAGGATGGAGAGTTCTTAGAAGCTCTCCTTAAAAGTATCTTTGAGGATTAAGAAAGGACGTGATGTAAATGATTAAATTTAAAAAATTCAGCAACGGCGTGGTAGTGTGCAATACTACGCCGCATCCGGTGACAATACAGGATGTCACCGGCGAACTTGTCACCGTAGAGCCGAGCGAAGATTTTGTAATCAACGCGAAGGTAAAGGAAGAGCAGATGTCACCATTACTTGTTAAGACAGTTTTCGAGGCAACGGAGGACGGCGAGAAACGGCTCAGGAGCATCGAGAGATGCTTTTCGGAGTTTTACCGGGATGGTAGAGTTCTGGCTGTTGTGGGCAGTATTATAGCTGCACAGGCCTATCCTGGACGTGTTGTTGCCATGACGCCGGTGCCGGGATTTGAGCGTGTATCACCCGCTGAGAAACGTATGAGGTGTGATAAGTTCACAACGTTCTAAACGGAGGTAGGATATGAAAAAATATGAATTGACAAAGGAAACAGTTACGATTTCCGAAAAAACATTGTACCGGATCAGAGCAGTGCGTGATTTTGGGTCTGTCAAAACTGGAGACCTCGGCGGATACATCGAGAAAGAGGAAAATCTTTCACATTTCGATGATGCGTGGGTTTCCGGCAATGCGAAGGTTTTCGACAATGCAGAAGTTTCCGGCAATGGGAAGGTTTTCGACAATGCAGAAGTTTCCGGCAATGGGAAGGTTTCCGGCAATGCAGAAGTTTCCGGCAATGGGAAGGTTTCCGGCAATGCAGAAGTTTCCGACAATGTGTGGGTTTTCGGCAATGCGTGGGTTTCCGACAATGCAGAAGTTTCCGGCAATGGGAAGGTTTCCGGCAATGCAGAAGTTTCCGGCAATGGGAAGGTTTCCGGCAATGCGTGGGTTTCCGACAATGCAGAAGTTTCCGGCAATGGGAAGGTTTCCGGCAATGCAAATGTTTTCGACAATGCAAGAATTTCCGGCAACGCAGAAATTTTCAATACGAGACATTTCTGCACACAAGGACCGATCGGAAGCCGAAATGGATTTGTTACATTTTACAGAACTAAGGATAATACGGTAGAAGTAAAATGCGGCTGCTTTTTGGGAAGCCTCCAGGAATTTGTCAATCAAGTGGAGAAAACACATAAAGGCAACAAATACGAAAAAGAATACAAGCTTGCCGCGGAACTGGCAAAGGTATGTATCCGTCTGGAAGGGAAAAGTAAATGAGCATAAAAGATAAAGCTAAGGAACGTGAAGAGTTCCTAAAAGAAGAAAAGGAAAAGAGAGAAGAAGAAATTCAGTACAAGGTTGATGCTTGGATAACTAGAATCGAGATTCTTGCACTGATTGTTGTCTTCATCCATGAGAAGTTATGGATGGTATTTATGTAGGAGGTGGATACATGTTCTATAGAACAGTCAAAGAAAGAGCAATTAATGCTTTCAAGAGCAAATCATTGCTCGAAAGATTGAAAATAACACCGTTTGGTCTTACCAGATTTCTTGAAAGAGATCAGATCATCGGCCTTTATAACTGGGCTGTAAGTGAAAACAAACGAGTAGTCTGGGACGAAGGTGAATTTTGTTACTCGTACCAGAACTTTGAAGATGTTCTTAGCTCTGACTGCGAGCCGTCTTGGATTAGAAGCTTTTATGCTCTTGAATTAAGCAACGAACTTTCCGGGCTTCGATTTCTGGATGCTGTGAGTAAGGCAAAAGAAATCTATGGACTTGAAGAAGCGTCTGGATTCTGCTGCATATGATCGAGCGGAATTTTGTCCATGATCAAATGGGCGGACACTGGACAATTTTCGTTAATGGAAAGTTTTTCTGTAATGTTTCTGATTCTGAGTTGAATGAAGCGTCGGCGGAAGCAGAAAGAGAGGAAGGTAAACATGAATATAGAGAGAAGTGGAGATGATTTTCTTCTTTCATATGAGAAGAATTATGACACGTTGCCAGTTTGGAATAAGATCGAAACTCTTGTTTCGGACATTTGTAACTCCGCTGAAATGGACTTCGATATCAGCGGAGACGGCGTTATTGATTTGTCAGGAATCTGGTTACATAACTGGAATACCGACAAGGAATATCTGTTGACTCATAAAGACGTAGAGGACTTCTACGATGGTCAGCCGATAACACTGTTTGGCGTATGAATACCGCAAGAAGCATATCAATTTTGGTGTGCTTCGTGGAGTATTCATTACTCTTAAAGTGACTCATCCCGCATAAAGTAAAAATTACGCACAAAGCAAATGGAAAGTGGCGGATGCATGAGGCTTTAGTAACTCGTAAACGTAGCAAATAAAAAATTTTCGAGAAAAGAAAAGGAGAAAAAATTATGACAAACACAATGACAAACAACATCTGGACACTGAAAACTGGTATCAAAAAGGCAGATTTCGATCAGCTGGTAGGTTCCGCAGTTCTCAATGATGAGGACGGCAATATGCTGTACGCTGTAGGCATGGTGGCTGAAAGTAAGGCAGACGGAAGCATCAACGAAAAAATGCTGAATTGCAATGCAGTGATTGACGGCGAACTGGCTCTGACTACTGTGCTGCCACGCAATAAATCCGTAGATGAAGTTATCCGTGAAAATTACAAAGCAATCGTAAACGCTGAGAAATACCTGCCGCATGTTGCAGAACTGGTAACAAAAGAAGCTGGTGTTGTTTCTCGCATCAAAGCAGAAATGACTGCTGAGTAAGGTAAAAAGCTGTTGGCACTCTCTCCTAAAAATAATACATACATAGGCTAATGGAGATGAGTGCCTATTTTATAAATAAAAAAATATTGAAAAGAAGAAAAGGAGAAAAAATTATGTTCGAATTAAAACTTAGCTATGGAAATACTCGTAAATCTGTTGCAGCTGAAGCAACAGACACAATCTCAAAAGCGATCAGAGACAATGAAATCAGCACCCAGGGTGCAACAATCGCTATCAATGGTAGAATCCTGGATGCCGGATCATATGACAAAACGTTTGCAGACTTCGGAGTAGAAGAAGGTAGTTCAGCGATGTTATCCGTCGTTGTAAAAACGGCTGCGGCATAAAAATTACGCACAAAGCAAATGGAAAGTGGGAGTCATCCGGTGTGTTCGCTGGGTGACTCCTTTTATCTAAAAAAAGGAGTGATAGAAATGCCTAAATTTAAGGTTGGAGACAAGGTGAAAATAAAACCGTGGGAGTTACTTATAGAAGAATTTGGTTTTTCGTCAGATGAAACGATTAACTGCCCTGGACATATGCCGCTACGCATGTATGATGATTTGGCGGATCAAGAGTATGAAATCTTAAACATTGATCCATCGGGTTTAATTGATCTTGGAGGTGCTTGCGGATGGAAAATTTTTAAAGAAATGCTCGAATTGTCTGATGGTACTGCAGAGTATCCGAAATGTGCTGAAGTGGCAAAATATCAGAACCCTGACATCGAAGATATATTAGCATATCGAGTGGCAGGGTTCTGCCTTAAAGCTATTAAAAAAGCTATTGCTATCATCGCATCAACACATAACAAAAAGGAAGTGTGGTTTTGTAATAATATTTATGATGGTGTTGATGTAAGCGATGTTATAGATGATATTACGGATGATGATACCACAACTGTCCTTTATAGTTGTGTTGAGAATTTTTCGGAATATATCAGAGAGGGCGATTATGAATCGTTCAATGAATGCGTATGCACGGATGGTTTATATGTTTTGTTGGACAGAGAAAGAAAATATTGCATCATGATTTTTTCGTCTGACAAATCAGATGATGAAAAATATCTTGCTGCAATTGATTGTCTCGGAGAATTCTTTGATGCGAATTCCGAGGTAGTCAAGGCTCTGAAAAACTTCGACCCAGGTGCTGCATGGGATTTCATGCAGCCAATTATCCAAAAGGCGAACGAAGAAAAAAGAAAACGCGAGCTTGAAAAAATGTTGGACTCGGTAAGAGTAAACATGATCCAGCAAAGAGAAAGATTGCAGAAGGAAGAAATTCAGGATATAAGAAATAAAATTAAAACATACGAAGAAAATTTAAGATATTCCTACAATCTTTTACATTCGAAACAATCAGAGCTCCTTAGAAGGGAATCAGTAAATATCGGAGAAAGAGAAGAGGAATTCTTAAATCTTCTTTCTGCGGATTATAAAAATGTTAAGATCTTGGGTTGTAAAGAAGATAGATTGTTTTTATCTATAAAAACCCAACTGCTTTATTTTGAAGAAGAAGATTGGGGTTATGCTCGAGACAGCGTAATCAATGCACGTGGAACGGATAGAATCGACTTATTGGATGCATTATTTTCAAGAAAATGTATCTTGAACTTGGAAACTCATGTAAAAGTTGTTTTTTATGGGGATGATTCTGGAGCAGCCCGTTATTCAGAACTTTATACGGGAGATGAATTCCCGAACTCTCATATCTACGAGTATGACTGTTGGGCGGATAACGAAAATCTGATTAGAAAATATCTCGAGAACGGAGATATGAGTTCGGCATATCTTCAGATAAAGTCAGCTCTGAGCGGATTGAATATCTCTGACAGTGCGGTTCTCGATAGATTCGTTTACCGTATATACGCAAAATCTGAATTAAAGGTCATCTATATTCCGGAGATTAATCAAACTGTTACGATTGCAGAAGCAGGTAAATACTTCAGAAAAAAGAAAAAGGAGGAAAATGCAAATGAAAATGATTAAGATGAACCAGGAGGCTAAAGCTTCTTTAGCCGAAAAGCTGGAGAAGTTTAAAGAGGGAATTTTGGAATCTTTCGGGACAAAGAAAGGACTTCCAGATTCTGTGAAATTTGATTTTCCTTTGGGAAAAATAGGAACCCTTAAAGATAAAGAAAAAGTTTCAGTAGTTTTCACAAACGAAGTGTACAAAAAAATGATGGCACTTGTGAATAAAGCTTCAAAAGAAGTTGGCTGGTATGGATCCGTAAGAAGGGAAAGCGATAAAAGGTTTGTAATTTACGACATTTATCTTCCACCTCAGAAAGTAACGGGAGCCACCGTTGAAACGGACGATGAAGAATACGCTCTGTGGAGTGCAGGACTTACGGATGAGCAGTTTACAAATATGAAATTTTTCGGTCATTCTCATGTTTATATGGGAGTTACTCCATCCGGGGTTGACACTACGTTCCAGGAAAACATCCTGCAGAATACCGAGGATTTCTATATCTTTGGTATTTTTAATAAAAGTAAAGCATGGTGGATTAACGTATACGACGTAAAAAATAATGTTTTATACGAAAAAGAAGATATCGATTATCTGTATCAGGGAGATGATGCGGAAGATTGGGCAAAAGATCAGATAGAAAAGAAGGTAAAAGAGCAGACGTATGCAGTTCCGGTAAAAACAAAAAACACATCAAATTCGACCAGATACGATTTTGATGATGATGATGATGATGGATGGGAATATTACAATAGATTAAGGAGAGGAAGAAATTACTTATGATCGATACAACGAAAGTGATGGAATTTTTCAACGCATCGGAAAAAGTTAGAGTTCCGGTGCATGTAGTTGGATGCGGTGCGATTGGTTCACACGTTTGTGAGCAGTTGACAAGGCTTGGTATGGATGAAGTGCATATCTGGGATTTTGACAAAGTGGAACCCAAAAATATCACGAACCAGATGTTTTTAGCGGCAGATATCGGATTAAGTAAAGTAGATGCTGTGGAAAAGATGATGCTTTCTATCAATCCGGATATGAAAATTGTAAAGCATCCGAAAGGAATATCAGCTCCGTACATTCTTAACGGATATATCTTTCTTTGTGTTGACAATATCTCCTTGAGAAGAGAAATTATCAAGGCGAATATGATGAATCCTAATTGCGTAGGGTTTGCAGATTTCAGGATGAGGCTGACGGACGCCCAGTACTATTTTGCACGTAGAGACGATCCAGATCAGATTAAAAATCTTCTGGCTTCTATGGATTTTACACAGGAAGAGGCGGCAGAGGCGACACCGAAAAGTGCTTGTGGAGTTGAACTTTCCGTAATTTATACAGTCAAGATGATTGTAGCTTATGGGATGGCAAATTTTGTTAAATTCTTCAGCAAGCAGAAAGTGTCAAACATAATTTTGTGTGATGCAAACTTGATGTGCGTTGATGCCTTTTGACTGGGGGTGCTGTATATGACCAGAGCGGATATAGGAGAATATGACATCCTTCTTATTGGAAAAGGCTATTTTTCCGATGATGAAGTAGCTTTTATCAGCGATAAAGGGTATGTAAGAACATGGGCGATGTTCAAAAAAGTTTACACACAACACGAGAACATCGCCGTTTTTTCTAGTTATGGCAACGAATCGTTGGAGTTTAAACTTGCTGAATGCCCAATTATTGCTGTAAAATTTTGTTTATCAAAGAAAATCAGAGATAAAATTTTAGAAAAATACGGTCTTAATCATGGTGAAGGAATTCACTGGGACTGGGAAAGGAGATACGACAATTGTATGAAGATGCCAAAATGACATCTTTCTTTCAAAAAGAAAGATGGGAGAGAGCTATACAACATTGCATAGACAAAGGGATACGACCGGAAAAAATAGGACAGTATATAACTCCTCAATTCCGGGCATTATTATGCGAATACATTGAGGAAGGGAGGTATAAAATAGCTCCTCCTCATGTGGCATTGATTCCAAAAGACAATGGAGAATTCCGAAAAGTTTATGTTAATACTGATCTGGACAGGCTGACGTTAGGCATTATTAACAGTGTTTACTGTGATATGTATGAGGATATGATTCATCCTTGCTGTGTCAGTTACAGAAAAGGAATTGGAGTAAAGAATATATCGAGAAAGATTAGTTCCGAACTACAGAAGCACAAAGGATTTGCTGGTTATAAAATCGATATTAGCAAATATTTTGATTCAGTAAACCGGGAAACGCTGAATAAAACTCTTGATGAAATAAGTACAGGCAGTCCGCTGGATAAGGTAATTAAAGATTATTATTCGGAGGACTTAATTCTTGACGAAAACGGAGAACTTGTAGAACATTACAAGTCAATTGCTCAAGGATGTGCGTTCGGTAGCTTCCTCGCAAACATAGTTTTGCGGGATGTTGATGAAACTATTGGCAAAATGGTTCCTATCTACTATAGGTACTCAGACGACATACTTATAATAGGAAGAAACTCTGACAAAGCTCTCGAAAAGCTGAAAAAGATGCTTGTTGAAAAAGGGCTTAAAATCAATCCCAAAAAAGTAGAGAAAATATCCTCGGATAAATGGTTCACTTTTTTAGGTTGTCAAATTAAAGGGGAAAAAATATCTCTTAGTAAAAAATCGCTTTCCGGATTTCAGAAAAAAATGAAAGAAATCATTGGAAAACATCAGCTGTCCTCAAATCAGCTGAAAGGCAAAATAAAACAGATAAACCAATACCTTTACTCCGATTATCTGAACAATAAAACTAAGTTCGGATGGGCGGAGTATTTTTTCGGTATTATTAATTGCGAAGAAGACATTGTAGCAATGGATGAATGGTTAAAAGATCTTCTTCGAGGAGCGTATACCGGAAAAATGAGGATTGGCGGACTCGGAAGTAACCCTCATGAAACAGGCGTTGTAGTTAGAGGGAAAGGAAGAAATGTAAGAACAAATATGCAGAAGACGGATAATCTTTTACAGAATTTAGGATATCTGTCAATGCACAATATGTATCTTATATATCACACAAATAAAGTAGTCTATGAAGATATAATCTGGGCAAACAGAAATCGACAATAAGGTAGAAGACACCAATAATAACGCATGCCTCGTTATTGCATCTAAATAAATTAAGAAATTTGCTGGTCTGCACTATTGTCAAATCTCTGCAAGGAGAAATGATAGTGAGGTAAATGAATCATAATTACCGGTCTCTGCACGGGCTGCAGAGCTCAAACCTAATCAAGATTAGGTCAGAAGCTCATGCAGCCAGTTCAACAACCGGTAATTAATCTAAATAAATGAAGAAACTTGCTAATTTATTACACTATCACAAGTGCGTGTGCAAAAGGAAGCATTGGGATGATAACGCACAAACTAGATCTTCCACGGCGTCCACATTGCTGGTTTGGTCTGAAGGTGAACCATTCAGACTGCACCAGAAATTGGACGCCCTCCGAAGATCTAATTTGATCTAAACGAGAATAAAGAAACACACCAATCATCTGGATGCTTCTTAGAGGAGGAAAAATGACGGTTTATGAAAAAATAGTAAATTTGGCTGACCACGAGTGCAAAACAAAACAAGGCGGCCATACAAGACTTCTTGAATTTGATTTTTGTAAAAGGAGAATTAGCTCTGGAAATCTTGTCATTATGGATCAGGGAGTCATTAAAATAGAAATGATTGAATTATTAGATGGAACAGTAATTGATTTTTCAGATGATTCTCTGATAGGTACTACGAGTTTTGATGACATTTATAAATTACATGAAGATTTCCTTAATTCATCTCCTGTAGAAGATTCGAAAAAGGGAAACTTCAGAGCAAAATCATCTGATGAATTGACACACAATCAGATGATCTATGGAGAAGATCGAGTGAAGGCAAGATATGCGTTGGAAGCATATATTTTGCTTGGGATTGCCAGTGGACAACTTACTTGGAAGTATGGCAATCATTGGTTTCATGAACATAATGGATTGGTATTGTATCGGTCGTGGTTTGAAATAAAGAAAGGATTGATGAATTTTGAATAAAGAAGAACAGCTGGCAAAGAAACTGGGAGATAGAAGAAATCAGTATTTGTCATTGAATAATATTCCTATTAAAGAAGTGGCTTTTGCGGAGAATTCTCAGTTTTATGGAGAAATTATGAATGATGGGTATATTTTTAATCCTTACATTCATAGAAGATGGCTGCCTGCACAGTTTGTCCGATTATTTAAAGAGTATAAGAGACAAGCTGACAGAAAAAAATACTATGCCGGCAAACAAGAATATTTAGCAAAGTACTTGATTTCAGAAATCTATAAGTTAAATATGTTAAGTAAATTAAATCTGGATGCATACTATGAAAGAAGCAAGTTCTTTACAGTGAATATTTGCAGAGATTATTTCATTGAAATGTTTGAACTTATCTCGTATAAATTAAAGTCGTTTCCATTGTCCCACTATAGATCAACTGTGTATATTCCATGGTTTGGTCTGGTTAGTGCAAATTTTACGCGAAGAGTGGTAAACGGAAAACTTGTCAAAGGGTATTTTGCTACTGGCTACGAAGAACGTATCATAAATGTCTTGGAGGAATTAAGACATTCAAAATCATATGAAAGAATCGAGAGGTTATGTTTCTGTGAAGGTATTTTTTCTCGTGATAGAATGAGATATATTCTTCCTTCTTATGATTTATTTACACCTTTTGATAAGGCTGGATTGTACTACACGATAAAGCATTTTTTGATGTTTGAAGATGCATCATATAAAGGAAAAAGCAGTACGGAAGGACTTGAATTGCTTCGGTCTGAGTTAGATAATGACTGCTTTAACATAGAAGAAGCAGAGAACGAACTTGAAAGAATATTAGGAGAAATAAAATGAATGATTTGATAATAAAAGAAGTAAATTTCTCCGGCGATATCATCCCCGTAATAAAAGATTCTGACGATGTAATTTGGGTTTGCGTGAGGTGGATTTGCAGAGGAATTGGATTATCGGACGGTCAAACTGCAAGGCAAATCCAGAAAATAAAGGAAGATCTTGTGTTAGAAGAAGCACATAAATATATCGGCGTGCAAACAGCCAGTGGGACACAGAGAACATTGGCACTTGAAATAGATTATTTGCCATTGTGGTTGTGCAAGATAAACGCAACACCATCAATGAGACGTGAATCACCGCAAGTAGTCGAAAAATTGTTGAAATATCAGCTGCAAGCTAAAGATGTTTTAGCTGCGGCTTTTTTAAATGATAATCAGCAGACAATGGGGATCCAGAGCGGAGAGATGGGCGATTTGATCCTCGAAGAGCAGAGAAAACAGACGGATATGTTAGAAAAATTCTGCAATGTGATAATGCAGTCATATTCGACATTGGCGAACGTTCTTTTGAACAGCAAGAATCAGGAGAAAAGTATTGTTGCCAAGGAAGAGAATATAGAAATTGATGAGTACGCTGAGTGGAGAAAAAAAGTAGAGAGAGATCTTGGTAAAGCTGCCAGAAAGTATTCTGTCAAAAAGAAGGATGTTGTTTCATCAATCTGTGCTCGTATTGATAAAAGATATGGAATTTGCCTCGCTCAGAGAAAAAAAGACAGTGAAACGTATAATACTTTGCAAGCTGTGTATGATGACGAGATGACAAAATCAATTTTCGAGTCTATGTTAAAAGATTTGCTCGATAACGATATGAGCGAAGAATATCATTTTGAGAAAACGCGAGAGCCAGACCCCATATTTGAGGCAGTTGCAGAAATTGGCAGGCGTTCAAACGATACTTCTGCAAATTTTTGTGTAACTTACAGAAAAATTTACAAAAGAATGAATGTAGATTGGGGTAATGTAAAAAAAGGAAAATGGATGAGAAAAATAGACATCGTAATGAATAACGATGAATTTATGGATGAGTTCAAGAGAGTTGTAGAAAGGATGGCAAGCAAATGAAAGAGAAAGAAATAGTTATCGTGGAATCAGATAAAGTATGGTTTGAGTATTGCAAAAACAGAACGAAGTTGATTAGAGGGGAAACACTTCCACTTGCTGTTTTCGGTACAGAAGAAGAAATTATTTATAAGGTAGGGTTGATAGTGAGAGGAGATGATATTTTCTTTCTTATAAATAATGAAAGAAGAAAAGTTGAGTCTCTTATGCAGATGAACGATCAAGCAGAAGAGATTTATGAAGATTGCCGTGGTTTCTTAGAAGAAGAGGATGTAGAAGAATCGTTTTATGATGATATCTACTATTGCACAAACCCGGATTGTCCGACAGGTGGGGGTTTTGTGAGATATCCTATTAAGGGATTTTCTGGAGGATTTTTTTGCCCAGATTGTGGAGAAGAATTATCTGCAGGATACGAAGATCTCACGGAAGATAGACTCCTGACGATTACACACAAGCTTGTGGAGGCAGTTATTGACTTAGAAGCCAATGAAGTGATTGAGGAATATGACTCAATACAAGATTATCTTGCGGAAAAATACGGAATTTCAGAAACGGATTACGAAGAAATTGCTGGAGCCATATCATGAAATACATAGAATCAGAGATGATTTGTACTATATGTAATCAAAGAGGAATCCCAGTACCAAGAAAGGAGGACAGGAAGAGAGAGCGCAATCATATAAAACATATGTATTGTATTCATTGCAAAAAGAAGACGCCACATAGAGAAATAAGGAATATAGATTTCGTAGATGAAGGAGGTGTTGGATCTGAGAATCAACGTATATGACACGAGGCTTGATGAGGACAGAAAGAATGTTCTGGTTAAGGAATACAGTAAAAACTATCCAAGCGAAAAAGACTTAAATACACCAAAAAAAATTATGGGCATGATGAACAAAATTTTCTTGGCTGATATGCAGCCAGAGGAACATCTGTGGGTGATTGCCATGGACACAAAATGTCATCCGATTGGTGTATTTGATGTGGCGAAAGGGAGTGTTAATTCATGCTTTGTTTCGCCAAGAGAAATTTTTGTAAGATTGTGTTTATGTGGTGCAGCTTGTTTTGGGCTTATTCATAATCATCCAAGCGGAGATGCAACTCCGTCAAAAGAAGACAAGGAATTTACAGAAAGAATTGCAGAAGCCGGAAAGATATTAAATATAAAGTGTGTAGACCACATTATCATTGGCGATTCATATTATTCATTTTCACAAAAAAAGGAGATCTAAATGAACATTATTAAAACAGGAAAAACGTACAAAGTATATGGAGAAGATTTGACAGTACTTGACACTCTGCCAGCCTATACATACAAGGTAGGATGCAGTGATTTGGGCGGATTCTTCCTTGAAAAATTGGACAACCTGGAAGTAAAAGAAAATAAGGTGTATGGAGAACACGAACAGAAAGCCCTCAAGGTTATGAACAGATTCGCAGAATCCAGAAAGAATCTTGGTGTGATCCTGAGCGGAGACAAAGGAATTGGAAAGTCATTGTTTTCAAGACTTTTATCTCAGATGGCTATTTCTTCAGGGATGCCGGTGATTCTTGTGGATGACTATAACGCCGGACTTGGTGATTTTATCAATTCAATCAAGATGGAAACTATGGTTTTGTTTGATGAATTTGATAAGAACTTTGCCGGAAGAGAAGACAATGGGGTACAGGCGAAAATGCTGTCTCTTTTTGACGGAACCAGCAACGGGAAGAAACTGTTCGTGATTACCTGTAACAGCTATTCAAAATTGAGTGAATACTTAGTAAACCGGCCAGGAAGATTTCATTTTCACTTCAGATTTAATTACCCGTCTGTAAAGGATGTAACAGAATATTTACAGAACAATGTGGGAGAAGAATTCCATTCAGAAATCGCAAAGGTAGTTTCTTTTGCCACAAAGACAAGATTAAATTATGATTGTTTGTCGGCAATTGCATTGGAACTGAACTCTGGGGAAAAGTTCGAAGATGCTATTCGGGATTTAAACATCTTAAATGATGGAATGAATGGAAATTATAACCTTTTATTGCCGACGGTAGAAGGAGTTATCTTCGAAAAGAATAATATCAAAGTTAATTTCTTTAATGGGGATGAAATCAGACATTGGCTTTGTGGTCCGAAAGGCGTAAATGTTTGTATTAAGTTCAAATCTGCAGATGCAATTTATGATAGAGATACTGAGAAAATCTTTTTACCAGAAGGAAAATTTATTGTAAGTTTCGATGATGAGAATTTCTTAAATAAAGAAGAGGAAGAATATTATAAAAATCTGCATTACAAGTCAGTAGAAATATCTCGATATGTTGGAAGTGATATCCACTACAAAGTAGTTTAGTAATTTGAAGCAGATGGCATAAAGTGTGAACGATATGTGGTTAAAGGGCGGGATGACCAAAGGCTGACAAACAAGATATGGGCTGAGGTGATGCTACGGTATATGGCTTGTCTCATTATCCGCCCATCTGCTTGAATAAAAAGAGGTGGTAAAAAATGAATAAAAGAATAATTGTATGGTTGCTTTTTATTGTGTTTGTCTCAGTATTCGTTTTTCAGCGTTCAAAGAAAAATCAATATGACGAGTATGAATTTTATGAGACATCAGAGCTTAGTTCTGATATTTTGCAGCATCGTAACGGAAAGGTAATTATTGAGAGATGTGTTGGTGTTGTTACTTCTGATGATAAAGATGGAAGAATTCTTGATTTTTCTGATGCGATTCATAATTATATTTCTTATGCTGGCGTAAAAAGTGCGAAAAAAGGAGACAAAATTGTAACTTATTTTGTATACAATCCGAGGACAAACTACGAGGATGATATTCTTGAGAGGTATGATTATGTTGAGCATAAATTATGAGTATGAATTGAACAGAGGATGGATTTACGATGAAAATGATGAAGTGATAGGCGAGACAAATTTCGTTGTTTCTGCTGAGTTTGTTGAAAAAATGTATAGCCAAAGGTTTTGTAAAATGTATGAAACATTGGAAATCTTTTTAGAAGCCTACATCCCAGAAGAAGATGGCGAGTACATCTATCAGAAAGCAAAAGAAAACGAAAAACTCATTGAAGGCAGTTGCATTAATTATTATTAAAGAGGTGGATTATGTCAAAAGAAGTGATTAAAATACTTGATGCTCTTGCAAAAAAATTCGGTCTTGCAATAGATTGGACTTCTGCAAATGTACTTCCGTATCTGCAACAACTGTACAGAAAATATGTTACATATGAAATTACAACAAGCACTGTCTGGATGATATTTGGAATAGGACTGTTACTGTTTGGCAACTATATAAAAAATAAAGCGAAGCCTTATTTAGAATCAGGAGATGCCGACGATTGCGACTTTGGGTTCATTCTTATGGGACTTTCTATTGGTGCATTTATTATAGGCATTGCTATAATTATGAATCGCACATTTAACATTGTAACATGTGTCACATTCCCAGAGAAGCTTATTATTAAAGAATTAACAGAAATCTATTCGTCAATGAAATGATGGAGAGGAGGAGACTATGGCTATATATGAAGTTACATATACGGAATCGTATGTAGGCGGCTATATGGTCGAAGCAGCAAATGAAGAAGAAGCCGCTGAAATTGTAAAAAATGATATCTTTGAGGGGAGAAGACATGCTCCGGATACTTGCTATGATAGCAGTTGCACGGTAACAAAATTTACAAAAAAAGAAAAACGGTTTAAGAGAGGACAGGTGGACTGATTATAACGGTTCGCCTGTTTTTTGAAAGGAGAATTTTTATGAAAAATGTTAAAAATATTGTGCCAGTACTGATTAACGCAAAAGCAAATGAAGAAGTATTAAAGGAAGCAGCATACGTTCCTTTTTTGGATTTGGCAATCGCATTTAGAATCGCAGAGGATTTTGATAAGGCTCACTTCCTTACAAAGAAAGGAATGAAAGAAATGAAACTCAATGAGCTGACGTTACTGAAAGAGGTGATGAAAAACAAAGCATTTACATTAGATACTTCTGTTCAGAGTATGGAAAATCTGCTGAAGGGGATGTTAGGAGATGACTTCGAGTCAGATCTTTCAGTCGATATGTTGGTTTGCACGAACAAATGGGGCTTCTTAGGAGCGTCTGTGATATTAAATTCAGGAATAATGAAAGGAATTTCAGATAAATTCGATAGCAATTTGCTTATCATTCCGTCAAGTATTCATGAAGTATTAATTACTGGAGTAGATAATATGGAAATGAATACAAGAGAAGTTGCCGAAATGATCAATGCGGTAAATATGGAACAGGTTTCTGAAAACGAAAGACTTTCCGATCATCCGTATGTTTATTGTAGAGAAACAGGTGCAATCATTATTCCAGAGTAAGGAAGGTGAGAGATATGACGTTTAATGAAAAATTGAATATGGCAAGTGATATTACACATAAAGAAAAATATCGCAAAATTGTTAAATTTTTAGGTTTTGAAGAAATAAGAAAATGCATCCCATTTACTTTGGAAGAGCTCAAAGAAGCATATGAAGAAGATGAATATTTGAACAACATGCCGATGGAAAAATTTAATATGGCTGCCGGGTTTAAGGTAAAAACCTTGGATGTAATATTTGTTGGAAGTCAACTGACAGATTTATACAAAAAATACGGAGTGGATACATACTCACTTACTACAGGTGTGTGCATTTTAAAAGAGTGTGCAAGAGAATGGATAGAGCAGGAATTGCTTAAAGAAAAAGAATAATGGATTTTAATTATCTGATAGGATTAAATGCAGATAAAATCATTAAAAAGCAAAAGAAAGGAGAAACGTATGAAAAAGAAAGTATTCATCATTGTAGACATGCAGGAGGACTTCGTAAACGGAGCTCTTGGAACCCCGGAAGCAAAAGCTATCGTTGAGAATGTAAAAAAGAGAGCTGAAGAATTAAGAGAAGATGGAGCAGAAGTATTCTTTACAAAAGACACACACGGTAACGATTATCTTAAGACATTTGAAGGGAAGCATCTTCCAGTGTCACATTGTATCATGTACTCAGATGGCTGGAAAATTATTCCGGAACTTAATGATATTCCTGGAATTTATGTGACAAAGACAACATTCGGGTACGATGACTGGAAATCGTATTTAGGAGAAGAAAAAGATATCAAGGAAATTGAGCTGGCTGGAGTGTGTACAGATATCTGCGTGGTAACAAATGCATTGGTGCTGAGGATGCTGTATCCGAATACAAAGATTACAGTCACTGCAGGATGCTGTGCTGGCACTACTTCTGAGAGCCATGAAGCAGCATTAAAAGTTATGGAAAGCTGCCAGATCGAGGTGAAAAGATGATTAAGGTAGATGGACAAGTATTAGAAATTTCAAGATTTCCTGATGGAACACCAAAGATCGATATAGAGCTTCAGCATAAAAATAAATCACCTATTTTATTTGTTTGGACTTATGAAAACGATGCAGAACTGATCTATCTTGCAATGGCAAAAAGGCATCTGGAAAAAGATTACGGCGATAAGAGATTCTATTTGGTAATGCCTTATGTTCCAAATGCAAGGATGGACCGCACGAAACATTCCAGCGAAGTCTTTACTTTAAAGTACTTCTGCGAGTTTATCAACCAGCTTAATTTCAATGGAATTGGTATTTTGGATGCTCATAGCGATGTATCTGTTGCTTTATTAAATAATTGCTCAAATGTATCTCCAAAGGAATATATCGACAGTGCGATCAATGTTATTAAAAACGTTGATCTTTTGTATTTTCCGGATGCCGGTGCAGCAAAAAGATACAGCGGATTGTTTCCCGAAATGCCATATTGTTATGGTGAAAAGAAAAGGGACTGGGAAACCGGTAAGATTTTTGGGTTGGAAATCAAAAATAATGGAATCGACCTAAAGGGAAAAGTTGTCCTTATGGTTGACGATATTATTTCTTATGGTGGCTCCTTACATTATAGTGCGGCAGAACTAAAAAAATGCGGAGCAAAAGAGATTTATGCTTACGCAACTCATACAGAAAATTCAGTCTTGGATGAAGAAAAAGGAACGCTAATCAATGATTTAAATGATGGCACTGTACTTCGGCTTTTTACGACAGATAGCATTTATAAGGGAAATCATCCTAAGATTACAGTAATTAAAATAGCATTTATAAGGGAAATCATCCTAAGATTACAGTAATTAAAATATGAGGAGTCAATAAAATGCACAATGCAATATTACATGAGAGAATGCTTGATTGTCTGAATTACGAAGAGGATGACAGAGAGATTATCGCTATGATTTTGGATGCAGATTTAAGAAGAGCGAAGAGTAGGGTGTTAAATTTAGCGGTTGAGCAGCTTTGTAAAAAAGTAGAAAATTTGCAGATGCAAGTAAATTTCGAGAGAGCAACGAAAGGATAGAAATAAAATGAACACTATGGCTTTATTATTAAGTGATACTTATAAACAATGTCACGACCGGATGTATCCGAAAGGATTAACGAAGTTAGTGTCTTACTGGGTTCCACGTAAATCAATGCTGGAAGAACAGAACAAAATGGTCTTTTTTGGACTGCAGGCATTTATCAGAGAATATCTGATGGAATATTTCCAGAAAAATTTTTTTGAACTATCAAAAGAAGAAATGCTGGATTTGTATACAGCATCCATGGATATCCAGATCGGAAGAAAAAATTATGATCTCGAGAAGCTGGAAGAACTTCATGAACTTGGATATCTTCCGCTTGAGATCCGGGCATTGCCGGAAGGAACACTGGTTCCGATGGGAGTTCCGTGTATAGAGATCACCAATACTCATGAAAAGTTTGCATGGCTGGTGCAGTGGATTGAGTGTATCCTGCAGGTTGAAATCTGGAAACCGTGTTGTCATGCAACCATCGGCTATATGTATCGGAAGATTGCGAATCACTGGTATGAGAAAACCGCTGATAATTCATTAGCGGATATGGCATGTGCCGATTTTGGAATGCGTGGGATGTCCTGCATGGATGAGGCAGTACGATGCTCGGCTTCTTGGCTTTTGTCTTTTAACAAAACTTCAACTATCCCTGCGATTTCTTATATTGACCGTTATTATCATGCAGACTGCAAAAAGAACCATCTCGGTCTTGGAGCCGTATCAACGGAACATTCGGTTATGGGTGCCAATTATGCAATGGATGGCGATGAGATCACTTTTGTGAAAAGACTTTTAACAGAGCTTTATCCTGACACTTCCTTCAGTATGGTATCTGACACTTATGATTACTGGAATATGATTGATCATATTCTGCCGCAGTGCAGGGAAGAAATCATGCACCACAACGGAAAACTTCTGGTGCGTCCGGACAGCGGAGATATTGTAGAAATATCGGTTAAAACAGTAGAGCATCTGTGGGAGATTTTCGGTGGTACGATAAATGGAAAAGGTTATAAAGTACTAGATCCGCATATCGGAATTATCTACGGGGACGGATGCACACTTTCCAATGTAGAAACTATCTGGAAAGAATTGGCAGAGCGTGGTTTTGCGGCAAACAACATTGCCTATGGGGTAGGTGCTTTCTGTTTTACCGCCATTGTAGAAAACGGAAGACTTGTTGTTGTCACAAGAGATACATTCGGTATTGCCATGAAAGCGACCTATGGAATCATCGACGGAAAGAAACTGATGATCTACAAAGACCCAAAGACTGATACCAGTCATCTGAAAAAATCACACCGCGGATGCTGTCATGTATACGAAGAAAACGGCGAGCTGAAGTGTCAGGATCAGCTCATGGAAATGAGTGAAAACAGTCTGCTGACAACGGTGTTTCGAGATGGAAAACTGGTAAGGGAAGATACCTTCATGGATATCAGAGAAAGGATGCACGGAAATGATTAAGATTATCAACGGAGATTTGTTCGATACGGATGCTAAATTCATTGTTCATCAAGTGAATTGCATGGGGAGAATGAGATCTGGTGTAGCACTGCAAGTAAAAGAAAAGTATCCTCATGTTTATGAGGAATATGAAAAAACTGCTTCTTCGGAAATGCTAGGTAAAATTCAAATTGTTCCATGCAATCCTAAATATATTGGATGCGATCCTGGCAGTATTATGATCCCAAACACGGAACAGTGGATTGTCAATTTGTTCGCTCAAGATAAGTATGGATATGACGGAAAACAGTATACTTCGATTCAGGCATTACGTGAATGTTTTGTTAAATTAAATTGGCTGGTTCATGAGAAAAACAACAATTTTGGTGCGAAAATTGCAATGCCGTATAAAATCGGGTGTTGCAGAGGTGGGGCTGATTGGGCTGGAGTTTATAAGATGATCAAGGAAGTATTTGTAGATGTGGATGTTGAAATGTGGAGGCTTGATAAAGGATGAGAGATGGCGTAAAGGGGTTATCTCAAAGTACTTGATGAATCCGAATGTGGGCAGTTATGGTGAGATCACTTATCACGTAGCGATACAGATATCATCAAGGCAATACCGAATTTTGATGAAACCATCTTCTATGAATGCACTGGAATCAGGATTGACTAAATACAAGGAAGGAGATTTTATGTATACATTTAATGCAAAAAGAACAAAAAATGAGCTGGTGGAATGGATCAGAGACCTTTTTAATGGTCAGTTTAAAGGAAAGAATTTCTGCGTTGCTTTATCTGGAGGAAAAGATTCCAGTATTGTGGCGGCACTTGCAGTGGAAGCATTAGGAAAAGAAAGGGTGAAAGGTTTGATGCTTCCTCAGTATACGCAGGTGGATATCGAAGATAGCATTCTGTGTGCAGAAACACTTGGGATCGACTACAAGATTATGAATATCGGAGATGCGTGCCGATCAATTCATGAAGAAGCAAATAAACAGCAGTTAAATGTTACAGAGCAGGCCAGAGTGAATCTTCCAGCAAGAATTCGAATGGCTGCTCTGTATTTTTATGCCCAGTGTGTAAACGGAATTCCGAGTTGTAACTGTAATCTCTCGGAAGATTGGATTGGCTATTCTACTTATGGTGGAGACAATATTGGAGGGTTTGCACCACTGGCAAACCTTACTGTCACTGAAGTGAGAGCAATTGGACGTGAACTTGGACTTCCAGTTAAGTTGGTAGAAAAAACACCTTCTGATGGATTGTGCGGAAAATCTGACGAAGAGAATTTCGGTTTTACATATGATGTCCTGGATCATTATATCAGGACTGGAGAAATTGAAGATAGGGAAGTAAAAGCAAAAATTGATGAACTTAAAATGAAAAATCAGTTTAAAGTTCTTGACTTAGCTACGTTTTATCCGAGTCCATATTTTATCAAAGGAATGAATATCACGGGTTATACGGATGATTTGCAGAAATAAAGGGAGAATGATGATTATAATGTTACATAAACAGAAATCTTTATATGAAATAAGTAGCAAAGAGAAAGCAGATTTGGCAGATATGGTTCTTGTTGCAATCAACGAAGTAACGAAATTCGATCCGGAAAAAGCAGATGGAGACAGATACGAAGAGGGTGTGGATTTTTCCAACATCCCTCCTTTCAATCCGCATATGATTTCTTGGGCTTTGTATGATTTGGGATATGAGGAAGGAGAGTTGAATACAAACGGATGGGAACTTGATTACTGGCTTATGTTTAAACATCCTGATGATAAAACATTTCCACCAATGCAGATGTCTGGAACGGCTTGGATTCATAAGTGTCAGTTACACGGAGATGAGGAAGATGAAAGACTGTATCCTCATCTGGAGGATAATCCGAAATATGCGGACAGAATTAAACATGGACTGGAGCTCATTTCAAAAGCAATGGATCGTTCGAATTGAGAGGTGAAGGATGTATTTAGAGCAAATTAAAGATACGGTTGCGTCAGATAGATACAGTTTTTTGAAAGAAAACGAACATCTTGGGAACAGAATTATTTTGTTAGGGCTTGGTGGCAGTCATGCGTATGGCACGAATGTAGAAAATTCTGACCTTGATATCAGAGGATGTGCATTAAATAAAAAGGAAGAGATTCTTACGAATCGGCATTTTGAACAGTTTGTTAATGAAGAAACTGACACAACAATTTATGCGTTCAATAAGCTGATTTCGTTGCTCTGTAATTGCAATCCAAATACAATTGAAATGCTTGGGTTAAAACCTGAGCATTATTTGTATCTGTCGCCTATTGGAAAAGAACTTCTGGATAATAAGGAATTATTTCTTTCAAAGAAAGCAGCTCAAGCATTTGGTGGTTACGCAACCGCACAGCTTCGAAGGCTGGATAACAAATCGGCAAGACTTTTGGGACAGGAACAAAGAGAAAAGCATATCCTTAACAGCATCAATAATGCAGCCGCAGATTTCCCGGAAAGATATTTTCAATATCCGGATGATGCTATTAGATTATATGTCGATAAATCCAGTAGAGAAGATATGGATACGGAAATTTATATGGACATTAGATTAAGCCGGTATCCTTTGAGGGACTATAAGGCGATGTGGTCTGAGATGAATAATATCGTTAAGGATTACGCAAAAATCGGTAAGAGAAATCAGCATGCAATCGAGCATAACAAGCTTGGAAAGCATATGATGCATCTGATTCGGTTATATATGATGTGTCTGGATATATTGGAAAATAAGAAAATCATAACATTCAGAGAGAAAGAACATGATCTGTTGATGTCTATCAGAAATGGTGCATATCTCGATGATAATAGACAGCCAATTCCTGAATTCTTTGAAATGGTTGATGAGTATGAGAAAGAATTACAGTATGCGAAAGAGAATACTGATCTTCCAGAGAAGCCAGATTATAAGAAAATACAGGAATTCGTTATGGATGTCAACGAAAGAGTTGTAAGAGGTTTTGTGTGATGAGTTTGGATAAAGCAATCGAGCATGGAAAAGAAAAAAGAAAACCTCATACAGGGGGCAAGGCGGTTGATAATGAATGCAGGAATCACGGAAGTTGTTCTTGGTGCAGAGAGAACAGATTACATTCAATTAAAATACAAGAAGAATCCGCAGATGCTAGACTGGAAGAATATAGACAAGAAGAAAGCGAGGAGACAATACAATGAAAAAATTCAGCGTTAGATGCTACGAATGTTATGAAAAATACTATGAAATAGAGGCGAATAGCAAAGAAGAAGCAGAAGAAAAATTGACTGATGCCATCGATGAAGACAGAGTAAATCCGCCAGATCAGTGTTATGACAGAGGCGCGGAGGCAACAGAAATTAGAGAAGTAGAAGAAGATAAAAATGACATGGAAGCATTATCTGATCATTTAATTGAAATCGTAGAACAAAACGATGAAAGATTTTCTTTTGAATGTGGGGTATGCCATCCGGAGCAGGCAAAGATTGAAATTTTCGATAAGGAAAAGGAAATTGGATATATCGTTAAAATTGAACCGATTGAATACGATGAGAACGGAGAACCGGTCAATATTTAAAGAAGGAGATGATAAATAATGAAACCATACGATGTAGGTCTAATTTGTGGCAGGTTTCAGACTTACCATATTGGTCATGAGTCACTCATAAACATGGGAATGCAGCTCTGTGATCGCATTCTTATTCTAATTGGGTCGGCACAGGAATGTGGAACGGAAAGAAATCCTCTTAACATCAATACCAGGACAAAGATGTTAAAAGAAATCTACGGTGATTCGCCCAATATTATGATTTATGGACTGGCTGATATGACAGACGAAAATGATATTCGCCCAGAGTGGGGTAAGTATCTTCTTGGAAATGTAGATAGATACGTCTACAAAGTTCCGGAGTTAATGATTACCGGAAATGACGAAGAAAGAAATAGATGGTTTGCGGATGAAGATGTAGTTAATATGTCGCAGCTCATCGTAAATCGCGGAAAGATAAAAATTTCCGCTACTATGGTAAGAGAAATGATGGTAAAAGATGACAGAAAAGAATGGATGAAGTGGGTAAATCCAAAGTTACACAAAATGTACGATGAGATTCGCCGAGAACTCATGTCCGTTCCGTTCTATCAGGAGATGTTCGCGAAAATGAAGAGGTGATTATTATGAAAATCAATATAATAAAACAAATTGCTGATAATAACAACAAAACGTTCAAGGTTGGAGATGATATTCATTTTACTCTCATTAGGAATGATAAATTCTATAGCTGCTTTGGAATCATTAAAGATATAAAAGAAGAAGGATTTGTAATTGAAAATGTAGAGGTAGACAAGATGCGAGTGTCTGACTCACTATATATTAAATATAGTGAAGTAAAAGACGGTGCATTGAGTATAACGGATAAAGGATATTATTGACGATAAAGAAATATAAATATAAGAAATTTTCCGCGTTGGGAAAATATTAAAAGAAAGGGAAAGGCGAAAATGGGGCAAACAAAAGATAAAGATGAGAATCCATTACTGGATAACCGACAGCTTAGAGATAAGTGTGTCGGAAGATATGAAGTTTTAGAAAAAGTTAAGAAGTTGGTGCTGTTGCCGGGAACCGAATTTGCGACAATAAATCAGATAGCAGAATATTATTCTACATATGTAGGAGGCGATGGTAGCGAAGACAATATTGTAACTTCCGATGGAATCAGAAAAATATACTCTCGGCATAAAGAGGAACTGGATTCAGATGGCACATACATAAAAGGTTATAAAGATTTTTTAATAGGACACGATGCCACATTAGAAAATCTCAAAGGAAAATCAATAGTGACTTATACTTCCGGCACGAAAATAGAAATACCGAACAGAGGTGTTAGGGTATTTTCTCGTAGAGCGATTCTTAGAATCGGGATGTTACTTAGAGATTCAAAAGTAGCAAAAGAAATAAGAACACAACTTCTTAATATAGAAGAAAAGACATCGCCGGAAGTTAAAGTTCAGGATATCCAGGAAGAGCAGCGATTGATGCTGAATGTCGGAATGGCATATGCCAGCGGAGATATCAATGCGATGTTGAAGGCTACCACAGAATATAATGCTTTTCAGAACCGGCATATAACGAAGTTGGAGAAAGATAATAAGGCATTGGCTGGAGAAGTTCTGGAATGGGCTGATCGAAGTAAGTTAAACGCAGGAATCAGGCAACTTTCTGCGGTGACAGGAATCCCTTTTGCGAATCTTTGGAATGAGCTGTATAAAAATTTGCAATATAAATACGGTATTCATTTACGGAAAAGAGGGGACAAGCCATACATACAATGGATTAAGGAAGAAGAATGGTCGAAAGTTCTTCAGACATTTTGTGCTATGTGCGAAGCTTACAGGCAGTCTCCTACAGATATGTTCCAACAGGTTACACCAAAGATTAAAGTGGGTTGATAAAGAAGAACGGAGGAATGATTATAAAAGCAATCAATATTAAATGGGATGTAGTAGATAGTGCGGAAGATATGGCAGAAAGCGAAATTAAATAGAAGCGAAACAATTTTTCAATATGTATTATAAGGAGCAAGATTATGTGTCAAAATTGTTGCAGAAAATGCGGAAACAATTCATTGCATACAGAATTCAAAGGGAACAACACCTGGCTGTATTGTGACGTATGTGGAAAAGAAGTCGAAACTAAAATAATAACTCGCCAGGAAACATTCAAAGTATGTGGTGAAGACATTACAATTGATGCACAGGTATTTGTTTGTGCTGAATGCGGAGAGGAACTGTTCTGCGAAGAACTGGATTCAGCAACGCTTGTCAATGCATATAATGAGTATCGCAGAAAGCATAAGTTTCTTCTTCCAGATGAAATCAAAAAGATAAGAGAACAGTATGGACTCAGTCAGAGAAACTTTGCAAAACTGTTGAACTTGGGAGATAAAACTATCTGCAGATATGAGAATGGATCTGTACAGGATAAGGCTCATAATAGCCTGTTACTGTTTTTGCGTGAGCCTGAAAATATGAGAACATATTTGACAAAAAATGAAATTATGCTTAATGAAAGACAGAAAACTAAGTTACTTGATACTGTTGAAAAACTTGAACAAGATACAGAGCATCGTGTTCACTTCAAATGTAAAAATAAAAAAGAAGTATTGGATGCGATCGAGCGGCTTGCAAGAGAATTTCAGGAAGAATTAAACCTGAAATGATAAAAAGAGTTATTTGAGATTCACTCATTATTCCACGCTGTATAGTGATGGAAGCTATCTTATACTTTCCAGTAACAAGAAAGTAGAATATTATTATAACTTTATATATTTGTGGAAACATATAAATAAGAATATTTCAAAAAGGAAATTGATAACGATGAATAAAGATGAGTATGAAGAAGAACTAAAAGAACTTTTGGATAGAATGAAGCAAGAAAAAGGATATGTAGAAGTATCAGCTTTAGCGGAGAGATTTGAAGGAGTCGATAATGAATATAATCATTCACCATGGAATCTTCTTCAGATCCTAACCAATATTAATATATTCATTCCACTGAGATTAGACGATGAAGTAAGCAATTTCGATGAATTAAAAAAGAAAATACATACAAAGAAAGGAAATATTACATGAATGGAGAAGTAGAAATTTTTGAAAATGAGGAGTTCGGTAAAATCCGGACAGTGAATATTGATGGCGAACCATGGTTCGTTGCTAAGGATGTTTGCGATATTCTTGGCGTGAAGAATCCAACAGATGCATTAAACAAAGGATTGGAAGGGTTTGAACGGGCTAGATTTAACCTAGGTCGTCAAGGTGAAGCAAACATTATAAGCGAAAGTGGATTTTATTCACTGGTTCTTAGGAGCCGTAAGTCAGTTGCAAAACCATTTAGAATATGGGTAACGTCCGAAGTGTTGCCATCAATTCGCAAGACCGGCAGCTATACCGCAAATCCATCTAATAAAATGGAGCTGGCACTTGACGACATGAAAATTGTCTATGCTCAGATCAATAACGTAGAGGATTTGTTAGCCGAACAGAATGAAAAGCTTGATCGTGTTGTTGATAATCTCACGCTCAGTACAAGGCAACAGCAAAAGATTTACAAAGTTGCAAAAGACAGAGTTAATCATTTGCTGGGCGGAGCTCATTCAAAAGAATATAAAGCAAATTCAAGAAGTTACTTCATCAATATGTGGAATGGATTAAAAAGTAAATTCCAGTGTGGCTCTTACAAGGATCTGAATCCTATTTATTTTGATAAGGCAGTAGAATTCATTTCTGGATGGGAGTATGTAGAGAATTAAGAGAGGATGAATATTATGGCAGTACTTAAAAACTTTAAAGACGATGAACTGATTATAAGTTGTAAATGTGGCTGTGACGAGGGTATTCATTTCAAAATTAAAGATTATGAAGATGGCGACTATGCTTTTTTGACATATACGAATGGTAATTTTTATTCACAGCAAGCTTCTTTTGTTGAAAAATTAAAAAAGATTTGGGCGATTATCAGGAATAAGGATTTCTATTATTCAGACATTTTGCTTACGAAAAATGAATTTGAGGAATTTAAGGAATGGATCAATAAAAAGTAGGGTGGTCGTTATACGAGTGAGGATTCCTTTTTGATAATTTAGAAAATATAACGAATGCGGGAGATGAGAGAGCTATATGCATTATTGTGTACATTTATTAACAAAAACGTTACCAACAAAAGATGAAATTGCAGAAATTATGCAGCCATATAATTCAGAATTTGTATATGGAGATTCAGACGACGAAGGCGAAATGATAAATTACCCAACTTTTACCTGGGATTGGTATCAAATCGGTGGAAGATATAAAGCAGCCTTAAAATTAAAAGTAGGAAGAGAAGATTCTGAAAATTACAGATATTACAGTTGGGGTTATTATGACGGGAAAGGGAGAAATGGCAGGTTATTTTGGTCAAGCCTTTTATCTACATTAAAAGAAAATGCTTCAGCATTATGTATGTCCTTTTTCGAGGAAAAATGGTTTATGAATATGGGGTTCGCTGATGGTTATATTCTTGTAGATGGAGCATGGCAAAAAGATGTTATAAATCTTAATACACTTGAATGTTATATTTGCATTTTGCCGGATGGATCAGCCATTGCAAGAAATTCATGGGATGGTACCAAATTTATTGGAGATGAAGATTTTGAGCAGAAATACAAGCAAGCCATATCTGACAACATGGATGGATTTATTACAGTTATCGATATCCATGATTAAAAACCTGCAAAGTTTATAAGAAAAGAAGAAACTAATTATGGGATTGTATTAAGACATTTCCAAATGAAGAATAGGATGGTGAACTAACTATGATGACAGAAATAAGATTCTTGGAGATTCTGATCAAGACAATTGAAGCTAATGTAAATTTATTATCATCTCAAATTGGCGAAGAAGAACCTGTAAAAAACATAAGAGAATGTATAAATGGACTTAAAGACTTTTTGAGTAAGAGAGATACTGACGGCTCGTTCACAAATGAAAACTATAAAAGAAAATTAGAACAAATATACGATGAGTTGGATTCAGAGGAAGATGCATGCATTCCTGTTAGGCGATTGATTCAATTATTTGTTAAACTTGACGAAGAATACAATCATCAGCCGTGGGATTTACTCCGGATATTGAGATGTATTGACGTTATTTGTCCTATGTATATTGATGACGAAGATGAGGAGTAAGATCATGTATCAAAATTGTTGTAAAAAATGTGGAAGTACTTCATTACATACAAAACATAAGGGAAACAATAGCGGACTGTATTGTGATGATTGTGGAGCCTGGATTAAATGGCTTGGGAAAGATGAATTAAGAGCTTTTGAGCATTCAGAGAAAAATATGGATAATCATTCTGCTGAAAATGCAGTTATTAAAAGGCTTAACAGATTCTTAGACGGAATCGACGAAGCAATTGATTGTGTTTATGAAACACCTACAGCAGAGCACGATAAGATAATCTATAATAATGCTTATTGTTTTGCTTTAGAAAAATGTGCAGCTGCGATCAAAAGGATTATCGATGGGAAAGAATTCAATGATTCTAATGAATAAAATATATTCGGTCAGGAATGATGAGCATGCAGAAATGTATGTCTCATCATTTTTTGATAAATAAAAGAAAGGAGAAAACTAATGAATGGATTAAGTAGCAAGGAGGTTTTAGATAGCAGAAAACTTCACGGGAGTAATAAGCTACCGGAACCGGAAATGAAGAAGTGGTATGACTTTGCAAAAGAAGCACTGAGCGAGAAGATCACAATGATTCTTATTGCAATTGCTATTTTGCAGTTATTCCTCGGATTCATGGGAGTAATGGAACTTTCTGATCCGATCATGATTCTTGTGGTGCTCGCAATCGTAACTGGAATTGCAGTAAAAACTGGTATTGGTGTCCAGAAATCTGCAGCAGAGTTGCGTGCGAAAACAGCCGTGAGGTATTGTGACGTAATTCGTGATGGAAAAGTTCAGACAATTAACAAAGATGAATTGGTAGTAGGAGACCTTGTTTGTGTAGGTATGGGACAAGAGATTTTCGCAGATGGTTACATTGTTGATGGTAAAATTTCAGTTAATAATGCTGCAATCAATGGTGAAACAAAGGAGTGTAAGAAAACTCCAATTGCAGGATACATACATGCCAAAACAACATCAACAACCGCATATACCAATCCAAACTGTTTATTTGCAGGAACAACAGTAATGGCTGGAGAAGGAAAAATGATCGTTACTGACGTTGGAGTGAATACAGTAAACGGAGATACTATGGTTAAAATGCAGACTCTGGAATCTCCAAAGACAGCACTGGATATTGCACTCGACAATCTGAGTGACTTTATTTCAAAATGGGGAACCATCGCAGCTGTTATTACATTTATTGTACTTACTGCAACAGGAGTTGCAGAAACTGGTATGAGGGAATATTTTGGAGGAAATATTCTTGATGTAGTTCAGAAGATTGCTCAGAACTTTTCTGTAGCATTGACTATTATTGTAGCAGCAGTACCAGAAGGACTTCCATTGATTGTAAAATTGGTAACGAAACAAAATGTTAAGACAATGGAGAAATTTAACATTTTAGCAAAGAACCCGGGGAAAATTCCAGAACTTGCATATGTAGATATTATTTGCACAGACAAAACAGGTACATTAACAACTGGTGTGATGACACCGAAAAAGATTATTGATGGATTTGCCGATGAAGTGGACACATCTTCTGAACTTTGGAAAAATATTGTATCAAATATCTGCCTGAACAACAGTGCCACATTCAATGGAGATGGAGAGATTACTGGTGGTAACTCTATTGACAGAGCTGTTTTATCACTTGTTAGTTCTGATGAATGTCAGAGCGTTCAGAGCGAGCTGAGGGTATTAGCTAAGCAGGTGTTTAATAGTGCAAATAAATATTCAGCAGTAACATGTTCAGGTAACATTTCATATTACAAAGGGGCTCCAGAAAAACTTATTGCGCATTGTACGACAGCACTTGGTAATGGAATTCAGACATTTACTGATAGCGATAAGGATAGATTGATTGAGAATATCAAGTCTATGACAAGAAATGCAATGAGATGTATTGCTTTAACAAAGGCAGAGGGAACGCTTGTTGAAAATGAAATCCCAAATAATATGACATTTCTTGGAATTATTGGCGTTGTCGATCCAGTCAGAGATGAAGTCCTGGATGCAGTGGCAATGGCGCACAAGGCAGGTATTCAGGTAATTGAGATTACAGGGGATTGTCTTGAAACTGCACAGGCAGTAGCTGCTGAATGCGGTATCTATATGCCGGGTGATTTAGCCATTACAAATGATGAATTTGAATCGATGTCAGACGACGAGGTTAAGAGTATTATTCCACGATTGAGAGTTATTTCCAGATGTTCACCGAACACAAAGCTGAGATTGGTAACTCTTGCACAGGAGATTGGAAAATCTGTGGCAATGACCGGTGACGGAGTGAATGATTCTCCAGCGTTGAAGAGAGCAGATGTTGGATTCGGAATGCAAGGTGGGTCTGATGTGGCGAAAGAAGCGTCAGATATCGTATTGACTGATGATAACTTTGCAAGTGTTGTCAAAGCGGTAGAGCTTGGAAGAACGTTCATGCATAACATCATGATGTTTCTTGAATTCCAGCTCCCAATCAACATTGCACTTTTGATTTTGAGTGTGATTTATCCAATGATTGCAACAGGAGCGCTGCTTGCATCAGTTCAGATTTTAATTATCAACATTATTATGGACTCTTTGAATTCACTGTCATTTGGTGGTGAACCTCCGAAAGAGGAGTATATGTCAGAGAAACCTATTAAAAAAGGTTCTGGACTTTTTATTCGAGGAGCAAAAAAACGGATTGCAATTAGTACAGCAGCCTTTATTGCACTGTACGGAATTATCACATTTAGTCCAATATCAAATATGTTTGCTTCAGATGCTGAATCTATGACAGCAAGATTCGCATTGCTATGTTTTATGGCAGTGTTCAATGGATTTAATATTCGTACTGAACACATGAACTTATTCAAAGGCATTGGGAAAAACAAGCTGTTCGCGTATATTGCAATTGGCATTTTTGCAATGACGGTTATCTTGTGTGATTTTGTAGGGGCTCTTATTAAAGCAGCACCGCTTGATGTGATGCATTGGTTAGTGATTGTTGCGATTGCATTTTTAGTTATCCCAGTCGATCTTGTAAGAAAGGCTGTTGATAATAGAAAATAAGGAGGTAAAAGGAAATGTCGATTAGTTTAGTGAAGGGTCAGAAAATTAACCTTACAAAAGGAAATGCAAAACTCAAGAAAGTAGTCTTTGCGCTGGGATGGGATACAAACAGATATGACGGAGATGCAGAATTCGATCTTGATGTATCTGCATTCTTTACAGATGATTCAGGGAAGGTAACAGGGGAGCAGGATTTTGTGTTCTACGGACAGCCACAGCATCCTAGCGGAGCGCTTACATATTCCGGAGATAATAGAACGGGGGTTGGCGACGGAGATGACGAAACGATGGTTGTTGAACTGGATAAAATCCCAGCAAATATTTCTAAGATTAGCTTTGCCGCTACTATCTACGATGCCGAAAACAGATTACAGAATTTTGGTATGGTGGACAATTCATACATTAGAGCATATGATGCCGAAACAAATGAAGAATTGTTCAAATATGAGTTAAACGAAGACTTCTCTCTGGAAACAGGGGTTATGGCAGGTGAGCTGTACCGTAGGAATGGAGAATGGAAATTCAATGCAGTTGGCTCTGGATTTTCCGGAGGTTTACAGGCACTTTGCAGTAGCTTTGGAGTCTAATGTAGGAGGTAATAAATAATGGCAGTAAGTTTAACAAAAGGGCAAAAAGTAAATCTTTCAAAAGCAATAGAGAAACTGGCAAATGTAACTGTAGGACTTGGATGGGATATGGCACAGAACGGAAGCAGCATTGATTGCGATTCTTCTGTATTTGTACTTCGTGAAAATACAAAGCGGATTTCAAAGAAAGTAAAAGCTGGACTGTTTGGACTTTTTTCAAAGACAGAAACAGATGAAGTTACAGAATATGGTCTGACAAGATCTGACGATATTATTTATTACGGAAATCTCACACATGGCAGCGGTTGTATCAAGCACAGAGGCGACAATCTTGTTGGTGGAACAGGTAAAAGAAACGATGATGAACAAATTGCGATTGATCTGAAGAAGATGCCACCGGATATTAAGAAGTTGGTAGTGGTTGTGAATATCTACAACTGTAAATCAAGAGGGCAGCATTTCGGAATGATTAAAAACTGCTATGCAAGAATCGTGGATGATGCAACCAAACAGGAAATTTGTCGCTATAATCTGACAGATGATTATGACGGATGTACAGCACTTATCGTTGGTGAGCTGTACCGTGATGAAAACGGGGAGTGGCAGTTCAAGGCTGTCGGTGAAGGAACACATGATGGCAACATTCCCGATATGGTAAAAAGATACAAGTAATAAAGGAGATAAAGCGATATGTCAGTAAGCCTTAAAAAAGGAGATAAAGTCGCACTATCAAAGGATAGTGTTGTGAATAAAATTTCTGTTTGCCTTGGTTGGGACACAGCAAAGTATGATGATGACGGGGATTTTGACCTGGATGCTTCTGCATTCGTTGTTACCAAAGCTGGTATAACAAGATCTGATAGTGATTTTGTATTTTACAATAATCTGAAACATCCGAGTGGTGGAGTTACTCACAGCGGCGATAATTTGACCGGTTCTGGAAACGGTGACGATGAAGTTATCAGAGTGGATCTTGAGAAACTTCCGAAGTATGCAGATAAAATAGTATTCTGTGTAACCATTTTTGATGCAGAACGCCGTATGCAGAATTTTGGCATGGTGGAAAACTCATATATCCGTATTGTGGATGATGTAACTGGAAACGAAATTATGAGATACGATCTCAAAGAGAAGTTCGGAAATTCTACTGCTATCATTGCTGGTGAAATTTATCGTGATGAATCAAAATGGAAATTTCATGCAGTAGGAGAAGAACGGGATGGCGGTCTTTTAGAGCTGTGCAAAGAATTTGAGGTAGAGGTAGAATAAAATGACAGTAGGAACAAGTAATGTAATTATCTTTTGTCTCTCAATCCTGGGAGTAATTGCTATTGTGGCACTGATTTTAAACAAAACATTTTTTAAGCAGCTTGTAATTAAGTTCAGAGGAAGAACGGAAGAAATCGCAAGACAGGATGCTTCTACGCCGGATGGTGCAAGAGATTATTTCAATAATGCGATCAGAGAAAAAGAGACTCTATACAGCAAAGCAGAACAGTCTTATACAGAGATTGCCGGTAAACTGGATGAAGCAGAAAAGGAACAGTACGATCTCAAAAAAGAACTTATGAAGATTGACAAGTCTATCAATAACTGTCTGGATTCTGGTGATGACGATACTGCAAGACAGTATGCAATGAAGAAAATTACTGTTCAGGGCAAGATTGATACGCTGAAAGATACTATCGAGGAATACAAAAAAGCAAAAGAGCAGCAGAATGAAATCCGTAGTGCCATTAAGCAGGAGCTTGATGAACTCAAAGAGGAAAAAGAAAGAACGGTTTATCAGATGGAAGCAGATCAGCAGATTATTTCTCTGCATGAGGGCATGAATGCAAGTGCAAGCACAAACGAAAGTGACCGTATGCTTGAAAGAGTGCGTGAGGGTGCGAAGAAAACAAGAGAACGTGCAGCAGGAGCGAAGATCGCTTATGACACAAGTACAGAGGCAATGGATCGCAGAATGGAAGCACAGGAAAGAAATCGTGCGGCTGATGATGTGCTTGCCGAAATGAAACGAAGGAGAAGCAACAAATAATGATTGTTATAGATATCGGAGCATTTGTCATTTGTATTGCAACAGCTTTTGTTGTAGGTTTCTGCACCGGAAAGGTAAAGAAGAAAAAGAATTAAGAAGTTGAATAGTGGAATGTGGGCTTAGAAGCAGCCATCATTTAAAGAGTGGAGCTTTTATATACATATACCTCTGAAATCGGGAGGGTATAGTGACACAGCGTTCAGACGTAGTTATGCAAGATATGTATATTCTGAAAAAGAAGCAGGAAGTCACCCCGTAACTGGTAAGGATGGAACTCTCCTTTGGCGTAATAGCACACCACTATTTAGTACAAGTGCATTTGAAATCATTCGGTGGCGGAATAGGTAGACGCTAATGACAGATAGGTTGCCCTAACGGTTCGATTCCGTCGGCATCTGAAACAGTGAAATAGCTGACGATGCTGGGTCTGATTTGGTAGAAGGGAGTGGGGAACTATGCATGGTGCAAATCCATGCCCGAATATAAATTTAAAAAATTTGGAGGAATAATATGGGATTAACAAAAGAGCAAAGAATTAACGGAGCCATAGAATTACTTGAACATAATGGTTATATTGTTAAGAAAGACTATTCCATGCTGATTGGAAAATGGGTCGCATTTTATCAAATTGGCATGCGGGATATCTTACATGGAAAAGTCATTGCCATAATATATGGGAATAAGAAAGAGTATTTTGAAGTAAAATGTAAAAACGGATGTCATAGATTTCCGTCAATGGATGACACGATTAGTTTCACAGACAGCAAGCAAGAATGTTACATGATTTAACGAAGTGAGAAGAGAAATGAAAGTTAAGGAAGTGAAAAATGTCACTTTATAAAGAAACGGAAGGGCAATTAGAAGAGATATATCAAAAATATTTACCATATATGAATAATTTTGCAAAAGAAGCATTTCCAGAATTATATGGGATGTGTAAAAACTGTGAAAAGTATATGGGTGAAGATCATGATTATAAGGAATGTCGTGATCAATACTGTTTTCAAGGCTGGTTAGCATTGGAATATCTTGAGCTGGTGAATAGTTGTGACAAATTTATAAAATAAAAGGAGCAAAATATGAGGTGTTATCTTGATGTAAAATTCAATAGAGATATAGATCCAAAAGATATTATTTATTCTGGATCCATGTATTTTACCGCCAAAGGAAAACAATATGGTATGGATTTTCTTGATAGTTATGGTAGCATAGACGAAAAAGATAAATCCATTTTGCACTGGGAATTTAGAAACCCGGATTTTGGAGCGTTTCCTGAGATAGCGGAATTATCACAACATTTATCGGAGATTATTTCCATCGATGAATGCTTTGTATCATCGGACAGTGCTGATTTATATGTAACAGGCATTACCGGCTTTGTTATTGAAGAAGGATATAGTAAAATTCCAGAAATTCATTATTCTGATTATATTTCGGCAGAAGTATTTAAAGGGAAAGAAGATGATGATTTTCTGGTTCAATTTTCATTCAAAGACAAAGCACTTATTCAATTCAATAAAGACAATATTGTTGATACTATGTTCTACGAAGCTGACAAGCTATATAAAAATACTCCATGCGGACAGATTCGAGATGCGGATACTATATTGGAAGACATCTTAGCGGAGAATTTGGAGCAGACAGGGATATTTCTTGAGTTAGAGAAAATTTTGGATTCTTCGTATACCTGCAGCGGAAGGGAAATGTTTCATAAAATGTTTGAGGCATTTACTGGTGTCAGCATAATTGATTATCTGAAAAAGGTAATTGACGAAACGACGAGAGGTGATTGATATAGAAGTCAAAATTAGCAACGGAAACACCAAGATGGGAAGCATCCCAAGTGTATCTTTGCCAGCCGGTATAACCTGCAGGCAGGATTGTGAATGCCGTAAGAAATGTTATGCTAAAAAACTGGAGAGAATAAGAAAGAGAGTAAGGGAAGCATATCAAAGTAACTATGAGTTGCTTATAAATAAACCAAATACATATTGGAGAGAGGTCGAGGCGTCAATTATGATGTCTCGATTTTTTAGATTTCATGTTTCTGGAGATATTCCGAACGAAGAATACCTGGTACATATGATTAAGATAGCAAGCAGGAATCCTCATTGCGAAATATTGTGTTTTACTAAGAGATATGAAATCGTAAAAAAAGTGCTTTCTATGCATCCAGTTACAAGAAATCTGCATCTGATTCTGAGTGGATGGGTTGGGTTAAAAATGGACAATCCGTTCAATCTTCCGGAAGCCCATGTAAGATATAGAGATGGAACCACTACCGCAAAGGATGACGCAAAAGAATGCTCTGGAAACTGTACGGAATGTGCAGCAACTGACGGCGGATGCTGGTCTTTACAGAATGGCGAGCAAGTAGTTTTCAATGAACATTAATAAGGAGGATAAATGACAGTTTTAGAAAGTCTTAAATCATATATTGAATATGATGAGCGTATCAAAAAAGAATATATGATACAAAAGGAACTTTATGATGTCTCTGCAAAATTAAAAGAGATCAGAAAGAAGAAATGTCTTACGCAACATGATATTTTAAGTGAATCTTCATTAACTGAAAATAAAGTAATAGAAATTGAAACATACAACGGAGATGCTACGATGGGATCATTTGTTAGATACTGCGATGCCATAGGAATTAAATTATCCGATCTTTTGGAAAAATATTGCGAGGAGGGTGATACCAACGGAAACATTTAATGTAGGAGAATCAGTCTATGATTCAAATAAAGGACTAGAATATGGAAAGGGGATGATTATCAAAAAATTACAAAATGGACTATGCAGAGTAGTATGGAGAGACCGCAACGGTAATGCATGGATAGACGAAGTAAGAAAAAGCGTATTGACCAAGATGTAAGCATGTACTAGAATAGTATATATAAGAAAGGAGCGGGATATGCTAGATATGCTTGGTTTACTTGTTACTTGTTCAATTATTGTTGCTTTTGGTGCTTATGTGGCCGGGCCGAGCGGATTCGGATTCACATTCGTCATGTGTGCATGGTTTTTTCTCTACACTCTGTCGGGCAGGATGCATCAAAGTAAAAAGGAAACTTATCAATGGGAAGTAAAAGTTGGTAAGAGGAAGAAGGAATGGATCCGAGAAGATGGGTCATACGATTGGGAAAAATATCCGTATCACATTGGCGGGATGCTGGAAGGCAAAGAACAGGCTGAGTATCTAACTTGGCTGTTCAAACAGCCGCCGGAAGTTTATGAAAGAATAACAGGAGAAAAGAAAACCTGGAAATAGGAGGAACAAATATGGACGCAACTAAAGTAATGAAAGAAATGGTAAGTACTTTCGATGAGCTTATAAAAGCACTTGAAAGAAGGCAGGAACGATTAGAAGAAATTGAACCGGATAGCGAAGGAGAAACCCACGATAAATGGGAAGATAGTTCTTCCGAACTGGATGATTTAATTCAAGAAGCAGAAGAATTTAAAGATAATTTGAATGAAATGAAGCGACAGATTGATGATTATCAGTTTGAATACGGTGGTCTGAAACGCCTCGTATAAGGAGGGATTCAATTGAACGGTAGAGAAGAAAGAGATTTGATTGCCGAAAAGAAAATTCAGGAACTTATCTCTGGAAAACCGGCTTTCATAACAGAATATTATGTCTGGCTTGAAGGCCGGGCTTCTCTTACCAAACTCAGGTACATAAACTATTTACTGGATTTTCTCCATTTTTACGAACAGAACGAAGGAGTTACTATTACCGGCTGGAAAGATTTTCAGGCTGTTGATTCAGCCAATCTGAGCCGGTATTTTAACTACATCTCTTATACAAGAGATTCGCAGGGGCAGCCAATCAAAAAATGTCAGGCAAGTATTGTTGGAACAAAGCTTAGTGCTATGAAGACATTTTTTAGTCACCCAAAATTCGAAGGAAGAAAAAATCCAATAGAATTGCTTGGCAGGAGACCTAAGATACGATTAAAAGAAGATATAACTGTATTAGATAAGGAAGAGATCCAAAAGATATGGAATAATATTGATCGAAAAGATGGAAGATACAGAAACTATGAACAGTGGCGGCTTAGAGATAAGCTGCTTTTTTTATTGCCATTATCTTTCGGGATTCGTATCTCAGCATTGCAATGGATCAACGTGGAGGATATTGACATAAACAATAAAACATTGTCGGTGGTTGAAAAGGAAAATAAATACAGAGTTTTTCGAATATCGGACGATGTTTTTAAAGTTTTGACGAAATGGATGAGGCAAAGAAGATCAATATGTGCTGAGTTTGGTGAGACAAATGCATTATTCATATGTGTTTACGGCGGTAAGGCAAAAAGACTTACTGACAAAGGAATTAATAAAATTATTGAGAAGCATACTTGGAATATAGACAAACATATCACTGCTCATAAGCTCAGGAGTAGTTTTGCTACAAATTTATATAATGAGATAGGTGATATATATGTTGTATCGGAACTACTGGGGCACGAAAGTCCAGAGACGACAAAAAGGTATGCAAGAGTATCAGAGAAAAGGAAGGAAGAAGCATTGGAAAAAATTAGTAAATTTAACCTGATTGACACCGGGTAAAGATTTTGGTATCATTACAGAGGGAGGGTAAACGTATGTACAATCAAGAGATCAAAGAAGAATTCATAGAACTTCAATCAAAAAGTTATAAAAAACAGTTAGAGTCTAGCTTTAAAAAAATCGGAAAAATAGAAGATCAAAAAGAAAAGGATTTAGCTTATTTTTCAAAGGAAATCATAGTTAAAATGTATGAAGAATTTGATTATACGCTTAAGACAACAAAGATGATAAATAAATTTTTGTCTAAATATTCTGATTTTTATTTCAAAAAGATGGGTGAAACTCATAGCAGAAATCAGTATATCGATATTGATATTGATGCTATGCGATTCATAAAAGTAAAAGCCTCCGAAAAGAGGATGATCACACACCAGGAAATGCTCTCCTTGGTTGATGACATACTAAATCCGTGCGATAAATTCTTGATGTATGCACTTTATTGTGGGATTGCTGGAACTCCTAAACAATGTGAGTTGTGTTTTCTTGATGAGGATGATCTTCAAGAAGGAAATATAATTTCCATTCCCTCTGTAGATAAAGAAGGAAATGTAATCAAAAATGCCCGATTTATAAAGGCGGATGATTTATTATATTCCCTAGCAAAAGAATCTGCCAATACATATGTGTATAAATCTACTTTAAGCGATTCGTATGACAGGAAACTTTATACTAATAGAATATTGAAGCCAGCAAGTAATGAAGCTAAGGAAAGTAACTTAAGTTCTTGCAATTCAAGATTGAGAAGAAGGTTTACTACTATATGTGAAAAATATTTTGTTGAGGATCTAACTGCTGGAGATATAAAATGGTCTGGAATTATATATAATATGAGATTAATTCAAGTAGAAATGAATTTGCCGAGTATATTTGATGTTATTAAAACGGAACAGTTTAAAAAACTCAGTGAACAATATAGTATTCAATCACTGAGAAATAATGCTATAAAAGAATCAATAAAAAAATATATAGACGTTTAGACTTGTCAACTAGAGGAAGGTGCCACTTCCTCTTTTTTGTATTGGAGAAATAAAATGGAAATAAATACCAGTTGATTGCTTCCTTATTTTATGGTAATATATGGAATAAGAACGAACGTTCGAAATTTAAAAAGTAAATGAGGGAAGTGATTTAAATGAACAAGTTATTTGAAGAAGTTGTAGAGAAAGTTAAAAACGGCACAAAATTTTGGTATTCTATTGAATATTCTGGAAGACAGATTGCAGATTTTTATCTAAAGAACGCAGTTATTTATTTTCGAGAAAATGCAATTGTGATCGAAGACGAAAGAGGAAACTGCGGAGAAGTATTATATAAGGAAGGAATTGATTTGAAGGAATCATCAGATCTGGACGGGCATGTCAAATTCGACTTCTTGTATAAAGAAGGAATACATATTTCATTTACGGTGCAAGGGTACTGTATAAATGTAACTACAGCGTAAAAGCATGCTATTTTACTGCAAAAATGGGTAGCAAAAAAATGCAAAAAGTTGTTGACAAAAGAAAAGAGCTGTGATATATTATATACATAGCAACGACGCTAAAGGAGATCAAAGGTAGGTTCGAATCCTACCAGCGTCTTCTCCTCTTGAGAGAGGAGATTTACCTTACTTTCCTCTTGTCGAGAAGACAAGAGAATAAAATAATTTTTTAAGTTATCCGACCCCTCTGAGAGGAGGGGCCGCCTGAAGCCTTAGTTCAGTGGTTAGAGCAGCCGCCTCATAAGCGGTAAGTCCGGGGTTCGAATCCCCGAGGCTCCATTTTGAGCACGTACAGCAAATAATCTGTTGTTATATCTCAATTCGGGGTTAAAAATATGTGCTCAGTTTAGTGCCCCATCGCCAAGCGGTAAGGCACAGCACTTTGACTGCTGTATTCGCTGGTTCGAACCCAGCTGGGGTAGTTTTCTATTTTGGACGCTTACAGCAATTTAATAAAGCAAGTTTGTGCATTTCACCTCACCTCATCTCATCTTACATATCTTGCGTCCAGTAATTCCAAAGAAAGGAAGTAAAACAATTGAATAACGAAGAAATGTTCAAAAGGATGTTGGAAAAGAATCCGCCATCTGCGGGATGTTTCATGTCTAAAGTAAAAGAAACATTGGAAGAATTGCCTTACAATGCAAGGTATACCGAAAATGGTGCCCTTGGATATGAAACTTCGGGAAAATCGTTGCTTGATTTGGACTTTGCAACAGCATCCTTAAGAAAAAAAACAGAAAAAGAAATTCAGGATATGTTTGTAAAGGCATATTTTGAAAATCCTCTCATGGCTGTAAAATGGCTCTTTTATTTAAGAGACATTCGAGGGGGATCCGGTGAAAGACGGAGTTTTAGAATTCTATTAAAATGCCTAGAAAGTATAAAGCCAGAATTGGTAGAACGGCTGATTCCTCTTATTCCAGAATACGGACGCTATGATGATCTGTTTGAACTGTTGGATACAGAGTTGCAGCCACATGTGATTCGGTTTATTCAAGAACAATTAATCAAAGATCTGGATAATGCTCAAAAAGGCAAATCAGTTTCTCTGTTGGCAAAATGGCTTCCTTCCGAAAAGTCCCAAAATGAGAAGCAGAGAGAACGAGCGAAGACAATTACATTTGGTCTTGGAGTTACAGAAAGAATATACCGAAAAATATGTTCTAATTTGAGAGGTCATTTAAAGGTTGTCGAAACAGATATGTCTTCTGGTAAATGGGATGAAATTGACTACAATAAAGTTCCATCTAAAGCAAATCTAAAGTACAAAGAAGCATTCATGCGGCACGATGAAGATAGAAGAATGAGCTATCTTGAAAGCCTGCAAAAGGGCGATAAAGATGTGAAAATCAATGCAGGAGTGTTGTTCCCACATGAAATCGTCCATAATTATCAAAAGGATTTCGGTCGTGTCAAAAAAGAAGACGCTACATTAGAAGAACTTTGGAAGGCATTGCCAGATGAAAAAATCAGTAACACGATCGTTGTAGCTGACGGATCTGGCTCCATGTATTGTACTGTAGATGAAAACTCGTCTGTGGAAGCTATTGATGTTGCAGTTGCTTTGGCGATCTATTTTGCAGAAAGATTGCCTGGCGAATATAAGGATAAGTACATTACATTCAGTAATAAACCCAAGTATGTAGATATGTACGGGTGCGGAACATTACGAGAGAAAATTAAGCTTGCGACGAGTAATTGCGAAGTGGCAAACACAAATATCGAAGCTGTCTTTGATCTTATACTGGATACTGCTGTTCGAAATCATATGAATCAGGAAGAGATTCCAAAAAATATTCTAATTATTTCAGATATGGAATTTGATTCATGTGCAAGAGGACAGAGACAAAGAACACTGAATGCGACGCTTTTCTCTGAAATCTCAAAGAGATATAAAGAAAAAGGATATCAGCTTCCAAGAATTGTATTCTGGAACGTGAATTCAAGAACTAACACGATTCCGATGAAACAAAACGAACTTGGCGTAGCACTAATCAGTGGATTCTCCACAAGCAGAGCAAAAATGGTGATGTCAGAGGAACTTGATCCGTACAAATGCTTGATCAATCAGCTTAACACTGAGAGATATAAACATGTAGAGGACATCTACATGGAGTTACAGAAAGAAAGGGAAATAATGCATAAAACAAAGGATGCATAACAAATATCTTTTAGAACCTAATGCAGTATGTTTTTTCTGGTGTCCGATTGGTTCCGGGCATTTAAATCAGAAAAATCCTAACATACGAGACATGCCGCTATCGGTAAGAAAGGCGGCATTAACATGAACGAAGAAACAAAAACATTATGTCAATGCCACGTCTGTGGCAATCTGTTTGAATATTCAAATCTTCCGGAAGATAACAGGATCAAACATATCAGTCCCTGTTGCCGGTCTAGCTATTCGGTACTAAGTCCAGTGCTGGATAGATTTTTCCAAAAATTTTACGATATTAACAATGATGAAAAATATTATTTATAAGAAAGAAGGATATTTTATTGGCTACAAAATTTAAGGCAAAAAAAGCAGTCAGAGAAAAAATTTACACCAAAATTGCTCTTATGGCTCCGAGCGGTGGTGGAAAAACCTATACAGGTCTTGTGCTTGCTACCGGAATGGCGAACGAATTAAGCAAAGTACTTGGAAGGCCAGCGAGAATCCTTATGGCAAACACAGAAGGAGCGAGAGGATATTATTACGCAAATGAGTTTGATTATGACATTATTGACCTCGAAGCACCATTTAACCCAGAGCAGTTTGTTGAAGCAATTGATTATGCAGTTGATGAAAAATACGACATTCTGTTAATGGATAGTACCTCTCCAGAATGGGAAGGAGCTGGCGGATGTCTCGAACTTCAGCAGAAAGCTGGTGGAACATATCAGGCATGGAAGACCATCACGCCGAGACATGATCGCTTTATCAATAAACTTGCTACAAGTCCAATCCACATTATCGGTACGATGAGAGGAAAAGACCAGTACGAGATTGAGAAAGACGATCGAGGGAAAACAAGCATCAAGAAACTTGGTGTTGGAGCAAAACAAAGAGATGGATTTGAGTACGAATTTACCTGTACTTTCACCATCGACCAGAAAACTCACGCAGCCGAAGCTCAGAAAGATAATACGCATATCTTTGAAGACAGTCCAGCTATGGCTTTGACGGAAAAACATGGAGAAGAGATTATCAAATGGGCAAACGAATCAAACATCGACACAGTAAAACAGAAATTCGAAGCAAAGAAAGCAGAGCAGGATACAGAACAGGGACTTGCAGAAGCCATCAAATCCGTAATTGAAACCGCTACGTTGGCTATGAAGAAGAACAAACCTGCAGTTATGGAGATTCTTAAAAAGGCTCCAGAGGGAAATCCGAATAAAATTACGGATATTGCAGTAGCTCTTGAAATTGCAGAGGAATTAAGAAAGGTAGGATAAGTAAATATGAACAAAGTAACACTTATGGGACGATTAACAAGAGATCCGGATGTTAGATATACAGAAGCAGATCCGCCAATGGCTATTGCCCGCTATACGCTGGCAGTAGACAGACGATTTGGTAAAAAAGATGGAGAACAATCAGCTGATTTTATCAATTGCGTTGCATTTGGACGCAGCGGAGAGTTTGCTGAAAAATATCTTCATCAGGGAACGAAGATTGCGGTAGCCGGAAGAATTCAGACCGGAAGTTATACAAACAAAGAGGGAAATAAAGTTTATACAACTGATGTGGTAGTAGAGGATCAGGAGTTTGCTGAAAGCAAAAAGGCATCCGAAGAAAGTGCAGGAAATGATCAGTTTATGCCTATGGATGAAGGAGATACGAAACTTCCATGGCAGTAAAATAAAACAATCCAGCTGTAAAGGAAATAAAAAATGCGGATAGAAAAAGAAAAAATACTTGAAGCAAAACAAAAGCTGGGTGATGATAACGCATTTATGATAGCAGAGCAGCTCGGAATAGCAGATTTTGATGAAAGGAATCTGCGTTCCTGTTGCCCATTCCACGACGAAGATACTCCAAGCTTCATATATAATAAAAAGAATTACACCTTTCATTGCTTCGGGTGTGGAATAAACGTAGATATTATTGATGCGTTTATGCAGGATGGATCCACGTATATGGAAGCGTGTGAAAAATTATTCCAGGTTGCAAACATCTCGTATAGCTTTGGAGAAAAAGGAGTAAAAACAAGAACAAAATACAGGTATCCGAAAGAGGAAGAAAATACTGTAAAAGATAAAGTTTACAAATATCTTGAACTCAGAGGGATACCAAAGGAAGTAGTCGATCTACTGGATATACGTCAAGATAGTCATGGGAACTGCGTGTTCAATTACTATGACACAAACGACGTATTGACAACGGTTAAGTATAGGCCATCGCATGCAGTCAGCAAAGAAAAACATGAGATAAAAACATGGTGTCAAAAAGATACAGACACAACTCCGTTGATTTTTAACATGAATAGAATCAACACAAGTAAGCCTTTGCTAATCACAGAGGGCGAAATTGATTGTGCTGCGGCTATCACATGCGGTTATTCAAATAGCGGAAGCGTTCCATTTGGTGCAAACAATTATGCATGGATCGAAGAAAACTGGGACTGGCTTGATCAATTTGAGTCCATCATCATCGCATCTGATAATGATGAAGCCGGAAAGAAAATGAGAAAAGAAATAATATACCGGCTAGGATCCTGGAGATGTAAAGTGGTAGATATTCCGGCATTTTATGAAGACGAAAAAGGAAACAAGATTCCGGTAAGCGATCTTAATGAAATGATGTACTGGTTTGGAAAAGAAGCTGTATTAAATGCGATTGTAAATGCAAAAGACCAACCGGTAGCAAGTGTAGTTGATTACGCAGATATCACAGAGATTGATCTTTCAGAGATTGATGGAATATATACCGGCATTTATGGTTTGGATAAAGAATTAATGCGTTTATTTTATGGAACTTTCAACATCGTAACTGGTGTTAATGGTGGCGGAAAATCTTCTTTTTTGAGCCAACTGATATGCCAGTCCGTTGACCAAGGAAAAGATGTATGGCTGTATAGCCGGGAGCTTCCAAATTACATGTCGAAGAATTGGATTAATTATATTTTTGCTGGAAACCGACACATTAAAAAATATGTGAATGAACGTGGAAGCACATACTATAAGGTTTCTCCGGAAGCAAGAATGCAAATAGATGAGCATTACAGGGATCATATTTATATCTACAGGGATGATTATGAGAATTCGATTGAAGCAATTCAGGTATCAATGGAAGACAGCGTGAGAAAATATGGGTCAAAATTGTTGATTATCGACAACCTCACAGCAATTAATCTTAAATGCAACGACAATGAAAAATGGAGCAAACAGGTCGATCTTGTAAACTGGTGCATTGATTTTGCTAAGAAGTTTCATGTAGTTGTTATCCTGGTAATTCATCCAAAGAAAATTGAGACCATGAGAAGATTAACAAAGTTTGACGTGCAAGGACTTGGGTCTATCGTCGATTTGGCTCACAGGTTATTCAGTTTGTATCGAGTGACGCCAAAAGATCGAAAAGGAGAAAAATCTCGTAATGGGAAAGGCTGGTATAAAGAGCCAATACCATATGATGTTGTATTGGATGTGCTGAAAGACAGAATGACAGGAAAGGAAAATCTGGCAACTGGATTGTATTATGATGTCCCATCTCGAAGGTTTTTTACGAATGAAGATGAATATGATCATCAGTACGCATGGGACAAGTCAAAATACAGCTCGAAGCTGCCAATACCAATACAGCTCAGGACAACAGAAGAGGAACAGGAAGTTTTTGGAACAATGGGGTAACACTTTATGGATTATATTTTTCAAAATTATCATAGGCATTCAATGTACACCAACCCAAGGATCGGTGACAGCATTGTTTCAAATCGAGAATATGCAGATAGAGCAAAAGAACTTGGACATGGAATCATCAGCACGATGGAACATGGATGGCAGGGCAGATACATCGAAGGATATGAACTGGCAAAAGAGTTTGGACTAAAATTCGTATTTGGAGTAGAAGCATATTGGGTAAAGGATCGCCAAAAAGAATATCCGAACGGTAAAGATAAAGACGGAAATACCCGGTATGCAAAAGATAAATCCAATTGTCATATATGCCTTTTTGCAAGAAACGAAAAAGGTAGGCGAGCAATAAATGATATTTTGGCAGAAGCAAACATAACAGGTTATTATATACAACCAAGAATTGACGTAGGACTTATTTTAAGTTTGCCGCCAGATGATGTAATAGTTACAACGGCATGCGTTGCATATTGGAAATATGAAAACATAGACGATATCACAAAACAACTCAAAGAGCATTTCAAAGGGAATTTCTATCTCGAAGTCCAATACCACAATACAGAAAAACAAAGAGAAATAAATCGGCATGTACTGCAACTGTCAAAGAGCTTGAAGATTCCACTGATTATGGGATGTGATAGCCATTATATCAAAGAAGAGGACGCAACAGAGAGAACAGATTTTTTGTATTCAAAAGGAATTGAATATCCGGAAGAAGAAGGATGGTATATGGATTATCCTGACGGAGCGACGGCTTACAGGAGATTTGCGGAGCAGTGCGTACTTGATCATGATCAGATCATGGAAGCAATGGGCAACACGAACGTTTTTCTTGAAGTAGAGGAATATGATTGTCCATGTTTTGAAAAAGAACTAAAGTTGCCAACGATATATCCAGACCTCACGCAAGAAGAGAAAGATAAAAAATTCACGGATTTGATCTGGAAATTGTGGGAAGAGCAGAAAGCAGAAGTCCCTCAAGAAAAATGGAGACATTATGTTGGTGAGATTATGTTTGAAATCGACATTGTTATCACTACACATATGGCTGATTATTTCTTACTGGATTACGAAATCGTAAAACTTGGAAAGAAAAAAGGTGGGCAGTTGACTGTTACCGGAAGAGGGTCGGCGGTGAGCTTTTACATAAACAAACTCTTAGGATTTACGAAAGTAGACAGAATATCCGCAAAAGTAAAAATGTTTCCAGAACGTTTTATGAGTGCAACCAGAATCCTTGAAAGTAAAAATGCACCTGATATTGACATGAACGTTGCATTCCCGGAACCATTCTGGGAAGCTCAAGAAGAAATAGTTGGTAAAAGCCATTCAGCTCAGATGCTTGCCTATGGAACTATGCAACCGTCCGCAGCTTGGAAAATGTTTGCAAAATCACAAGATGTTCCGTTTGAGACTGCGAATGAGGTAAGCAAACAAATTCAAAAGTGGCAAAAAGCAGTAATTCATGCTCCAGAGGATGAAAAAGAAGACATCGATGTTTTATCATTTATTGATAAACAGTATCATGAAATTTATAAGAAAAGCGAACAATATTGTGGAATTATCTCCAGCTGGTCTCCTCATCCATGTGCTTCGGTAGTATATAACGGAGATATCCGTAAAGAAATTGGCTTGGTATATATCAAACCAAAAGGAAAAGACGGGATGGTTTGCAGTGTTATGGATGGAAAATGGGCTGAAAAGTACAAGTTCTTAAAGAATGACTGGCTTACGGTATCCGTAGTTAGACTCATATATAAAATCTATAACAGAATGGGCATTGAGATCCCGTCAGAAAAAGAGCTTCTCGAATTATGCGAGAAAGATGGGGACGCATGGGACATATACAAGAAGCAATGCACACTTGGGATAAATCAATGTGAACAGCCGGGAACAGCGTCGAGAGTTGCTATATATGCACCAAGAAATATTTCGGAACTTTGTGCCTTTGTCGCTGCTATCAGACCTGGATTCAAGTCTATGTATAAGATTTTTGAGTCAAGGAAACATTTTGAATACGGAATAAAAGCATTTGATGAGCTGATTCAGACTGAAGAAATGAAAAATTCTTTCGTGTTATATCAGGAAATGGCGATGGAGTCCTTGAACTATGCCGGTATTCCAATGTCCGAATGTTATGACGTAATCAAAAATATCGCAAAGAAGCGAACAGAGCAAGTCCTTGCATATAAAACTAGGTTTCTGGATGGATTTGCAAAGAAAATTATAGAGGATGAACATATTGAGGCAGCAAAAGCCGATGATCTTGCCAGACAAGTATGGCAAATTCTCGAAGATTCCTCCAGGTATTCATTTAATGCATCTCATTCATATTGTGTATCACTGGATGGTTTGTATTGTGCTTATGCAAAAGCGAAAAAGCCGCTTATTTTTTATGAATCATTCCTTCAGCTCTTAGATGAAAAAAGTGACAAAGATAGAATGGCAGCCGTTAAACAGGAAGCAGAAGATTATTTTGGAATTACATTTCCGCCCTTTAAATTTGGTCAGGATAATACAAGAATTACATTCAATGAAGAGACGAATTCGATTTCAAATACAATGAAGTCTATTAAGAGTTTTAATCAGACATTATGTGAAAGCCTATATGAATGTTCAAAATTGCAAATATGGTCTTCTTTCATGGAAATTATGAATTGGCTTTACAGGAACAAAAGAATAACAAGTACAAAAATAATACCTCTTATAAAGATAGGGTATTTTGATAAATTTGGGAATATTCCTACATTACTCAGAGAAGTCTCAGCGTTTGAATTATTGAAACGAGGAGAAGCGAAACAAATCAGTAAAGACAAGATTGTGGGAACAGATATAGAGGATGTGATAAGAGCCAGGTGTTCAGACAAGAAGAAAGACGGGACATCCGGTAAAAATTACATCATTTATAAAGGAAATGATCCGTATGAGCAGTCTCGTGTTATGTACGATTTACTTGCAAAAATTGAGGAGAACATAGTTAAGCTAAATCTTCCAGATTGCGATTATAAACAAAAAATGGCTTACCAAGATGAAATCCTTGGATACATAGATTTAACGACACATTCGATTGAAGATATGAGAAAGCTTATTGTAACAGGAATTGTTCCTCTTAAAGGAAAGAAAACGAAAGAAATTTGGGCATATTCCGTGTCCACAAGATCTTTGGCAACAGGTAAGTCATCCAGACTTACGATTGATCCAGAGATATTCAACGAAACAAAATTACATAAATTAGATGTCATATATGCTACTAATCTTTATAAAAACAAAAAAGGTTATTGGTATTTGACGAAATATGAAATTATTGAAGGAGTAGCATGATTAAAAGAAAGGATTTCTTAGCTGGATAATTTAATCCAGGAGCTTAAACAAAAGCTCAGGCCGGTAGAGGACAAAGATAGAGGGAAACTTCTCTCTATCTCGTACTCAAAACTCGATGTTTTAAAGTGCCCGATGAAATATAAATTGAAATATGTTGACGGGCACTATTCGAGAAAGAAAACGATAGCAACGGAAATTGGTTCGATTCTTCATAAAGGATTAGAGCTCAAAGGCATATCAAAAATGAAAGGCCTCCATGTTGACTATGAATATTTAAAAAATGTAGTAGAGAACGGAAGTACAGAGGAATCCGACAAAGATAAGGAATATATTCCCGGAACCTCAGATATCATGATGAGATATTTTGAAGAATGGTTCAAGGAAGATGAACGGACGGAGATGTGCTATAACGACAAGATGAAAATCTATTTTAAAGATGTCCTTCCTATGAGGATGGAAGATCCAGAGTGGAAAGTTGTTGGCACAGAAGTCCCTTTTGAGATGGTCTATGATGAGAGATGCATTGTCCACGGGTTTATTGACAGGATTGATAAAAACGTGACGGATGGGCATTTAAAAGTTATTGATTATAAATCTTCAAAGAAAATCTTTCGGAACGTAGATATAAAGACTCCACTTCAGATGGTTGTATATGATCTGGCATGTATCTATTTATATGGTGTTTTGCCAGAAGAACATGAATACGACTTCATTTTACTTGATAAAAAACAAGAAACAAAAGACGGAGTTTGTTCTAAAGGATATCTGAAAAGAGGAATAACAAAGATCAATTCTTTGCTGGACAAGATTGATTATATGACAATTACTGGCGAATATCCACCAGCACAGACACCACTTTGTTATTGGTGTAGCTTCGCAGATATGTTTCACACACCAAACTGTGATGAAAAGTACGCTGGGGAATGCCAGTATTATAGCCTTTGGAAACCAGAAGAAAAAACATTCAAAGTAAATAAGAAATATGAGGGGAGCGAATTCGTTTGAAAGTTATAAAAAGAGATGGAAGAATTGTTGATTTCAATCGAGATAAAATTAAAAATGCTGTGTTGGCGGCGTTCAAAGAAGTGGATGGAGAAGTTACTCAAGAAGCGAAGAATAAAGCTTCGGAGATTGCTTCGTATGTTAATGCTTTTGAAGATCAATTTATCTCCGTTGAGAAAATTCAAGATTTCATAGAAGAGAAACTTATGCTAAGCAGACGCAAAGACGTCGCAAAAGTTTTTATTATATATAGAAATGACAGAACGAGAGTTCGTGACAGAAACAGTTCAATTCGAGTAAAGGCAAGGAATAAGTTGAACTCTCAGGATGATGATAAACAAAATGCGAATGTTGATGGTAAATCATTTGGTGGTCGTGTCGGTGCAGTAAACAGCGAAGTCATGAAAGAGATTGCATTGGATGAATATATGTCAAAAATGGCACGCGAAAATCATCTGAATAATGAAATTTACATCCATGATCTTGATAGCTATGCCGCTGGAATGCATAACTGCTTAAGTGTTCCGTTTGACAAATTGCTTGAAAACGGATTTAACACAAGGCAAACCGATGTAAGACCTGCACAATCAGTTAGCACGGCTTTTCAACTTGTTGCAGTTATCTTTCAATTACAATCATTACAACAATTTGGTGGAGTCTCAGCGACACACCTTGATTGGACAATGGTTCCATACGTGAGAAAAAGCTTTAAAAAGCACCTTAAAGATGGATTTGAGTATATCGAACAAGGTGATGACATGATACTTTCTTTACTCAATACAGATGAAGAAATCAGATTTAATTATCCTGGTTTAAAAGAAAATTATTCGAAAGTATATCAATATGCAATTGATATGACGGAGAAGGAAGTATATCAAGCGGTAGAGGGGATGTATCACAATTTGAATACACTCCAAAGTAGAAGTGGAAACCAGTTACCTTTCACTTCAGTAAATTACGGAACATGTACAGAACCAGAAGGTCGTATGGTCATCAAAGCACTTTTAGAAGTCTCTATAAAAGGAATTGGGAAGCTACACAAGACATCTATTTTTCCATGTGGAATCTTTCAATGTATGAAAGGTGTAAACAGAAAGCCTGGCGATCCTAATTACGATTTATTCAGATTAGCATTAAAATCAACAGCACAAAGATTGTATCCCAACTATGCGAATGTTGATTGGTCTGGAAATGAAGGTTATGATCCAAACGATCCGAGAACAATTTTTTCCACAATGGGATGCAGGACTGCAAATGGTTATGATATTAACGGGTTTGGTCAGTTAAAAGATGGTCGTGGAAATATTTGTCCTGTAACAATCATTTTACCTACATTGGCAATGGAAGCTAAACAAAATCTTATGTCTCAATACGTTTTAACTGGTGAAGATGCAAAAGAAGTTTTTGCAGTTGAATATCTCATGGTTCTTTTAGATGAAAAGATTCATGAAGCAAAGGATATGTTGCTTGAGAGGTTTGAGTGGATTTGTTCTCAGTCGCCGGATTCTGCAAAATTTATGTATGAAAACGGACTGATGGAGGGGTATATTCCAGAAGAGGGCATTATATCTGCATTAAAACATGGAACATTAGGCATAGGGCAGATTGGTTTAGCCGAAACTCTTCAAATTCTTATTGGATGTGATCATACAACTGATAAAGGCATGGAACTTGCAAAAAGAATAGAAAAGTTATTTAGCGATAGGTGCAAGGAGTTTAAAGAAGAATACAAACTTAATTTCGGAGTTTATTATACTCCTGCAGAAAATTTATGTTATACATCTATGAAGAAATTCAAAGAAAAATACGGAGTTATAAAAGATGTATCAGACAAAGAGTTTTTCACAAACAGTATCCATGTTCCAGTTTGGGTGAAAATTACTCCTATGGAAAAAATTGATATCGAAGCACAACTTACAGGATATAGCAGTGCTGGATGTATTACCTACATAGAACTCGACGGAAGCGTCAAAAATAACATTGACGCACTTGAAACAATTGTGAATTATGCGATGGACAAGGATATCCCCTATTTTGCGATAAATGTCCCAAATGATATGTGTACGAATTGTGGATATACGGACGATATTGCCGATGAATGTCCTATGTGTGGATGTAAAGATATCAGAAGGCTCCGTAGAGTAACTGGGTACCTGACGGGAGATTACAAAAGTGCATTCAATAAAGGGAAACAGCAAGAAGTTGAAATGAGAATAAAGCATCAGACGTTCGAGTAATTGAGGGCGGATTAATATGAACTATTTAAAAATAGACCGAGAAGATGTATGTAATGGAGACGGACTGAGAGTTGTTTTATGGCTCTCAGGATGTTCCCATCACTGTTATAACTGTCAAAACCCTCAGACATGGAATCCTAACAAAGGGATTCCATTTGATGAGGATGCGAAACAAGAAATATTCGAAGAATTATCAAAAGATTATATCTCAGGTATTACATTGTCTGGCGGAGATCCGCTCTACCAAGAAAATGTGAGTCAAGTCTTATCTCTTATAAAAGAAATCAAAGAGAAATTCCCCGATAAAACAATTTGGTTATATACCGGATATACATACGAGCAAATCATGTGTCCGGTCATCACAGATGATTTTAATCCGGAAAGAGATAAACTCATCTCTGGAAAAAGAAAAATTTTACAGTTATGTGATGTACTGGTAGATGGGGAATACATTGATGAGCAAAGAGATATAACACTGAAATGGAAAGGTTCTGCAAACCAAAGAGTAATTGATGTGCAGAAATCCATTAAAGATAAAAAAGTACAATTATACGAAAGGTAAAAGAAAATGGAGAGAATTGCAAGATTTTACAAAGTAAGTTTTAACCGCTTTAAAGAAGATTGGCTGGGAGAATTTCCACAGACGACAGAGGAAGAAGTATGGAAAATCTATAAAGATATCGACCTTCCAAAGCGTGCAACTGCAGGTTCCGCTGGCTATGACTTTTATGCACCGGAAGCATTCAGTTTAAGATCTGGTGAGACGATCAAGATTCCGACTGGGATTCGTGTTGAAATGAAAGAAGGCTGGGTACTGAAATGTTATCCTCGCAGCGGGCTTGGATTTAAGTATAGGCTCCAGTTGGATAATTCTGTAGGAATAATAGATAGTGACTATTTTTATTCTGATAATGAAGGACATATGTTTGCAAAAATTACGAACGACGCAAAGCAGGATAAAACTCTTACCGTAAAAAAAGGGCAGGGATTCATGCAGGGAATATTTTCAGAATACGGAATTACAGCAGATGACAATGCTACAGCAGTACGAAACGGTGGTTTTGGATCAACGACAAAATAGGAGGTTGACTTGGTGCCACTTCAAATTTGAGATGGGTTAGTAACTACCGCCCACAAAAAATATGCAGAAAGGGAAAAGTGTGGCCACTGTAAATCGTATGAGCTTTCTACATATAAACGATGAAATATATGGGTAGTAAATCCAGAATAGCAAAAGATATTGTCCCAATCATTCAGAAATATTTGGACGATTACAAGATAGAGACATACATAGAGCCATTTTGTGGCGGTTGTAATGTAATTGATAAGATTCAATGCAATACAAGGATTGCTTCAGACGTTAACAAGTACTTGATCGAACTGCTTATCAACAGAAATCAAGTATCTGATCTGCCAGAAATAGTGACGAAAGAGCTATATGATGAATGCAGAAAGGCGTATTACGGCGATAATTTCTCAAAATATGAACAATGGTACATCGCTGGAATAGGATTTTTTGCAAGCTATTCGGGCAGATTCTATGATGGTGGATTTAATGGGACAAGTTTCCTGGAAAGAAGATCGAAGAGAAACTATTACGATGAAGCGAAAAGAAACTTTTTAACACAGATTCCCGCTCTGGATGGAATTATTTTCCAACATGGAGATTATGAAGAGTTGTATTCAGGACAAGAAGATTGCCTTATATATTGTGATATTCCATATGAAGGAGTGAAACAATATAATACTTCTCGGAATTTTGATTATGACAGATTTTGGAGATGGGCGGAACAGATGAGCAAAAAGAACATAGTTCTTGTTAGCGAATACAAGGATCCGGATAAGTGGAACAGCCTTTGGCAGAAAGGCTTAATAAAAACAATGAACCACGGAAATAATGTGGAATCAATCGAAAAATTGTTCAAATTGTCAGCATAATTTTAGAGAAAGAGAGGTTATAAACGGAATGATTAAAAAATTTGATAAAGAAAACAGTTTTGTCTCAATGTTTGATCCGAAAACAGGATTTTATATGAGATCTGGGGTGATTGAAAATGGAAAGGACACAGGAGAAGATCCGTTTATGGCTTCATTCCCTGAGTTATTGGACATAGGAGTTATGCAGACTTGTGTATGCAGCAAGAGATGCAATGTTGATTGTTACCAGAAAGCGATTGAGCGAACCGGCAACAACATGCCCCTGAGTGATTTTGAAAGCATTTTAAAGCAATGCCAAGGGAAAGTGTTTCAGGTAGCTTTGGGCGGAGCTGGGGATGTAGATACACATGAAGATTTTGAAGATCTGCTGAAGTTATGCAAGCAATATAAGGTTGTTCCAAATTTTACAACGAGCGGAATTTTGATGACAGAAGAAAAGGCAGCTATATGCAAAGAATACTGCGGAGCTGTTGCGGTGTCTAACATTTTGTCGGATATACCGACAAAACGTTAGACATGCTGATCAATGCTGGTGTAAAAACAAGCATCCATTATGTCTTGAGCAATAAGACGATAGATACAGCCATTGAAAGATTGAAGAACAATAGCTTCAAAAAAGGAATCAACGCAGTTGTGTTTTTATTGTACAAGCCGGTAGGTTTAGGGAAAGAAGAGAATATGCTTATAGCTTCAGACCCAAGAATCAAAGAGTTCTTTGAGCTTATTGATAAAGGGAATTTCCATCACAAAATCGGATTCGATAGCTGCACATGTCCAGGAATTGTGAATTTCGCAAAAGATATTGATCTTGAAAGCGTAGATTATTGCGAAGGTGCAAGATTTTCAGCGTACATAGATGCGAATATGAACATGATGCCATGTTCATTCGCGAATCAGAATCCGTCATGGTTTGTAAGTTTAAGAGATCATACGATTCAGGAAGCATGGAACAGTGATCTCTTTGAAAAATTCAGATATCCATTAAAGAATTCATGTCCAAGTTGTCCAAACAGAAAATTTTGTGCCGGTGGTTGCCCGTTGGTAAATAAAATAACTTTATGCGATAAACCGGAAAAACGTTTCAATGGAGGAAATGAAAATGAAAATTAGAAACGATTTTGTTACAAACTCTAGCAGCTCATCATTTATTCTTTCGTTTAAGGATGAAGAAAGTGTCCGGAAGACATTAAAAGAACAATTTCCGGATGACATAAAACTTGGCTGGTCAGCGGGAGAGAAAGGATATCTCAGTCAGCTGTTGGATGAAATTGATGAAGCAGACAGATTGACAAATGAAAACATTAAGGAAATCGTAGAAGATGAAAGCTGGCAGATTCGTTGGTCACTTGAAGATGAGCTAGAGAAGAACGGCATGTCTTATTTCGAAAGGAGAAAATTTTTCAGAACTTCCGAAGGAAAGAGGATGATCAGTGATGCCTGTGCAGAAGAAGTCAAGAAAATAATGGATAAAATCGGCGACGATAAAGTGATTGTACAGGTTGAACATGGCGATGGAGGAGAAGGTGAAGATGGAGTATTAGAACATGAAATTCTGCCGAATCTTGGTTGCACAGTCACCAGATTTTCACACCACTGAGAAAGGATGAACAATGAAAATTGTTAAAAAAATTATTGGATGGTCAATTATTTTGAGTTCTTGTCTGGCTGGAATTTATATTGGTGGTTGGCTACTGATGTTGAAACCAATATATGACTTGTGCGTTTCGATAAGTCATGGAAATGTTACGATTGTGCAGATTATTATTGCATTTATTAAATGCGTGTTTTCTTCGTCAGTGGCATGGATTCTAGCATATACAGGATCGGTGATCGGTGCGGTTATCAAAGAATGATAGTGTCATGTGTGATCGAAGTGCTTTCCACAGTTCGTGCAATATGGAGATATGAAAATGACCTATAAAGAAGCAAGGAGAATTTTACATCCAGACACAACGGCAGAAGCAATAGCCGAATACAGATACTATGGTGGGTTTTCAGAACATGATGCTGGATTGGAAGTGGTAAATCAAGCATGTCTCTTGGCATGTGAAGCACTTGATAAGTTAATAGAAGAAAAAGAAGGAGGTCAGTAATGGCGTTAGAAGGATTTAAAAGAGTAGCGGTTATTAAATTCGAAAGCAACAATTCAGAATGGCATTATGCTTTATACGATGATGACATTTCGGCTGGTGACAGCGTTTTGTTGAGCGGTAATTATGAACTCAAGCATGGAACTGTAGCAGATATCATCTCACCAGATGAAGCGAAAAAACGTATGGGAAACAAAAAAATTCAGCAGGAAGTTATCTGTAAGATTGATATTTCTGCCTACAAGAGGAGAGTAGAAAAAAGAAAAGTGAAAGCAAAATTAAAATCTGCAATAACGAAGAGAAAGAAAGAACTGGACAAGGAGAAGCTGGATGAGTATTATGCTTCGATTGACCTAGAATATGCAGAAATGTTGAACCAGTATAACAGTTATGAGGTGTAGGTATGATATACGTTACAGGAGATACACACGGATGTTTCGGGAGATTCGAAGATTTGATGCTCTATAAAACTCCAATGACGAGAGAGGATTATGTAATTGTCCTTGGAGATTTTGGAGGTATCTGGGATAATGAAAAGTTTACGCTATTGGACAAAGAAAATGCGGTACTTGATGCATTGACGAGGAAACCATTTACAATTCTATTTATCGATGGGAATCATGAGAATTTTGACCGCTTGTATGAATTTCCAGTAGAAGAATGGCACGGTGGAAAGATCCATAAGATTCGTGAAAATATCTTTCATCTTATGCGAGGTGAAATCTTCGATATCGAAAACAAAAAATTCTTTGTCTTCGGCGGGGCTGCATCTCATGATATTGAAGATGGAATTATTACCATGGACAACGATGGCGAATGGATAGAGAAAGTAGCAGAATTGAGAAAATATGGACAAAACAGATTTAGAATCAAAGGATTAAGCTGGTGGGAACAGGAGATGCCATCAGCAGAAGAAAAGGAAAACGGATTAAGAAATCTGAGTAATTGTAATAACAAAGTTGACTTCGTTTTATCACATTGCGGCCCGCAGCAGGCGGTTTCGGAGTTATCTTATGGTTCATTCGAACCAGATGCATTAACAACATATCTTGCATCGATTGCTTCCTCTACAAAATATGAAAAGTGGTTTTTTGGACACTATCACTGCAATAAGTGGCTTTCAAATAAATTTGTCGTGTTGTATGACAAAATCATAAGAATCAACTAAGCAGAAAGGAAATTATTATAGACACAATACAAAGATTAAAAGCAGTTAAAGACACATCAAGCAAAACAGAAAAAGCGATCTTGATAAGGAATGGAAAGAATGACGAACTCTTTAAAAAGTGCCTTATTTTTCTTCTTAACGGAAATATCACGACCGGTATTAGTAAAAAGAAGATACAGAAAAGAGTTTCAACCGCTCCGAATGCAACAATCAGCTCCCTGGATGAAGCGATGGAATACCTTAAAACCCATAATACAGGGACGGATCTTGATGTAGCAAATGTAAGGGAATTTATGAATTCCATAGAGGAAGATTATGAAATCTATGTTGGAATCATCACAAAATCGCTGAAATTAGGATGTGATGCTAAGACAGTAAATAAGGCAATACCAGGCCTTATAAAGCAATGGGAAGTTCAGCTCGGATCGGCTTTTAATAAGCTGAAGCTTAGAGATGGTGAGTGGTTTTCATTGAGCCAGAAAATGAATGGGAATAGAGCTTCTTATTATAAAGGAGAGCTGATTAGCAGGCAAGGAAAGATTTTCACTGGTATGAACCATATCATACATGAGCTTGAAACAATAGATTCAGATATGTTTTATGATGGAGAATTAATCAGAAAGAATATTGATGGACTTTCCGATGGAGAGAATTTCCGCATTGGCACCGGTATCATCAACTCAGATGCAGTGGCGAAGCCTGAGATAAAGTTTGTTATCTTTGATATGTTTCCAGCAGATGAACTTGCTGATGGAAAGTCGAATAAAAGATACCGAGATCGGAAGAAAGGATTGCAGGAACTTCGCAAGAAAATATCCGAGCAAAAGCTGAAAAATATTGAGGTGGTCACAATGGTTTACGAGGGAACTGACCAATCAAAAATCATGGAATATTTAGATGAAGCAACAAATCTCGGATGGGAAGGTTTGATGCTCAACAAAAACACAGTATATGAGTGTAAGAGAACGCTTGGTCTTATAAAAATTAAAAAATTTTATACTATGGATCTTCAAATTATAGGAATTCTCGAAGGAGATGGGCGTTTGAAAGGCACCGCCGGAGCGATTGCGGTTAAATTCAGAGACAATATCGTCAATGTGGGATCTGGTTTTGATGATAAATCAAGGGATTTTATTTGGCGAAATCGTGAGGAGTTAATTGGAAGGATTGCTGAAGTTAAATATAAAGAGATCTCGAAAGATAAAAAGACGGGACTCGAAAGTCTTCAGTTTCCGGTGTTTGTTCAAATCAGAGAAATAGGAAAGGAAATAAGTTATGATTAATTGCAAATTGATTAATTTTGATTGTGCTCAAGAACTTGTCTGTGTTTGCAGACGATACGACGAGGATATTGATGTTATTTGTGGAAGATATATCATCGATGGGAAAAGCACTTTGGGCGTAGCATCTCTCGTGGGGAACCACGTATCCATTGAAATCAATACAGAAGATGGAGCTGTGAAAGAAAAATTTAAAAAAGAAATGGAGAAAGCTTTGAATGAGAGTAGAAATTATCAATAAGGAAGAACTGTTGAACATGGTAAAAAATCATGGGGAATTTGCTTGTGTATGTTATGGAACACCAGACAAGTACGCAGAAAAGGTTGGAAAATCCTGTCAGGAATCTGGACATATGAGTGGTTCGAGATGCGAGTATATCAAATTCAGGATTTATGATATTGATAGAGGCACAGCAGAACAGATTATGAGACATGAGGTAGGAACAAATATCCCATTTGATGAGCAGGACAATTATAGTTTCATAGACATCAACCCATCAAACATGGTAAAAAACATGGCTTCATTCCGGTACATAGATAAGGATGGGTTTAAATATACCATTCCTAGAACAATTCGAAATTGTCCGGCAGCAGTAAAACTTTACAACAATCTAATGAGGCATATTGATTCAGAAAGAAGAAAAATAAAAGAAATACTTGAATCATCTGGCGTGAATCCAAAAAAGGCCACAGAAGATGCGAATTTTGTTTTACCGCGAGCAACAGAAACAGCCCTTACAATTGGATTTACTCCAGAAGCTCTCATAAATTTCATGTACAAAAGACTCTGTGTAAGAGCTCAAGATGAAATACGGGCGGTAGCAATCGAAATGAAAAAGCAGGTAAAGGGAGTTTTGCCAGAGTTTAGCAAAAAACTTCAACCACATTGCAAATATCTTATGTGGTGTCCGGAAGGAAAGAATGATTGCATGGCTCCGACAAAAGACGAATTAAGAAAAATTATTGGAAGGGCAGATTAAAAATGATAGTGCTTGTAGGAGAATCAGCATCAGGAAAAAGTTCGATTGCTTATGAAATTGAAAAAAATACCTCTGTAAAAAGAGTTATCCAGTGGACTACCAGACCTCCCCGTTACGGTGAGGTCAATGGTAAAGACTATGTGTTCATAACGGAAAAATTTTTTAAAGAATTTGAAAGACAGGGATTTTTTAGAACTATATCAGAATACAAAGGGTGGTATTATGGGACGCCGATTCAAACGAAGATTGAGGAACAGGTATATGTTGCGACACCATCTGAGCTGAGAAAGATTAAAAAATGTCCTGATTCAAATATCAAATCGTTTTATATCAAGGTTCCAAAACGAGACAGAATCATTCAATCTTTGAGGAGAGGAGATGACATAGATGAAGTTTTCAGGAGATCCATTTCGGATACGGGACAATTCGATGGAGTCTCAGATGAAGTTGATTTCGTTATTGAAAATGATGGATATAAAAAGAGTGTAAGCGATATGGCTCGAGAAATCATGAATTTATATTACAACAATTAAAGGAGAAGCTATGAGGATTTTATTATTATTGAGAGGATCTGCAGGATGTGGAAAATCTACTTGGATACAGAATAATGGGCTGAAGCAGTATACTCTTTCGGCAGATGACATTAGGTTACTATGCCAGAGTCCGATAATGAAAGCAGACGGGACGCAAGCGATTAGTATATCTAATGATGCAATTGTCTGGAAAATGTTATTTCAAATATTGGAAGTGAGGATGCGAAAGGGCGAGTTTACCGTAATTGATGCAACTAATTCGAAGACATCGGAAATGAATCAGTATAAAAAACTCTGTGATGAATATCGATATAGAATGTATTGTGTCGATTTTACAGATATTCCGATTGAGGAGGCAAAGGGAAGGAACCTGAGCAGACCGGAATATAAAAGAGTGCCGGAAGAAGTTATCGATAATATGTACAGCAGATTTAAGACTCAGAAAATTCCGTCTGGCATAAAAGTCATAAGACCTGATCAATTATCGGAAATTTGGATTAAAAGATACGATTTATCTGAGTATAAAAGAATTCATCATATCGGAGATATTCACGGATGCTATACGGTATTGCAGGAATACTTGACTGGATGCGGCGGATTGAAAGATGACGAGTTCTATATTTTTCTTGGCGATTACATCGACAGAGGGGTCGAAAACGTAGAAATTTTAAATTTTCTCAGATCGGTAGCCGCAAAGAAGAATGTCCTGCTTCTTGAAGGTAATCATGAAAGATGGCTTTGGAAATATGCAAATGATGAAATAAGCAGATCAAGGCAATTTGAGCTTGTGACAAAACCGGAGCTTGAAGAATCTGGAATTAAAAAGAAATATATCCGGGAATTATATCGGAAATTCGCTCAGTGTGCGTATTACGAATATAACGGAAACGTATATGTTGTGACACACGGTGGATTAAGCACAGTTCCAGAGAATCTTTCTTTTGTGGCAACAGAGCAGATGATAAAGGGAGTCGGAAATTATAAAGACTATGAAGAAGTGGAAAATACTTTTATTCAGACAACTCCGGACAACTTTTACCAGATTCACGGTCACAGAAATGTAAAAGGACTTCCGGTGCAGGTTAACGACAGGGTGTTTAACCTTGAAGGTAGAGTTGAATTTGGTGGCAGTCTCCGATGTGTTCAAGTCGATTCAGGGGGAATTCATACCGTTGAGACTAAGAACAATGTGTTTAAGCCACAAGAAACCGACCAGGTAGAAACAATTTTAACAAGTTCTATCGCAGATGTAGTCATTTCTTTAAGATCTAACAAATATATCAGAGAAAAGAATTTCGGAAAAATTTCTTCTTTTAATTTCACGGAAAAGGCTTTTTACGATAAAGAATGGAATGATCAGACGATTAAAGCAAGAGGTTTATATATAGATACAGAGAAAGGAAAAGTCGTCGCAAGATCGTATCCTAAGTTCTTCAATATCAACGAAAGAGAGGAAACAAGGTTCGAAAACTTGCAAGATGGTTTAAAATTCCCGATTACGGCCTATGTGAAGGAAAATGGTTTTTTTGGAATTGTCAGTTACGACGAATACGCAGATGATCTGTTTATTGCATCAAAATCTACGATAGACAGCCAGAATGCTGAGTGGCTGAAAGACATGATTTATTCCAAGGTATCTCTGGAAGGAAGAAGCAAAATGTTGGAATTTGCAAAGAACAACCATGTGTCTTTTGTTTTCGAATGTGTTGATATGGAGCATGACCCGCACATCATCAAATATGCGGAGAGTAGTCTTTATCTGCTGGATATTATTAAGAACGACATGGATTTTCATAAATATGGGTACGAAGAAATGTGTGATATAGCCGTCCAAATTGGCGTGCAGCCAAAAGAGAGAGCATATGAGATTGCAACATGGAATGAGTTCTGTGATTGGTACGATGAGATTCTCGACAAGGACTACTTATATAACGGCAGAGTTATAGAAGGATTTGTAATCGAAGATTTAGAAGGAAAAATGGTCAAGGTAAAACTCACGTACTATAACTTCTGGAAATTCATGCGAAGCATTGCTCAAGAAATTATAAAAATTGGCACTACAAAGAGAACATCTCAACTCACATCACCGGTCGCAAATGAATTCTATCTATATATGAAGGAACTCGTTCAAAATACAGAAGATAAGGAGTCTATACCGACAGATATTTGCACATTAAGAGATATGTTCTTAGAGGATAAAATTATCAGTTTGGACAAGGAGAAATAAAAAATGAAGGTTAGAAATGATTTTGTAACAAACTCATCAAGTAGTAGCTTCATTATCGAAAAAGGGCAGTTGCCTTACGGGAAACTGCTTAAGGTACTGCTTGAAATCGCAAACAAAGAATACGGATGGTTCAAAGGCTGCGGGGATTCAAAACCGTATAAATGGGAAGATGTAGAAAAGGATTGTGTTGCTGGAAGATACCATATTACAGAGGGAACACCGGAAAATCCATACCATACATGGGAGCAAGAAGAGGGGAATAATGGATACACAAACCACTATATCATCGATAATAATGGATGTGTAAGATATGACTGGATGGTCATTGAAGAAGTTTTGGCGAAATATGGAGTCAGATGGGAATGTGGCGATTGCGATTAAGGGAGGTGCAAGATGAACTATTTTATATCAGATACACATTTTGGACATGAAAGATGTCTGTTTTTTGACGACAGACCGTTCACGAAAATCAAAGATCATGACAAAGCTATCATCGATAATTGGAACAATACGGTCGGAATGGATGACGATGTTTATCTTCTTGGGGATATAAGCTGGTACAACGCTACAAAAACTATCGAAATATTCAATAACCTGAACGGAAATATACATCTCATAAGAGGAAACCATGATGGCAGGCTGCTTAGAAATAGAGAATTGCAAAAGAGGTTCGTTGAAATAACAGATTATAAAGAACTATCTATAGATAAAGAAATAAGTATTGTTTTATGCCATTATCCAATTCCATGTTTTAAGAACCGTTATTATGAGTGGCTCCACTTTTACGGGCATGTTCATAACGGAGCGGAATGGAAACTGATGGAAAAAATAAAAAATGAGCTGGGCGATGCGTGCGAAATGTACAACGTGGGAGCAATGATGGAGTATATAAATTATACTCCGAGAACAATGGAGGAAATTATTGGCTACTCACTCTCTTAAAAGGAACTGCAATGTTAAACAAAATATTAGAAGTGTTTACACGAGAATATAAAAAAGAAACGGAATATCAGGAGCTCATGGAAACAGTGCGTAACAAATTTAAACTCAACTATGGGATGGAAGATGTTGAGAAAGGAATTGAGTTATTTAAAGATAAAAATGTTACGACAAATTTTAAAATAAGTATTTGGATGTGACAAACAGAAAGGAAGTAAGAGAATGGATAGCTTTATTGGATTTAAGAAAGCATTAAAGAAACATTTTAATGAAATGCAGAAGGATGCAGCTTGTTTATTTGAAGTGGATTTAGATAAGGATCAGTTATGGAGCACCTACCTTAACAGTTTTCCAGCTGGCACAAACGGAATCTTTAGAGAAAGAAGAGAACATGACTGTAATTATTGCCGACAGTTTATCAGAAATATTGGGGCGGCAGTTGTAATCAAAAATAACAAAATGCATACAATCTGGGAGTTAAATCTTAACGATACTATGTATCAGCCAGTATGTGATGCCCTTGATGCGTTTGTAAAAGCACATGCAGTCGCAGATATTTATGTCGCAAAAGGGAAAAAAGTTGGCACAGACCATAATTTTGAGGAGATTGATGGAAGATTTTTGAGATTTGATCATTTTTCCTTAGAACTACCGGATAAATTCGTGGACAAATCTGAAAAGTCTGTTGGTGAGATTAAGGGGCAGTTCAGAGACACCAGAAACGTGTTCAAACGATCTCTGGATGAGATTTCTATGGACGCAGTAGATACCGTACTTGAGCTGATTAACACAAATACATTATATAAGGGAGCCGAATGGAAAGGAGCACTTGTCGAATTCAAGCGGTACAAAACAGCATACGAAAAGCTTTCATCTGACGCTGAGAGAGAATTATATGCATGGGAAAAATCATTGGCTGCAGGCGTTGCAATTGGAAGAATTCGCAATCACTCTATTGGTACACTTTTGGTAAATATCAGCGATGATATGGATCTTGATACTGCCGTAAAGAAATATGAGCAGATTGTAGCACCTAGCAATTATAAGCGACCAAAGGCCATCTTTACGAAGAAAATGCTTGAAGACGCTAAGAAGACTATTACAGAGCTTGGGTATATGGATTCGCTTCAGAGAAGATTCGCAAATCTGAACGATATTACTGTGAACAATGTTCTGTTTTCAAATAAAAGTGCTACAAAGCGAATGGTGGATTCAAATGATCTGTTTACTCAGATGGAAAAGGAAGTTCCTGTAAACCCTAAGAAATTTTCAAAAGTAGAAGAAATTTCTGCTCAGGATTTCATTGATAGAGTACTTCCAACCGCAAGAGAAATAGAAATATTTGTAGAAAACAAACATGAAAAGAACTTTGTTTCAATGATTGCTCCGGTGAACCCAGAAGCAAAGACAATGTTCAAATGGGGGAATGGTCTTAGCTGGGCTTATTCCGGAAACATTACGGATTCTGAAATTACAGAAAAAGTCAGAGCAGCAGGAGGAAGAACAGACGGTGCTTTAAGATTTTCTCATAGCTGGAATTATAAAGGAATGAGAAATGCATCACTTATGGATCTCCATGTATTTATGCCTGGTTCAAATCAGAAGGAAGTATATGTTAATGGAAAGGAAATCCATGATTACTACGGCAATGATGAAAGAGTTGGATGGAACCATAGAAAGCACGCTATCTCCGGTGGAGTACAGGACGTTGACTTTGTACATCCAGCACTTGAAGGCTATATCCCGGTTGAAAATACAACGTTTCCGTCAATCAATCGTTTAAGAGAAGGCGTTTATACATTCAAAATTCATAACTGGAAATATAGAAGACCTACATCTGGAGGGTTTAAAGCAGAAATTGCATTTGGCGGCAATATTTACAAATTTACCAGAAAAGAACCTTTACAGAATAAGGAATGGATCACTCTTGCAAAGCTTGAATTGAAAGATGGAGAATTTAGAATCCTTGAGATGGCAAAACATGATGAAGAGCCTATCGAGAAATGGGGAATCAGAACAAATCAGTTTATTCCGGTATCTGTTATCAGCTACAGTCCAAATTATTTTGATGAGCAGCAGGGCATTGGGCACAAACATCTCATGTTCTTTTTGAAAGATTGTGTCAACACAGAAGAACCAAATGGTTTCTATAATGAATTTTTGAAGAGTGACCTTGAGAAGCATAAGAGAGTTTTTGAGGCTCTTGGGTCAAAATGCCATGTAGAGGATACCGAAGATCAGCTTTCTGGCATTGGCTTTTCTATGACAAAACGAGGCGAACTTATCGTAAAAGTAAAAGGTTCAACAGAGAGAGTAATGAAAATTAAATTTTAAATATAAGGAGGGCTTTATTATGAACAATAAAAATTTATTCGAGGTAGCAACAAGAGAAAACTATTTATTTCCATTCAGAGGCATGATTAATGTGATTGATTTATGGAGCCTGTCACTGACGAGTCTTGACTCAGTGTTCAAATCACTCAATGCAGAAGCTAAAAAGTCAGATGAGGAGAGCCTCTTGAACACAAAATCAAAGGAAGATGAGGAAATCTTAAACAAAATTGAGATTGTGAAGTATGTAGTAAGTGTTAAATTAGCAGAAAAAGAAGCAAGAGAAAATGCAAGGAAAAATAAAGAAATGAGACAGAGACTTCTTGAAATTAAAGCAAGAAGGCAGGATGCAGCCCTTGAGAACATGTCAGATGAAGATCTGGATAAAGCACTTGCTGAATTAAGTAAATAAGGAAGGGAAGATATGAACCCGATTTTGATTTTTGGAGTATTTTTATGTGCAATCATTCTGTGGTTTTTATTAACATTTTTATTCCAGCCAATAGGTGAGCTTATTGCTCATCTCTGGAATGATGCGATGAAAGCTATGGATGAAGAAAATAACAATGAAGAGGAGAAAAAACATGAGTAAAACAGGAAAATTAGGTGGAGCAATTTTAGGAGTAGCATTAATCGGAGGAGCTGTTGTAGGTATTAATTGTATGGAAAAGGTTCCGGCTGGATATGTTGGAGTTGTATACAACTTCTCCAGCGGAATTTCGGATCAGGTGCTTAGTCAGGGATGGCAGTTTGTTTCTCCTACAAAAAAGGTAACTACATATTCTATTGGAATTGAGCAGTCCTATCTGACATCTGAAGATAAAGGAGATTCTCCAGAAGATGAAAGCTTTTCAACACCTACCTCTGATGGAAAATCATTAACAGTGGATCTTGAATTTTCCTACAAATTCGACCCAGATAAAATCACTCACACATTTACCATGTTCAAAGGACAGTCTGGTAAGACAGTAAAGGATTCATTCATTAAACCGAAGATGAGAGCATGGACACAAGAAGTTACTGCAAAATACCCGGTGACGGACGTGTTCGGAGACAAAAGACAAGAACTTAATGAAGCACTGGATGTCTACCTTAAAAAGAAATTTGAACCATACGGAATCATCATTGATACAGTAAACTTCACAAATATTTCCACAGACTCAGAAACGGCAGCAGCAATTCAGAAGAAAGTTACTGCACAGCAGGAACTCGAGCTGGCAAATATTGAAGCAAAAACGGCAAAAGTCCAGGCTGATAAAGACAAAGAAGTTGCCCTGATTGCAGCAGAGAAAGAAAAGGAAAAAGCTTCTATTGAAGCCGAACAGAAGAGAATTCAGGCTGAAGGAGAAGCTAAGGCAACAAAAATTAAGGCAGAAGCCGAAGCAGAGGCGAACAAAAAGATTGCTGGATCTCTCACTAAGGAACTGATCGAAAAAGAAAAGATTGAAAAATGGAAAGGCGATGTTCCGAAAGTACAGGGGAGCAGTACACCAATCGTATCTGTAGAGGAATAATTCATACGCACCTGCAGGTTTTATGCTTGCAGGTGGTATCTTAAGATATTTAGAAAGGACAACTATGAATAAATTATCGTATCATGATGCGTCTATTGCCACCATAGTGGATAAAATCAATGAACTTGTTACCTACGTTAATAAAAACGGAGATTCCGTGAAAAGACCAATGGTACTATATGCTGTTGAAAATATAAAAACAGGTGCGATTATATTCAATGCCAGAGGAAGTGGATATCAAGATAAAGACGCAGCAATCCGCAAATGCAAAGAATTAGGAGAAGGGCATCGACTAGTTGAGTACAAATTGGACAATAGAGATATAAATAAAGATGAATAAATTTTTGAAAATGATTATTCTAACATGCCGCATCATTACTTTTTTAGTGGCATGACCAGCATGGATTCAGAAAGTAAAGAGATAGGTAACCAAGAATATATGGCGTTATTCATGATTCACGCTAAAAGAAATTCAATCCCATTAGATGTGATGATTGAAAAAGCAACTCCAAAGAAACCAAAACATATAAAAGTCATAACAGATTTTAATGGAAGATATTACACAAGGAGTGGAAATTGTCCTAGTTGTGGAGAAGAGGGTTTAAATAAATCTTCAAATTACTGTCATAAATGCGAGCAAAGATTAGACTGGGAGGTAAATGAACATGAGAAATGACAACGAAAGATGTGAATGGAAGTCTCCAAGACAGATATTTGATAACGTAGAATTTAAAATTCAGTGTAAAGCAAATCCGTTAGAACGAGGGGTAGCTCCGAATAATTTTTCGATTGGAGATTTCAAATACTGCCCGTTTTGTGGAAAAAATAGAATGGGTACATAAATAAGGAGAAAAAATATGAAACAAAGCAAAAATATTGAATTAACAATAACTCCAAACTATGTAAAAGGATGGGATTTCAAAGACGCTATCCCAGAAGATAAAGGAGAGATATAAATGAAAGTATTATCTGTAAATAATAATCATATTAAGAAACCAGAACTAGAAAAGGAATATGGTTGTGTTTGTAATAAATGTGGTACAGTATTTATTTTTAAAAGGTCTGAAGCTTGTATCCCAAGATGTCCTAATCCAAGCCCTAGTCAATGTACAGTTAGATGTCCAAACTCTAGTTGTCAAAATATTATGGCATTGGCTCTGTGTAAGGAATTTAAAACTCTTAAAGATAAAGACTAGTTCAAATATACATACGATGAATAAAGGTGGTGAGTAAATGAGGTGGTTAAAAGAAAAGATTAAACAGTGGTTAATAAAAGAAGTGTTAAAGGAAGAGATTCAGAAATTAAATGAAGTATTAAAGGAAGAAATTCAGAAATTAAATCAGGCACAGGCTTGTTACAACAGAGCAAGCTGCTTATGTGAGGAGTCTCTTGAAAACAATAGAGAGATGCAGAAAATGTTTAATGGAATTACAGATGTAGCAGTAGATGTTAATATTGGAAAAGATGAACATTCGTGGGCTGTTGTGTGTATTGCTGGTAAACCTGAATATGTAAAATTCATTCCATTAAGTAAAAACGATGCCAGAAGCGTTATTGATCTTCTTAAACGGTTTCAATATTCAAAACATATTGTTGATAGTCCAATAGGATTTAGATGTATGTTGAATGATTATTTTTTATAAGAAAGGATAAGTTGATATGGGAGCAAAAGCAATCCCGAAGATGGAATACGAACAAGTTTAACTATATTTGTAAGATAGGAGTGTATATCTGGATGAGCAACAAAAATTTGCCGAGAGGTAAAAGAAGAGAAATGGGATTAATAGAAGATTCTGATTTTATTTGCCCACCGTTGAAATTGGAAGAAACCATTAAGCCGTTTTGTAGCGAGCATAACGGCGAATTAAAATTTCGAGATCAACAAATATATGTATCTTCTGCATATATGAAATGCGAGAATGGAGGTAACGATATGAAATATATATGAGCAACAAGACTTGATCCTGATGAATCTGGTGGTTGCATCTTAGATACAGTAAAAGAATGCATTGAAGACGCTAAAGGATGCGGAATTGAACCTGGGGAATTTATTTATGTGGGAGAGTGCGAGCCAGTTGAAATAGGTGGAATTTATCTTGACGATATATTGGGAAATGTAGAAGTTGATATGTCCGACAGAGTTGGAGATTCTGCTAATAACTGGAATATTAGTTCTACGTTTGGAACATATTCTTATAGAAAACCAATTTATGAAAAATATGAAAGAAAATTGAAGCAATTAGTGAATGATTATATAAAAGAAATTAATGAAATTCCACATTTTTATACTATGGTAAATCCAGAAAAAAAATCGTGGAGTAGGAAAATACATGCGTTGTGTAGTTATATGAATAATCATGATGGTTATAAAACTGTAGGTGCATTGTTTATTATTTAAATTAGTAACTTTTTGAGGCTCATGCAAATGCAATGTTTTAAAAATAATGAGTCTGGCTGTGATAATTATAGACCTTTGCTCTGGTATAAAGATTCAGACAAGCTTGATTATGAAAATGATTATAACATTGAGCATAGTAAATGTTATACGGAGATTCATATGAATACACAAGAAAATATCGTGAATTTTGTAAAGAAAAACTAAGTTAAAGGAGAATGTATATGATTTTAGCATTATTTATAGGATTTTTTATGGTTGGCTTAATATTGTTTGTAATAGGATTTAAATATTGGAATCCAGAGAAGAACAAAGTATCAAAATTTATTTTTGAACATGATTCTTTCTTTCAAAATTTTGGTGCGGTTATGACGTTCATAAATGGAATGGCTATCTTTATTCTATCAATTAGCTTACTATGCTCGTATGCAAATGCAAAAGCGGAGAAAGAAGAGCTGAAAGAAGAATATAAAGCAATTACATATAAAATAAATAGTGATAGTTTTGGCTTATCTAATAAAGAAGTTGTGGATGAAGTCCAAGAATGGAACATGGCTCTCATACATTATCAAACAATGAGAAAAAATACTTTGGTTGGAGTATTATATCCAGATGTATATGGTGAACTGGATACGATAGAATATGAAAATCCTGAGACGCTAAAAGAGTAATTAAATTTCAGATAATATTGATAGGTCAAGTTTCAGGTAAATGGTGGTGGACGACCACTGTCAGGAAGCAAATTGCTGTAAAAAATATCTTGAAGAAGACCATCAAAACTATAGTGGTACATTCAAAAAATGATTACGACTTATACTACTGCGAAAATAAAACATATGCAAAATATAGAAAGGAAAATGATATGTCAATAAAAGATGATTTAGAAAAACGAATGAAAACTTTTTACGAACAAGTACCAAAAACGAAGCTTATGAGAAGGTGCCCAGTTGCTGTACGGATTGACGGAAAGTCATTCCGTACATTTACAAAGAATTTACAGAAACCATTTGACGAAGTGTTAATTAAAACGATGCAGGACACTATGAAGTATCTTTGTGAGAATATTCAAGGATGCGTCCTCGGATATACGCAATCAGATGAGATCACTTTGATTCTTGTAGACTACAAGAAACTAACTTCTTCGGCTTGGTTTAACTACGAGGTGCAGAAAATTTGCAGTATTGCAGCGAGCATGGCTACAATGGCTTTTAATAAATATTTCATTGAAAACTATTTGGATTACTATTTGGATTACTTGGTTAATTATGGGGATAGATATCATCCAAATTTTGAAGATAAAAAAGATGTAGAAAAATGGAGAAGAATATGCGGTGCGTATAGCAAAGCAGCAGAAAAAGTTGCTATGTTCGACGCTCGTTGTTTCAATATTCCGAAAGAGGAAGTAGCAAATCTTTTATATTGGAGGCAATGGTGTGCTTCTCGTAATTCAGTTCAAATGGTTGGACAAGCCAACTTTTCTCATAAAAAATTACAGAATAAAACATGCAGTGACATTCAGGATGTGCTAATGACTCAGAAAGGTATTAACTGGAATGAACTTCCTACACATCAAAAAAGAGGAAGTTGCTGTATTAAAACTTTGGAATCAGTAAGTGATAGCGAAGAAAACAAGAATGAAACCAGAAGACCTCATTGGATAATTGATACAGAAATTCCAATCTTTAGAGGGGAAGGTAGAGAGTACATTGATAAATTAGTTTATGTAGGAGAAGAATAAAGTGGCGAAAAAGAAAGGTTTTGGAGTAAGTCCTATCACAAATAGAATCTATTATGGAACTCAAGACATAGAAAAACATATGTGGACTGGACAAAAGACAGATGTTACTGATGACGCAATAGTAGCCGTCTATGAATGGTTCATGGGTAATATGGCGAATAACAATGAAGAATATTCGATCACATACCCATCAACGGAATTTGAATTAGTAATGAGAAGAAAGGAAATCAAAAAATGAATGATATGAAAACAACTAAAGGAAATACAAACTGGAAAGTATTCACTATTACAGCAGCCGGAGTACTGGCAGTTGTCTTAATGATATTTGTTTGGATTCAATCCATTCAAGGAAAAGCGATTGCATACGAGGAACAAGTAAATACAGCTCAATCAGATATTAAAGTTCAGGAAAAGAGGAGAATTGACTTGGTGTATAATCTTGCTGACTGTGTAAAGCAGTATGATAAACATGAGTCAGAAACACTAAAAGCTATCGTTGATGGCAGAGGATCAACTGGAGATATCGAAAATGTTTCAACAGCTATTACAGCAGTCACAGAATCATATCCGGAACTCAAGTCTGATAAAAATTATAAAACTCTTATGAATGAATTGTCTATAACAGAAAATCTTATAGCTGAATATCGCAGCAATTATAACAAGCAAGTAAAAGTTTATAAACGATATGTAAGAAATCCAATAAAAAAGATGTTTTTAAATTTAACTGGATACGAACAGCAGGAGTATCAATATCTTTCCTATGATGTATCTTCTGATGCACCACAAAATCTATTTGGAGAAGAGGAATAGTATATGTTAGATGGAGGTTTTAAGTTTGAAAGTTTTGAAATAACAAAGCGGGAAATTTTGGCAAGTGTCTCCATCGTAGCCGTTATGATTCTTATTGGTGTTCTGATTTCTTTTAAGATTTCGGAACACCAAGCAGATCAAAACGAGATATACAATAAGGCTGTCAAAATAGAAAGTCAGGAATTATTTCGATATGGAATGGACACTAATATAGGGAATGCTTTTGTATATGGAGAATTAAAAGTTATTGATCCAGTTACATATCCTGAAATTGGCGGAAAATATATGCGTGTTGAAAAAATCAAAGAAAAATATACGAAACATACCAGAACAGTAACTTATACAACAGGAAGCGGCAAAAATAAGAAAACTCATACAAAACAAGAAACTTACTGGACTTGGGATGAAGTCGATAGAGAAAGTATTCAGTGTAAGAAAATTTCATTTTGCGGAGTAAAATTCAAATCCAATAAAATTATATTTCCAAGTAGCAAGTATATTGAAACAATCAAAGAATCAAGGCGTATAAGATATAAATATTACGGCGTAAGTGAACAACACATAGGGACAATTTTTGCAGATTTGCGGAATAAGACAATTCCGGATAAGACACATTTTTACGAAGACATGAATATTGAGAAGACAGTCGATTATTTAGAATCTGGCGATATCTTGCTAATATTTTTCTGGTTTGTTTGGATAATTCTTATAGTTATAATAGTATTTATATTTTATTACGCAGATAATGAGTGGTTAAAATGAAAGGAAGATTATCATATGGGATGTCATACATACTTTAGCCGACCGATAACCGAAGAAGAATTTCAGAAAATGAAAGAATACGCACCAACGGAAATTTACGAACTTACCGGAGATCCCAACAAAAGCATCTACGATAAGCGATTATATGATGCTCTGATGAGTTCTTATACAGAGAACATTCCGTGTTTTGGGAATTATCAATGGTGGCATTTATGTTATGGAACTGGTAATTCTGATTTGAATGGTATAGATATCAGAGAAATAAATTGGAGCCTCTTTGTTGATGTGGAAGAATATTATGACTTATTTAGGGTCGAAGGATATTCAGAAAAAATAATCAGAAACCGAAAAGAATTGAGAAAATATCTTAGAAAGAGGTACTTCCAATTAACAAATGAACAATTAGAAAAGATATCTGAGTTCTTTAAAAGATACCCAGGTGGGGTGATTACCTTTGGATAAAGGCGGTGTGTAGGTGGGAAAAGCTAAAAGAAAACCAAAGCCTCAACCACCAAAATGGGTTTGGCTAGATTTGGATGGTTGTTGGTTATGTAAGAATAGAAGAAATTGTGGCAACTGCAAAGTATTAAAGAAGATTGTAGCAAATGAAAAGAGAAAGGAAAGAAAACATGACTTTAAACAAGATTGCTAAAAAGATTTTAAATATCGATTCAAATAATGTAGCAGATACCGAATATTTGAAGGAACTTGTGGAAAATTATCCAGAAGAGAAAGAACTGCTGATTGAGCCTTTGATGGATTATTTTATGTATGAAAAATTAGATTTATGTGGATGTGGCTCACCAGAGGTTTCATATGAAATTATAAGAAGATATCTTCATATTCGTAAAGATGCACATGATGGCAATCTTCCTTACGATGAAATCTGTGACAGATATATGTCAGACTTACATATTGATCGTTCTGATGAATTACAGTACGGGACGTTGCAATTCCTAATGTATAGCTTAGATTCGTGTGGGTTCACAGAACATGGTAGTAGTATTGGCGGATGCTGGCTCACAGAAAGCGGAGAGATGCTTATGATAGTTCTGGATGCCTGGCATGAATATAATAAGAAATAACTGTTTTCTTTGAGCTATTCTGCTCAAAATATTCCGAAATAACATAAAATTGACATCCGTATAAAAACAAAGGCGCACTCCGTCGTTGATTTCTACATCTATATAATCAAGGGGCATATCAAACTACGGCTGGATTCTCCTTTCCGCATAACTAAAAAGAGAGTTATTTATTGAGGATGTCATTTATGACAGATTCAATCCAAACTCTAAACTTTTTAGAAATACTCGCAATGACTAGGGAGCCAATGCTAATAGCAAACATTATAATTGTTACCCAATCAGCAATAGTTGATATATCCATGTTCGTCCTCCTTGCTTAAAAGAGAGCACGCCTTTCTTGAAATAATTGTAGTATATATTATTTGAAAAATCAAGAGATTTTAGAAAAAACGAAAGGAGAATTCAGTTTGTTTGACTATAACACTGAACGCACAAAATGTATAAAACGAATAACTATTATATGCGAGCGTGAAATAGAAGATAAGATTGGAAATATATCAACTGACACGATAGTCATAGAGTTAGACAATGTAAGAGATTATATCGTTAAACACGAAAGAAAAGAAATATGTATTAAATATGGTATCACTGATTATTCCGGATTTAGTACGGGTAAGAAGCAATATAATACAATCCTTGAAGAAATGGGAGAGAAAGAGAGACAACCAGTTATATGGACATAATTATAACTCATGAAGAATTCGGAAATATGCTAAAAGAATATAAGGAAGATCCAGCAAAATTTATAGAAGAGTGCATGGAAATAAAGCTTCTGCGATACCAGAGAGAATTTATAAATAAAATTATGGACGAAACGGAGGAACAAAGTTGTATAAACAAATTATTATAGCAAGAAAAGATTTAAATATGTCTCCAGGAAAATTAGCAGCACAAGTTAGCCATGCGTCAATGGCATTTTTGTCTGGGGACATTAAAAAACACAGTCTTCCTATCACAAAAGCTATGCTAAATGGATTATGGAAACAAGTAGAGCCGGGAGATGAGGAAATTATCGAAGTTTATAATGTAGCAATGTCTATAGATAAAGATTTATATGAACAATGGCTAGACGGCATTTTCACAAAATGCATCCTTGAAGCCAAGAATAAGAATAAGCTGTTGAAGGCAAAGAAGATGGCAGAGGATATGAGAATGAAAGAGAACGAAGACTTTTTCCTTATCAGAGACTGCTGTTTGACTGAACTGGAACCAGAAGATGAAGATGGAAGAACGCTGACATGTATTGGATTCAGACCTATGGATTCAGAAATTATAGATAAAATAGGAAAGAAATATCAACTTTACAAATAGGAGTAATATGCAAGTAAGAGTAGTAACAAAAAATGATGAAGGTAAGACATATTATAAAGTTTTGAGTTATAAAGATTTTGATGACTACAATGTTGTCATGGATATGCTTCATAAAATGAAACAAAATAGCATACCAATTGAAGTCAACAATAATAACATGGCAGATACGGATGGAGATAGGTACTACATAGAAGATATTTCGTTTGTTGTGCCAGGTGCAAACAGTGAACTTAATTCATATATTTCGGTATATGTTGAAGAGTAAGGGAGATTTTATATGAAAATTAAAAATATTAAAAATGTAGAAAAATTTTTTGAGGTAGTAGATAGCTGTGAAGGAAAGGTTGAGTTGGTCGGAGAAGATATTCGGCTGAATTTAAAGAGCAAACTGGCTCAATACTTCAGCATTGCGAAGATTTTTTCCGACGGAGAAATACCAGAACTGGAAGTAGTCGCATATAATCAGGAAGATATCAGCAAGCTGATAGCTTATATGATTGACAGATAATTTATTAATTTTACGGATAAGCACATCCGATTAAAGTAAGGAATATACTAAATATAAAAAAGGGATATAGGATATGAATTTAAAAACAGAAATTATTTCAGAGGATTTAAAAAAAGAGTTCCAGGAAGTGTACAAAAGAGGAATATACAAAGAACTCCATAAGAGAAACTTCTTATCAGATAAACAATTAAACGAATTACTTAAATCAAAATAAAAAGTAAGTTGTTCAGCACACCGTTTAGTGGTATAATAAATATCATTATTGCGGTGTGCTATTTTTTTTGGAGGTAGCACATGAAGAAATTAAAAGTAGCAGCATATGCGAGGGTATCAACAGACAAAGATGATCAAGCCAACTCATTAGAAAATCAGAAACAATATTTTCAATCTTATATATTGAACCACGAAGACTGGGATTTCGTAGACGTATACTTTGATGAAGGTATCAGTGGAACTCAAACTAAAAAACGTCTAGGATTTAATAAAATGATAGACGACGCAGAGAATGGTGACATAGATTTAATCATCACAAAAGAAGTATCTAGGTTTGCAAGAAATACAGTTGACACACTGTCTTATACTAGAAGATTAAAAGATTCTGGTATTGGTGTAATATTCACTCTTGACAATATTGATACAAGACAATCTGATGGGGAATTCCGTCTTACTATTATGGCTAGCATCGCTCAGGAAGAATCTCGAAAGACTTCCGAAAGAGTCAAATGGGGACAAAAAAGACAGATGGAAAAGGGTGTCGTATTTGGGCGAGACTTGCTTGGATACACTGTTAAGAACGGAGTCCTTTACATCAATGAAGAAGAGGTTCCTGTTGTAAGAGCTATTTTCCATAAGTATACGAATGAGGGAAAAGGAAGCCATACAATTGCTCGCGAGTTACTAGAAGAGGGAATGAAACCTAAACGCATTTCTTTGTGGTCTAATACGATTATATTAAAAGTGTTAAGAAATGAAAAATACGTGGGGGATTTACTTCAAAAGAAAACATATACGCCGAATTATCTTACCCATTCAAAGAAATATAATCATGGACAGGAAGAAATGATATATTTAAAAGACCATCATGAAGCGATCATAGATAGAGATCTGTGGAATCGCACCCAAGAAGAATTACGTCGCCGTTCTCCATCGGCTCAGCAAAAAGCAAAACATAGCAATCGCTATTGGTGCAGTGGAAAAATTTATTGTGCGGAATGCGGAAGTCTGTTTGTAGGAAGAACAAAGAGATGGAAGGATGGAAAGCAATATAAGTCATGGAAATGCAATGCATCAGTAAATTACATGCGAGCAAAACAAGATGAATATGGAAATCCAATAAAATGTCACAACAATTCCATCAATCAAAAAACGCTAAACTTTTGCATGAATTATTGTATTTCACTTATGCAAACAGAACAGGATTCTTTAAAAAAGGAGATTATCACAGAAATTTCAAAAGTCAAAGAACAATCTTCTTATGAAAGTAAAACAAAACACATTGAAGAAAAAATTAAACAAGTAGAAACCAAGAAAAGAAGATTGATTGACCTTGCACTGGATAATGTGATATCAGGGCAGGACTTAAAGACTCAAACAGCTTGGTATAACGAAGAAATCGAAAGTCTCCAATTACAATTAAATGAATCTTTGTCTGAAGACAAAAAGCATCAAGCACAGATTAGAGATATGGAGTCGTATGTGAATGAATTGGATAAAATTATGAGTATCAATTCAGCAGATAGCGAGCTTGTCTATAAAGAAATAGTAAAGCACATAGATGTTCATAACGATAAAATTCTTGATGTATGGTTGAAGCCATTACCGTTTGGTATTCAACTTAAAGTAAAAACAACCGGACGAAGAGACAATTATATGACGGAAATACTTGAATATTCGTATATTAAACCGGAAATTAAAGGTACCATATAGTTACCGATATAGG